ATGCATTGCGGGGCGTGGCCAATGGAAGGCGAATTCAGGAATCGTACCAAAGTGTTGAGTCCTTTGACAGTCGAATGGCAAGAGAAGAAAATCAGGAGAACAAGGGGTGGTCAAGATGCCAATGGTCGTGAGGGCATGGGGCGGTTGCTGCCACCCGTGACAGCATGATTCTCACTGTGAGGCTAGGTTTGGCCAAACGTGACTGAGACCAGCAAAGGCACATTTAAAAGAAAGATTCCTCGCACCCAAGAGCTATTCGAAAGCCTGGGTGAACACAATATGCGAATGTACTCGATCCGCTTTGCATTTTCTTGATATCATACTGAAATTTGAAAGAGTATCTCTCTTCATCATCATTAACGAAAATCCCCAAAAAACCAAACCATAGAAGTAAATCAATGGCATTTTCCATTTCATCAGTAGGAACTTTCGCATCAGCTAGCCTCTGGATAACCTCGTCTATCGATAAAACCGCTTTGCACCCAATAAAGCCATAAGGAATGTCAGCATAGTTTGGACTTATATCCTTCAGATCGGAAGTCAGATCCATCAACAAATTATTTGAATAGGTTTGTTCAGCCTTCAGGATGTCCTCTTGCGTTACTTTCTCGTGTCCCCTATTGACCGAAGTGCTTATACATTCTCGTGTGAAGCGAAGAACTTCCCTTGGCCTCATAAGCGTCCTGTCTAAGATATAAGAAAACGATTCCTCTCCACTTATATGGCTTTCAAAAAAATGGGGCCAAAGGACATCAAACGGCTGATCTAGTTCTGTGCTATGTACTATCCGTCTCCGGATGATTTCTTTAAAAACCTCAGGGTCGTTCCAATCCAACAAAACCGCTGTCTCTTTTCCTCTATCGGCAGGGTCCACGATTAAATGCTGATAGATATCGTTTCGGATGAAAACAATAGTGTGAAATTCCACCCTTCTTGCCTCGAACTGTCTTTGCAGTTTGCGAGTGGCTTCTAGTAGGCATCTCAATATCATGATGTCCTCTGGAATAGCGCGGCTAACTGGCCATCCTTTGTCGAGGTTGTCGAAAAGCAGCCATACATCCTCTTTCTTGCTTATCCTAAGGTATTCGCTTATAGCAGCACTGAGTGGCCCAATATCTTGTTTATAGACAAGCTGAGTAACGGATGGAGCATCTGCGATATTTGCTATATCCTTCCTTCGATCTAATATGTCGTCAACCAGTCTCAGTAGCCGTTCTGAGAAATCAGCTTCTTCGAGTCGAGTATTATAACTAAGAGCATTAAACACACTCTCGTAAGCTTGCTTGAGGAGGTGGTCCCTATATGCATAGCGTTCTTCTTCTTTTGCGATCTTGTGCGCAATCTCCATGAGTAGGACGTAATTCCAGAACGCAGTGAGGACGTGCTGACGAAACCCCGGTGATAATAGTTGTAAAATAGTCTCACGCAATTTGGTGAACTGGTGACCCTCGGGCATTAAGTCGAGGACCAAGTGGTCCCTGCTCGGCTTGTAAGCACTTCTTACACCATAAAAGATCGCTGTCTTACCCGCCCCCTTTCGCCCAACCACAAGCCTTGCATGTCCTCTCTTGGCTTCATTGTATTGGCCCGTTGGAACAAAGTAGGTCCGAAGTGCCCCAATTTCGTTTTCAGCTGCCAAGTCCCCAAGGTCGATCTTCTCGAGTTGGCGGAGAGGAAGTGCTGTTGCAATGAATCGTTTTTCTTGGAGCATTTCAACTACCGCCCTTATAAGCGGGATAAGGAGATCCGGTATGTTGGCAGCTCTATTGTAAGGTTTAACGACGTCTCTATAGTCAATAGGTTGCTTAACTTCAGTCTCTTGCAGCATCAACGTAAATCTTCCAGCAGCCATCGACATTCCCGCGAGAAACGCACACCTGGAATTGTGAGCGGGAGCCCCTACCCTATCAGGGGCGACTAAATGAGCAATCATTCCGTACGACGAACAGACCTGCCTGAAAGCTTCATGCAAGGATAGGCGCGATGTTTCCCTTGGATCGAATGTTCGAAAGCGTAGGCCTGATTTCTTCAACGCAGACATTAGCTTTATCATTCCTTCGCTTTGGATGTAACTTTTCACCAGATAAAGAGGGACCTCAGTATTGAGACTCGGATGGTGATGGAAAATTGGCGTATCCCCAATTCGTTTGGCTATATCTTGCGCCAGAGACGTTGAATTCTGGAAATCAATATATCCCAATGTATCGAGCAGCCCAAGCTCATCGAATACTTTTAAATCACGGATGTAGCTTGTATCTCTGATAGGAATCACTGGTTGACCAAGACCAAGGGCATAGCCAATCTCAAAGAGAAGGTTAAAATTAAGGGTAGTCACGTCCGCCACCACAAGCTTTGTAAAGCGAAGTGCCTTACAAATTCTACAGAAAATGATTTGACCAGAAATGCCTAAGTCTTTCCATGAAAGCCACTGCTTGCCTTCGGTCGTTGATCGAAGTTTAGAAATAGATTCTTCAATAGTGCTAGCAATGATCTCTGGATCAGCCGGGTAAAGAAATAAGCCGTCAGATGTGGGAGGATCATTAAAGTTTTGATCGCAAGCCGTGCTCGCGTACTCACAGTACTCAGGTGGCTCAGTAATCGTAGGTCTAGCAGAGTCGTTGTTCTTACCCATCTTGGCACCTCCTGACAGATTGTAAATTCGGAATCTTTCCATTCCTTTGGAAAGCATCCTTTCTTCAGTATCGAAACTGGGTCCATCTGGTGAACCTCACATGTAGCAGAAGGCTTGTATTGGGATAACGCTGTGTCGAGCCGCAAACGAGTTCAAAAAAAAGGTTGAATCATCGCGATAATCCATAAGTAGCTCGATTTTCTTGTGTCATCTGATCGACCAGTTTATCCGCTGAAATGCTTCCCATAGGGGGTAAATTTAGAATTCCGCCGACTCGGGGTTCCGTACACGTCCTACATTAATCATACTACACTTATTCTCATCTTGAAACCATTGAACTGCAAATCCCCCCAAAAATGGTAGGCGGCTCGTAAAAACGATAACCAATTGAAATATCGTAGGTTTTCTCTTGACATTCGTGTCTCACGTGTTACATTTATAATAACCACAAAACATAAAACACAGAGGGACGAGATGAGGACAAACTGGGAGATCAGAGAAGAAATCGAGAAGGCTTTCGGTGAATATCTCGGAAAAGCCCAGTTGAAGAAGTTGCCGGCGAGGCTGTATGTCGAAGCCTGGCTTGATGAGAAGAAAGAATTTGGGCCGTGGGGTGAAGCCGGAGTCGGTGAAGATGAGGATGATGGGCCCGAGTATTTCGTGCGGATTTCCTTGAACAAGATGGTGAAGGAGCCGGAGGAGATAGAGGAGACTGTGGCACATGAGATGGCGCATTTGGTTTCGTACGAGCGAGGCGGAGCAGGCCACGATCGGTTGTGGGCGACGACGTTGAAGGGTTGGGGATTTGAGCCGAAGGTGCGTAAGGCATTGGATTTAAGGGCGATTCAGGTTTGGGCGAGGAAGTAGGGCATGAAGACAGAGTTGGTTTGCAGGCATGGAAGGTGCCGGAAACACAGGAGGGAAGATTGAAATGTTGGTTGGTGAGATCAAAGAGAAGCTTAGGAAAATTGAAGAAGCGGTTGATGAGATTGCTAAGATTGTCGATGGCGATGATGTAGCCAGGGCAAGAAAAGCAAGAGAGTCCTTGCTTGCTCTCAGCGTCGATTTATCAAATGCGGCTGTCAATGTGTTTTGGGTGAAGGGAGAAAGAATTTAGATGCGAGGGCTGATTACCAAAAGAGATTGGTGGGAAGTGGCCCGGGTGTTTGGATGGAGGAAGGCGCTGAAGCTTCTGTTTGCCAGACAGAGGACAGCGCTTTTGTTGTTAATGGGGTAGGAGAACAGGAGGCAAAAGATGGATGCTTATTCAGAAGTAAGAAGTCGAGTTGGAGATCGTAGTCTCGATGAAATCGATCTTGCTAAAATTGTTCGGGAAGTGAACATAGATCTTCATGTGGATGTCGATGTTGATTTTAGCTTGGTCAGCTCGATCAGGAGTTTTTTGGAGAGAGAAAGGAAGTGCCAGGCTGTTGCCGAGGCCCTGAACGAGAGGCTTGACGAAGGCGGGTTTCTGGTTGCGACGGATGGCTACGGATACCGGCCAGTGAACAGAGAGAGGTCGGTATGGGCTGCGAACGACGGTTCGGTTGTGAGGGGATCGGTTATGGAGATCATGCAGCGGTATCTTGTCACGAGGAGACAATTCGAGGAATTGATGGAGCGGTCCAGCGCTGAGGAGATCGCGGACCGGCTTGTCGATTTTGGGTCGTACTATTGGAAGCAGCCTGATGAGGCTATATGAACCGATCTGAGGCAGAAAAAAGGAGGAAGGAGAAATGATATACTATGACGACAACTTTGGAGTGTATGATATTGAGAGCGAAGAGGACGTTGAGTTCTATTTCCGTAATCAAAAGCGTTCTGTGTGGAAGAAGTGTTTGATTTGCGGCGAGCGCGTGAAGCTGCTGCCGCAATACGACAAGTGCGATCGGTGTTGTCGCATTATTGAGTCTGGCGGCGATCCGTATTGAATGAGAGGCGATTGTCGTGGGAGTAGTGTGATGGAGCATTTCAAAGATTGCGTGGAAGCGCAGAAAAGGTATGAAGATGCGGTCGAGGCGTACAGGAAAAAATGGCCTGACCACTGTAAGAACTGCGGAGGCTGGGGCGGTTTCTACGGCGAGTATGATCCTAGCCCGGCTGGTGTGTCGCTGAGTCCAGGGCACATGACCGAGTTTGATCCCTGCCCGGAGTGTATGGAAGAGGGGATTTGCCCGAGATGCGGAGAAAAGGTATGGGATTGGAATGAGGTTGCTGAAGATGCGCAGGGGCCCTGTTCCAATTGTGGTTGGACAGAGGGCGAGGACGAAGGGCTGCCGGAGGCTCCTGAGTGCTGGTGTGAGTGCGGGAAATCCGAGCTGGAAGAGAGTCTTTTCGATTAAGGAACTGAAAGGAGGAGCGTAGCAATGGCTAAGTATTCGGTTTTATTGCTGTACCCGGATTACATTGCGGACGGAGTTGAGACCTACTATGAGTGGACGGAAGTGGAGAGCGTGGAGGAAGGGATCAGGAACGTCCAGAGAATGGCAGTGGCAGCGAACCCTGATTATGATGTAAAGGATCTGGACGATTTCATGGCTCTGTTCGTGGCAAAAGGCCACATAGAAGCTGAATTTCATCCGAACGGGTGAAGCAAGAAAGGAGCGAAAAGATGGCTAAGACTGACGTTGTGGTGAAGTTGATAGGAGAGGACGGAAATGCTTTTGCGATCCTGGGTAAGGTTGAGAAAGCTTTGAAGAGAGCAGGGTATCCGGAGCTTGCAGAGGAGTATTTCCAAAAGGCGACGGCGGGTGATTACGATCATCTGCTGAGGACGACGATGGAGTATGTCGAAGTCGAATAAAAACGAGCGCCGGTAGTTTTTTCGTGTAAATTCACTACCGGTAGTATAGAAATCAAATGGAGGCGACAGATGAGCATGGTATTCAAGGCGTATTACAGCAAGAATCCGGCCGAATCGCTGTTGGGGTTACAGAAGATTTCGGTGCCTGAAATCAATGAGACACACGTGCTGGTTTGCTCTGTTCATGCGGAGCATGAAGACGATGCGTTTCGGAAGATGCAGGGCGAGGTGTGGAGTCCGAACGGCGAGATGAGGCCGCTAATTGAAGCCTTGGGGTTGAAGCATACGAGCATGTCGGTCGGTGACGTTCTGTATGACGAGGAGAGCGACCGATGGCTGAAGTGCATGCCTGTGGGGTGGGAGGAGATGAGATGAAGAAGGTAGGAGGAGGTGTCTATTTTCGATTGTACAAGAGCCGTGCGGATAGAGCCAGGGCTGTGGCGGCGCTGAAGGAGCGCGGAAGAAATTATTTCGTGGGTTTTCAAGATGCAGATCAGGAGTGCCCGTTTGGCCTGAGTTTTGGGTACGCAAAATGGATGGACGTGGATCAGATCTACAGGAAGCGCTGTTGATATTCGAATGGCCCGTAAAACAGGGCTAAGGAGGAAGCGCATGGCGACTGAGGAATTCAAGGAACGTTTTTTCAAGACCGTGGGGGAAGCGTATGGGGATTCGTTCCCGGAGTCTTACGAGGAAGCGAAAAGGCATGTGGCGGGAGATACTTTGGCTGATTTCATCTGCAGCGAATTGGTGGACGGCATCGATTGGGATGAGTGCGATGAGAGACAGATTGCGGAAAGGGCGACTGAGTTGATGCGGAGAGCACAGGCAGATATCGAATTCGTGATCATTGCGCTGGAGAGCTTGCAGAAAAACGCATAAGACATTGATTTCTCAATGAATTTTTCTTGACATCTGCGCTCTATGTGTTACATTTATTATAAGCATAAAACATAAAACACAGGAGAAAGAGATGTCGAGAATAACCGATAAGCAGAGGACGAAAGCGAACAGGGCGCTGCAGGGCGTCCTGAAGAAAACCTTCTTTGATGGAGTCCCGATGGAGTCCATTAAGGAAGCCCTGAGGAGCGGGGGGCTTGCCGTTCTTCAGGAAGATCGGACGGAGTGGGTCGGGTTTTTCATTGGGGATGGCGCGTTTGAGACGTTCGATCTTGGCCTGGAAGAGAGCAAGACAGAGGAGGGGCAGTACGAAGTCGTTGGCAATTCGCAACTGTGTCTGAGCTGGTATCACCTGGATTCCAGGGGCGGCGAGGTTGAGGTTGTAGGATACGTTAGCTGAGGGCAGCGAGGAGGCGATGGAAATGAGGCAAGTGGGAATACCGGGCGAGTATTTCCTGAAAATGGCGAAGCATGATTACTCCAGTTACAGGGTGGCTTTGCCGAGAGAGTTTTATCAAAATTCGATAGACGCGGGTGCCACGCGGATTGATGTCTGCTGGGATGTGGAGAAGCGGATGATCGAGGTTGTGGATGACGGCTGCGGCATGGATAAGGACACGATTGAAAACAAGCTGCTGGTCCTGGGAGGCAGCAAGAAGGCAGAAGGCTCCGTTGGCGCTTTTGGAAAGGCCAAGGAGCTTTTGTTTTTTTCATGGGCCCGGTACGAAATCGACACCCTGGAATGGAAGGTGAGGGGTAGCGGCGCGGAGTATTCGGTAAGCAAGAATGGACAGAGGGTCAACGGGACGAGAGTGAGGATTTTCATTCAGCCGGAAGAGAAATTCGAGTGGTTAGTCGATACCTTTTTGGGTGTTGCGAGCAGGATGGAGACCCGGACGAAGATTTATGTCAACGGGCAGCGGGTGCAGTGCGAGAAATACAAGGGTACGCTTAAGAAGGAGGATGCCTGGTGCTCGATTTACCAGACGAAGTGCCGCGAGAGCGCATATATGTCGGTGCGAATCCATGGCATCTGGATGTTCGATATGTATGTGGGTTCCGGGCATGGTGAATTGGTAGCGGAGCTGAAGCGCAGTTCGCTTGATGCTCTGACATCGAATAGAGATGGATTCAAGTCGGACTGGAGGCAGGCGGCGGAGCGGTTGGTTGCCGATTTGCTGATTAACCCGAATTCGGCTTTGAAGAATAGGTCCCAGGATGTGTACGAGAAGATTTCAGGCTCTGGCAAGGTTAAGGTGAGCGGTGAGAAGGCGCGGGAAATATTGACTGAGGTGTCTGATCGGTGGCGCATAGGTGAAAATGTGATTTTGCTGCTTGCAGCAAGGCTAAAGGGAGAGGGTGTCGTAGCTGCCGATGAACGGGCGTACACGATGGCGCGACAGATGAAGGGGGACGGGTTGTTCAAGTTCGAAGATCGACTGAGGTTTATCGGATACCAGCCGGATTTCATTGTCAAGTACGACAAGGCGCCGGCGAGGGTAAGTCGGTTTATGGAGACCGACAGAGCAAAGGTGTTGGCGAAGTTGTGGACCGAAACAGTGAAGCAGGTGTTGCTCGACAATGAGATGTACCTGGAGTTCACGGCAGGATTTACGTTTGTCACGGATGAGGAAGCGGAATTCGTCAGGCATGGTGAGGAGATCTATTTCCTTTTGAATCCGATGAACGTCGGCGGTTTATCAAGGCGCTGGATTTTGATCGAGGAGCTGAAGGACCGGGCGATTCATGAAATTGCGCATTGCAGAGCGCCCGAGCATGATGAGACGTTCGTAAATGAGATGGCGCGGTTGAGGCGTAATACACGAGAGACCCGGAGTGAATATTCGAAGATTTCGAGGATAAGCTAGGGAAAAGAAAGGAGCATAGGAAATGGGTCTGTTCGGATGGGATTTACCACCAGGAGTAACGATGCGGGACATCGATCCGCCTGAGCTACCGTGCGAGATCTGTGGGGAGTTTGTCGATAATTGCATCTGCCCTGAGTGCTCGGTTTGTGGAGGAGTAGGAGACCCTTTGTGCTATGAGAAGCACGGCCTGGTCAGGAGCAAGCAGCAGATCGAAAATCTGACGAAACGCGAGGCGGAGTGGGCGGCTGAGGCAAGAGAGGAAGAGAAATACTGGGATGCACGTTTCAGAGAATGGAAAGAAGGAGAAAAGAAGGGGGACGCAGAGTGAAACTGATGAAATTGAAATTAAAGGAACTTCCCCTGTTAGGCTATGTCAATCCTCCGTACAAGCAAAGACGTATGACTGACGAGGAGATGAAGAGGAAAGATATCGACCCAGGCAAGCTTTACATGGTCCGGTATGATGGGATCTGGTTGTTGGGGAGATTTACAATGACGTGGTACGGGTGGGTTTTCGATCCTAACCTGGGATCGCTGAGCCCGCAGGTGAATGATCTTGAAGCTATTTTCGAGGTGGAGGGGCTGGAGCAGAAAGTTCATGGTTCGACTGCAATGTTCATAGCCGGGTACTTAAAGGAGGAAAGAGAATGCGAGGAAAGCCTCGAAGACGAGGAGGATTAGCTGCAAACCGATTGCAGAAGGGGTTTTTAAGATGGAATGGACGCGAGAGCAAATCCTGGCGAGGGTGACGACAGATCGGAGATGGCGTCATAAAGCCTTGCTTGCGTTGTACGAGCGTCAGACCGCGGATGAGCAGATGTCTGAGGAAGCGAAGTACAGGAACAGACAAGGCTTTAACTGTGTAGATGCGGAGATTCTGTCGAGTTTTGCGAAGCAGTTGAAGGCCAGAGGCCAGTTGAGCGAGAAGCAGGACGCGATATTGAAGAAGCGGATCAGGGAATATGGAAGCCAGCTTGCCAAGATCGCGAATGGTGAATTGTAAAGGAGGTGCTGCGTAATGTGCAAAGGGGATGTTTATTCGCCAAAAATCAGGGAAAACCTGATCCCCGTTCTTTACCGGCTTGCCAAGGTTAAAAAAATCCCGATGACAGTGCTCGTCAATGAAATCATTGAGGATTACTTGACCCGGATGGACTTGGGGCTCAAAGAAATGGGGGCCCGGGAGGCCAAAAAAAATCGACCGGTGGATGAGAGCTTTGGGAATCGCCAAGGCGATGTTCGAGGAAGAGTGGTATCACACCGATTACCTCGAAGAAATCGAGTCCTTTATCAAGGAGAACGGGAGTGTTTGAGTTGGCTGAGGATGGCGAAATAAGGATTGGTAGCGGGTGGAAAGGTGATCCGCACAGAAGGTTGTGGTGTGCGGTACTGGTTGTGGCGATTCAGGATGCTTTGGGCCGGGGAGGTAAGTCAGATCCTGAACGGTATTACGAGAGATGCCGAATTAGAGACGAGGCCTTGGCGTGGTTTGAGCGGAACGGGAAAAGTATCGGTTCGTTTCAGTGGGTGTGTGACATCCTGGGGCTTGATGCAGGAGAGATACGGCGGAAACTGAAGATGGCGGTAGGTGGAAAAGATTTGGGGGATGAGATGGCGAAGCTGATTGTCGGGTACAGGAGAAGGCATAAGTTAAGCCGGGAAGAGTTCGCAGAGAAGGTGGGCTGCTCGGGATACGCGGTTGGTTGTTTAGAAAGGGGTTTTATCGGCGGGTATAGGAGCTTGGGATTGGCCCTGCGGATCCGGAGGATGATCAGAGAGGAGAGGTAGAGGATGGACGATGGTTATCGAACGCTTTGCATCGGCCGCAGAAACGTGAAAGTGGGGGATTGTTTAGATTTGAATAATAATGAAATGGTCTGGGCGTGTTCTGTGTGTGGGCATGTGAATCTGGACGTGCTGGACGGGGATGTGAGCTGCGAGAGATGCGGTGAGTTTTTCTACGATGATTCAGAAGAGCACGATCCGGAGAAGTGCGGATGTGAGTATAGGGGCATGGCTATGTGGTCGTGCGGCCATGTGGATGGGGAGAGTGAAACCTAAAAAGAAGGGAGATGAAGGTTATGGGGTATGTATTGATGTTTGGCTGTTGCATTAACTGCGGTCGGCAGTTCATTTTCAATCCGAACAAGGTGCCGTCCGTGAGGGTGAACGGGGTCAGGGAGCCTGTGTGCAGGAGCTGCGTTGAGTGGGCGAATGGTGAGAGAAAGAAGAAGGGGCTGGAGCTTTTTACCATTCCCCCGGACGCATACGAGGCGTGCAGGGAGGAAGAATTGGCATAGGAGAGGATAAGAGTCATGCCATATGGATGGGTAGAGCCAGAGAAGTTTATGGAATACAAGGGCGTGGAGGTGTATCACTGCTACAAGGACGATGATATCGAGTGGCCGTTGCAGTATTGGTACACGACAGACAATTGCGGGGTGGAAGTGGATGATAATTTCAGGTTCGATGTTCGAGAGATTGAATCGGAGCTTGAAAAGAAAGGGTTTCTTCCTGACGAGATCGTGGTGGAAGAGGACGACGAAAACGAGCATGCACCTATCATCCGCTGCGCCATTGATCACGGCATGATCAAGGTGCCGGGAGAGTAAAGAAGGAGGTGAGCTGATGTCTGATGTGCTTCAAAGAGCCAGAATACGGCAAATAGCCGATGCTGTTTCGAAATATTTAGGAGAAGGATGGATGTTACGGGACATGGAAGGTTTTTCGGGAGTGCATTTGAGAAAATTCGGAACAGCAGAGGAGTTGTATTTCAAGGCTGATTGGAGAAATTCTGACCGGCTGGTTATTTCAGGATCTTTTGGGGACGGGCTGAGCACGTATTTCCCAATCCATAGGGAGAAAACAGAGATTACGGTTGCGATAGACAAAGAGCCTGAGAAGATCGCCAGGGAGATCAAACGCCGGTTGATGCCGGTTTATTTGAAGGTGCTGAAGTTCTGTATGGAGCATAAGGCAAAAGACGATGAATATAAGAAGAAGAGGAATCGGACGCTCCGGAGGCTCGCTGAGGTTATTGGTGGCGATGCTGGGATGAGTTCTGATAGCTGTGTGACGGCTTATGATCCGATGGAAGTAACTGCCGAGTACCGGGGAGATGGAGAAGTCAAGCTGAGCATGAGGCTGGGAGTCGAGAAAGCGGTGAGGGTGATCGAGGTTTTAAAGAGTATGGAGAACTGAAAAATTTTTCACTTGATATATGTGTTTTCTGTGAAACAATAAACATAAAACACATGATAATGCAGGGGAGCAGAAAGTGGACGAGCTTCGAATTGTTGTGAGGGAAACGTTAGAGAGCATAAAGGGAATTCGAGCGGAGAAAGGGTTTCTCAAGTCGGAGTGGTGCATGTGCGCAGATGGAGGGGAGTTTTTCTGCTATCCCGAGGATGGTGTGTGTAGTTGCGGGATATACAAGCATCATGTTCACTGCAAGAAGTGCGGTGGAGTTATGCAGATCGGGTAAGGAGGTGCTGCATGAAAATTGAGCGTGTTGCTTTCGATATTGAAACGTTTGGTACGACAAAGCCGTCGCTGGCTGTGCTGCAGGATAGCCTGGATTACCGGGATCAACACCGGCTGGCGGTGGTTCAGGTCGATGTTGGCGACATAAGATGCGGGTTTTTCGTGATCGATGCGGATGCAGGGGTTGCTGTGTTTACCGGAGATGGCTTCCGACATGATTACGGCGGCGAGGGCGGTGCCGGGTATCGGAAAGCCCAGGAACTTTGCGAGTCGCGTGGGCTGAGGATTTTCAATTTCGGTCAGGTTAGTGATCTGGAGCTGTTGTACCCGCTTGCTGCGAAAAATAAGACGGATGAAATCAAAACGCTTTTGTCCCAGGTAGTGAAGCGAATCGTGAAATCGTTCAGGCTAAACATGTCTGATTGCAGGGCGCCGGCCAAGGCGTAGAGAGGAGACCGGGGTGAAGGGAGATAAGGTTTTGCTTGGAGAGGTGGAAGGCACGTTCATGGACCGGAACTGCGTATTGGAATTCCAGGGAAGGGAGTTTGAGTCCGGGGGCGCTTTCATCGGACAAAACAAGCAAGGGAAACTGGGCGGGGTCATGTATGTCTGTGAGAAAGAAAAGGCGGTAATGAACTGGCACGGCACGATAAAGATCCCGGCGCGGTTTGGAAGAGTGTGGAAGTCAAACATGGGGGATCGGAGGCGCGCCGTGTATTTTCAATACGCTGGGAGAAGGTTTTTTGGAATGTGGAGCAACATGGATTTCAATATGAGCGTCAGGGTGAGACAAGTGAAATGAGCGTTTACTGCGAGTCGGGTGGATTCAAAGCATACGTCGATGGCTGGCTGGCAGAGTATAGCGAGCTTTACTGCGTCTCGCTATTCGGGAACGTGGGCGCAGTAAAGGCGGTGAGCGCGAGGTTTTTGAGCGGTGAGGATATCCAGATAGCCCATGGCGGGGTGTCGGTTCATTTCTGGAGAAAGCGTGGCTTCAAGGGTAGCGGGGGGATGGGGAAGTACAGGATGATGACCAAGAGATTGCCCTCCGGATTGCTGAGCATGGTTGTTGTGCTTGAGGCGGCGTTGTTTTCGGAAGAGCAGGAGTTCGTGATTATCAACCGGGATATCGAGAATCCTGTGCATCTGTTGTTCGGGAATTTGGTGTGTCGATCGGAGATTCCTCTGCATCAGAAGTGGTCGTTTTGGCTGTGGGACGAGTTTATGAAGAACGGCTGGATGACGCGGCTGGAAGGCTACAGGATGGTCGGCTACAAGGTGAGGCTTGATAACGAGGAATTGGCCGAGCTGGTTTCGGAAGGGATTAAGAGCGGGAGGATACCTGGAGTAGAGGTAGAGGAATCAAAATGAAGCGATTTTGGGATAAGGTTGAAAAATCGGATGATGCTGACGGCTGTTGGTTGTGGAAAGCCAATAGAGATGCAAAAGGATATGGACTGTTTTGGTTAAATCGGAAGTATGTGAGGGCGCACCGTGTAGCATGGAGTTTAAGGTACGGCGCAATAGGTGTGGAGAAAATATTATATCATACTTGTGAAAATTATCATTGCGTTAATCCAGATCATCTTTGCCTAGAAAAGCAACAAAAGCCTTTTTGGGACAATGTGATAAAAAGAAACAATGGCTGTTGGGAATGGCAAGGAGGTTGTAATGATAAAGGTTATGGATGTTGTCAATACAAGGGAAGACAGAGGTACGCTCACAGGGTCGCGTGGTTGTTAATGTATGGCAAAATTGCAGAGGGAATGTTTGTGTTGCATAAGTGTGATAATCCATTGTGTGTGAATGTTGAGCATTTGTTTTTGGGAACACATTCAGATAACATGAAAGATATGGCGATAAAGGGAAGAGGAGCGAGGCCAGGAGCGAAACTTAACTCGAAGGAAGTGAGTGAGATTAGGGCAAGGTATAAAAACAGAATAGGGTTAAAGAAATTGGCGTGTGAGTACATGGTAAGTCCGTCCACAATCTGGAGAATAGTACGTAAAAAGACCTGGAGACATGTTTAATGGCACGACTGGCAAGCCAAAGTAAAGCAGGTTATTACGCTACGCCGACCGACGTAGCGGATATGATCTGTAGCTTTCTGAAAGCCGAGGAGCTGGGGGCGAGAGTGTTGGATCCGTGCTGTGGAACCGGTGCAGCTATAGTAAGGGCTACAGACGGATTGCAGGCAAGGTTATTCGGAGTGGAGCTTGAGAAGGAGAGGGCTGAGGCAGCAAAGGAGGTGCTTGAGCAGGCAGTGAAGGGAGACTTGTTCCGGGTGCGGAGCAAGAAAGGCGCTTACAGCTTGTTGTTCGTCAATCCGCCTTATGATTACAGTGATGGAGAGAGGGTGCGGTTGGAGCATAAGTTCCTGGTTGAAAGCAGTCCTTACCTAAGACCTGGTGGCGTGCTGGTTTATATCGTCTCGAAGAGCACGATTTCCAAGCGGACGGCCCGGTATCTGGCTTCCCAGTACGAGAAGTTCCTGGTCTATAAGTTCCCGGGTGACAGTTACGAGCGATTCAAACAGGTTGTGTTGTTTGCGGTGAAAAAGACGGAATCGCATCTGGATGAGGGAGCCGAAGTCAAGCTGAGAAGCGTGCCATATGCGGAGCTGAAAGAACTGGAGTACAAGACAGATCCTGTTTATGTGGTTCCCGGGAACCTGGTGGACGAGAAGTCGTTTTACCTGAGGAGCCTGGAGATCGATTTTGACGAGGTGCTGAAGGAGGTAGACGAGTTCGGTGTATGGAAGCATGTTGAGGATCTGATGGAGCCCCCGGAGACGAAGGTGAAGGGCAAGATCCTGATGCCGCTTCGGAAAGGGCATCTTGCCATTTTGGTGGCGTGTGGGTTGTGCGATAGCGTGCTGAGAAAGAACGGCAGGAGGCTTCTGATCAAGGGTGTGGTGAGGAAGGAGCCGGTGACAAAGACCGAGTATGCAAATAAGACGGTGATCGAGACGACGACGGATACGATTAAGATTGGAATAAAAGCGGTCGATTTGGATACCGGAGTTTTTATGAACGTTGAGTGAGAAGGAGGAAGCAAAGATGGGGGCTGATTTTATGTGCACCGCTCTGCCTTGGTGTAATCCGAGTAGGGATCGAATGATTGAGCTGGTCTGGGCGGTGGAAGAGAAGGCATTTGGAGAGGAACCATATTTTGGTGGTTGGTTTGGATATGATGCTGAAGATCAAGATCCGCAGGTGTGCAAGGAGATTATGATAGCGGCTATAGAGGCGTATTGGTACCTGGATGCTCGAAGAGACGTGAGTTATTTGTATCTGGATGATGTTTGGTATTTGGTTACAGGAGGAATGAGCTGGGGGGATGTTCCGACTGAGGCATACGAGGAATTCGAGAAACTGGAAGACCTATGGCCGTTACTGGAAAAGTTTGCGAAGAAAGACCGAGAGGTGATGAGGAAGAGGCTGAGGGATGAAGACGCTGAACGACGTTTTATCAATCGGGATATGGATGAATCCGGGGAAGCACGGGTATGAAGAGTGCCCGAACTGTGGGACCTCGGGAGTGGTTGAGGACGAGATTTGCCCGAAGTGTAAAGGCCAAGGGCTGATCAAGAAGGGAGAGGGAAGCGATGAATCGTTCGGAGAAGTACATTCTCAAGTTGGCGCTTGAGCATGTAGAGGCCGCTGGACGCGATTTAGAAGTTCTTTTAAATCCGGACATGCCGCGGAGTTTTGCCGAAGATGCTCTGGCAGAAATCGCCGTTGCCGGGAAGCATTTGAAGTATGTTATGGAATCTAAGAGTGCTGACCAGGAGGGCGACGATGAACGAAAAGGGGAGTATGATAAAGGCAAGATAGGAGGTTGAGATGCCGTATTGCATAGTGAAGACGCGTGATGATGATGAATGGAATCTTTGGGCTGAGTTCGGAGTATTTGAGATTGACAAAAGGCTGGTGGAAAAGCTGGAAGGATATGATTGGATTGTAAAAGAGCTGAGGACATCGAAGCAGGATTTGTGGTGTGCGGAGTTCTGGGATTGTTCGGTGATGTATTTCAAATATCCTTGCAGTCCGTGGGTTGACGATGAGGATCTTGAATCTGTTTTCGAGAAATTGCGCGAGGAAACAGAAACGTCTGGTCATGTGTTCGTGGATGAATTGCCCGAGCCGCTCAAGGATTATTTGGGGAACGATAGAAGCCTGATGGATAGCGAGTGCGATGTGATAAGGCTTTTTGGTTCTTGGCCCGGAGAAATCGAGTGGCGGTGTTATGTGAAGCACACGTCAATCAAAGTATGTACAGAGATTTTGAAGATTGAGGAATTGAAGGAGGCTTTAGATGGAAAGGGCGTACGAGTTAACGGAGGAACAGAAGGAAAAGTACCTGCGGTCGCCTGATCACTGTCCGGTCTGTCAGAGCGATGATATTGAGGGTGGTTTTGTAGAGGTCGATTGTGGAGGAGCCTGGCAGAATATTCATTGCATTGAGTGTGGAGCAAGGTGGGCTGATCTTTATATGTTGGACGCGATTGTGGACGTCCATGTGGAGGTGAGGGAGGGGCAAGATGTGGAACGAGCCGACGAGAGAACAGCTGGGGCAGATTCCCAAACTGTACAAGACGGAGAAAGTGCCGGTTGAAGAGAAGATGGTGTATCTTCATTTTTTTCTGCTCGGATGCGACTGGTATGTCGTGGAGTACGACGGTGATGATCTGTTCTTTGGCTTCGCGATTCTCAACGCGGATTACCTGAACGCGGAATGGGGATATGTTTCATTCGAGGAGTTGAAGGAGTTGAAAGTGTTTGGTGCTTTCGAAGTGGAAACCGATAAACACTGGAAGGTGCGAAAGGCAAAAGAGGTCGATAAGATCCGTGAAGCCCAGGGATGGAGATCGATAGATGAGCGTAGAGAGGACGCGATCGGAGATTTTTGGTGATGGATGTCGAGACAAGGTTCTGGAGTAAAGTGAAGAAGCCTGTCGATCCTGATGGATGTTGGGAGTGGACAGGTTGTCGACTTGCTGCAGGTTATGGGCAATTTCGTTATAAGGGGAAAACGTCGCTTGCACATCGCGTTGCGTGGGAATTGATGTGCGGGCGAATTCCAAGCGATGTTTTTATAGTGCAAATATGTGAGAACAGACGGTGCGTTAATGTTAAACATTTGAAAATTGTCGAAAAGAAGAACATTGAACAGCGTTTTTGGGAGAAGGTAAAGAAAACAAAGGGTTGCTGGGAATGGGCGGGTTCTTGTATGAGGTTGGGGTATGGAATGTTCAGATTAGATGGATTGTGGCAACCAGCTCATCGTGTGGCATGGAAATTAGTGAATGGTGAAATACCAGAAGGATTAGATATCTTACATAAGTGTGATAACAGGAAGTGCGTGAATCCAAATCATTTGTCTATCGGAACACAGAATGACAATATGTACGATATGGTCAAGAAAGGGAGGCAGTGGAAGAAATTGCTGGATTTTCAAGTCGCTGAGATCAGAAAAAGGCATGAAGAGCAAGATGAGTCAGTTCAGATGTTAGCGAATGAATATGGTGTGTCGATTCGGTTGGTTCGTGGAATAGTAAAGAGGGAATTTCGAAAGCATGTTAGGTGAACAATGGAAGAGGTAAATGTAGGTTTAACTGAGTTTTTGGATAATTACAAAGAGGAAATAGCTGCGTCTGTTGTTGAGAATTATCCTCCAGTGTATAAATTTGAATACAGGCGTAAATATGTGGAGGCGATAACAAAGCTGAAAAGACGTCCGTACTTGGCGCAGCTGGATGGCATTTGTGCGCTGGCGGAGCTTTTTTCAAAGGAGGATTCCGGTGTCGTGGTGGGTGAGATGGGCGTCGGGAAAACGATCGTGGCGATTATAGCGGTGTACGTGTGTGGATTCAAAAAGGTGCTTGTGGTCTGTCCTCCCCACCTGGTCAAGAAATGGGAGCGGGAGATCATGGTGACACTACCGGATGGCGCGGTACAGTGTCATCATTTGAAGAGGTTTTCCGATGTGGATAAAGCCGCGGGCGTTACAGGCAACGGGAATGCTCATTTTTACATAGTTGGCCGTGAAAGGGCTAAGTTATCGTATCAGTGGGAAGCTGCTTATGGAATGAGAAACAGTCTTGTAGAGACCGGGAATGGGAACAAGGTGAGGGTTCAGTATGTGGTGTGCCCGGGCTGTGGAAAACCGATTTTGGACAGTGAGGGTATCCCGGTAGCGGCTGAGGATTTGAAGGGCAAGAAAACGTGGTGTCGGAGTTGTGGTGGAGCGCTGTGGCAGGCGAAACGCGAAGGACCCCGAAGGTATTCGATTGCGGAGTACATCAAGAAGAGGCGGAAAGGGTTTTTCGATTTGTTGGTTGTGGATGAAGCCCATGAGTATAAGGCCCGCAGTTCGGCCCAGGGCTATGCGGCCGGACAGTTGGCCGGTGTTTGTAAGAAATCAGTGGCTTTGACGGGGACGCTTTTCGGCGGGTACAGTTCGACGTTATTCTTCCTCTTGTACCGACTGGCAAAGACGTTCAAGGGCAGCTATGGACATTCTCAAGTGTCTAAGTGGATTGATCACTACGGAATTTGGGAAAAAGTAGTGAAGTATGAGTCCGACGATTATAGCGAAAACGTGTCGAGCAGGGGAAAGCGGTATTATTATGCGCCCCGGGAGAAGCCGGGGATATCGCCGGTGATATTGCCGAAGTATTTGCTGGATAAGACCGTTTTTATCCGGTTGAGTGATATAGCGATTGATCTGCCGCCGCTGGAAGAGGAGATTGTCGGCGTTGAAATGGCTGATGCTCAGGCTGAGGCGTATCGGGGTTTTTTCAATGAACTGCGGAGCGCGTTGCTCGAGGAGCTTAAAGCTGGAAGCAAATCCCTTCTTGCGATCTATCTGCAGGCGCTTTTGACGTATCCCGACAGGTGTACGGTGGAGGAGACTGTCTATAACAAGCGAGGCGACGCGGTGGCGTATGCTCCAGCGCTTGATCAGGGGGTGCTGTATCCGAAGGAAGAGAAGTTGATTGAGATTGTGAAGGCTGAAAGAGAGGGGGGCCGGAAGGTGCTGGTCTACTGTACGCATACGCAGAGAAGAGATGTAACGGGGCGTCTGGAGGAAGCGCTTAAAAAAGAGGGAATTCGAGTGGAGATTTTGAGGCCGAGCGTGCCGTCTGAGAAGCGGGAGAACTGGATAGAGGAGCATGCTGGAGACTTAGAGTGTTTGATTACCAATCCGAGACTTGTGCAGACAGGCCTGGATCTTGTTATGTTTCCCGCGATGGTTTTCTACGAGCCGGAATATTCGGTGTATTCGCTCCGACAGGCGTCGAGGAGGTCATGGAGGATCGGGCAGGATAAGCCTGTGAAGGTGTATTATCTGATTTACGCCGGCACGATGCAGGAGCAGGCGCTGAAACTGATAGCTCTCAAGATGAAAACGAGCCTGGTGATTGAGGGGGATTTGGGAGAGGACGGGCTGGCGACGTACAACGTCGGCGACGATAATCTGTATTATGAGCTGGCGAGGAATATTGCAAACAATGTGCAGATTGGCGAGAGCATTGACAGTATATGGCGGGGAGTGCAGCAGAAGGAAGTGAGGGGCGCCGAGAAGGATTTGCTGATTGATTCCCTGGAGGGATTTATGGATGTCCCTGATCTCAGCGCGGTACTGAGAAGGCCTGTTAAAGAGATCAAGCGGCTGTTCAATCCGGAGCTGTTCGAGAAGCTCTATCAGGTGAAAATGGAAGGAAAATCAAGAAGAAAGCGGACGATAGAAACTGCTGAAAACCAGTTGACGCTTTTTTAGGAGAGTGCTATGTTTAGCGGAAAACACACAGAGGAGAGCGAAGAGATGAAGCTGTACTTACATTCGTGGGTGCTGTCGCAGAGGTTGTTGGCGTTTTACGATGGGAAAAAACCGGAGTACGTATGGATAGAGGTGTCGGGGTTCAAGGAAGAATTGGTGTTAAAGGCTGTTCCTGGCTCTGAGTTTGTGGCCTCGAGCAACCACGGGAAGTTTAAGTTTTGGGAGAAGTCGGATTTCAAGCAGTACGATCCGAAGAGCGTGCTGAGCGAGGTGAAGTCGAAGATCACGAAAGTGGAATTTCTGGGCAAGACGTTTAAGAGCTGGAAGGAGTTTGAGGAATTTCTTGAGGATGAGGAAGTTGTAGAGGAGAAATTTCGATCGACCGTGGAATTTCCCAAGTCCGTGGAGGTGGCCATGCGCTTGAGGGCCGACCAGGAGAACAAGAACATGAAACAGCTTGTGGTGGAGGCGATGAGGGCATATCTATAAGATTATTGGGTTTTGATCCATGGGAGGCGAAAAATGAAAAAGCTAATTTTTTTTGCTCTCGGGTTATTTTTGGTTGGCTGCACTCCAACGCATTATACCAGAGAAGAGTATTTGGCGATGAGTACCAGGATCTATGAGCATTCCGAAGATGAGGTGCTTAGTGCGGCCCAAAAGGTGTTCGAGATTCCGAACAGGGGAAGAGGTTATAAGTTTGTGCATCAGCCGCATGGGTTAAAGGCAGTCAGGTATTCATATCAGTTCTTGGTGAACGTTTGGTATCATTGGAACATATCTTGTACGCCCGAAAAGAATGGAACGAAAGTCCATGTGTACATTGAGTCGTCATCTGGAGGGTATACCGATGTGAGCGGGGATCTGCCGCATCAGTCTCCGAGCGTCTTGGATTTGTTTTTTAAGAGACTGGATTATGTTTTAGGCAAGAGCGATAAGTGGATATCGTGTCACGAATATGCGGCTTTGCATCCCGATCATAGCCAATTGATTGCGTTGTGTCCAACGACGGTTGATCCGGAAAAAGATTTGGGTGAGAATTTAATGGGTCCGATGCGAGACTAAAACTTGCTAAGTGGCTCATTTCATGGCAATTTTTTCTTGACATTCCTGTGTTACGTGTTATATTTAATCATAAACCATAAAACATAGAAGGAAGGAGAAAGAGATGAAAAATTGGCTGCTGAGCGTGATCCTGATCCTGGTTATATGCTGGCTCTCGTGGCCTGTCGAGGCTCAAGAGAGAGAGGCGTATAAGGTGTATGATGAGGGCCGCAACCTGAAGGGCTACGTGAAGAAGAAGTTGTTCGCCGACGCCTACGAGATTCTGGACAGAAATTACCAGAGGAAAGGCCACATCAAGCGGAGCAGGTACACAGGCCGATACGAAATTTATGATGAGAACTGGAACCGTGTGGGTACTATCTCGGTCCCGGAAAGAAGGAGAAAGGAGCGTTAAGGAAAGGGGGTGGAAGTCTCTTTTTTTGTCAACCTTGAAGCATAAAGCACAAAGCACAAAGAGAAAGGAGAATGAGATGACAGGAAGTTTGGTGGCGCATGTGGATACGGCGTTGGTGCCGGAGGAAAGCGTTCTGGCCGTGCCAGAGCCTGAGTTCACTTCGAGCTGGCATCCGATTTCCCATGCAAGGCTGATTCACGCATTGGAAGATGCGGCGGGTCAGTCCGGGATTAGGGTGAAGTCCCGGCAGTATAGCCTTTCGGCAAGCATGATGAGAATGTTCGGCGTGTGGAATCTGGAAGGCACGGTAAGCGACGGCATGGGCGGTGCCATCGGGATCAGGAATTCCATGGATAAGTCCATGGCGGTCGGATTGGTTGCCGGAACGAATGTTTTCGTGTGTGATAACCTGGCGTTCAGCGGCGAGTTTATTCAGCTTCGAAGGCATACGTCGGGGCTTGTGGATGAAACGCTTGCTGAACTGTGCGTCGATGCGGTGGATCGGCTGCAGGAAAAGCTTCTGGATTTCGCGCAGTGGCACGCTGAGTTGGAGCAACGAGATCTGAGTCTGCGCGAGGCGAAGGACCTGACCTTCGAGTCGATGGTTCAGGGGATCCTGGCGCCGAGTAAGTTCACTGCATTGCACGGCCTGTATTTCAAGGAAGAAGGGAAGTATTTCGACGGGACGCTTTTCGGCTGGCACGGGGCGGTGACGGAGCTGATGAAGGGAGCTTCTCTTTTCAGCGTTTCCGAGAAGAACAGAAAGCTCACTGCTTTGCTGAAGGAGTTCATGTCGGAAAATTAGTGCAGGGCCAAAAAAGGGCTATCGGGCACGTTTTCTGACCCTGCTTGCAGCTATGTAGCCGGCCTTGAAACCATCGGTGAAGCCGGCTACATAGGTCTTGCTTTTGTTGGAGAGGCGTGGAAGTTCGTCGTGGAGGGGATCGCGGTGCTTGTGACCGTCGAGAGAGAGCATCAGTTCGTAGGGATCGACTTTGATGATTTTTGCTATCCGTTCCACCGTGTCGAAATTGTGGATCGTGGTCGTATGGATGAGCTTGTAAATAGTTCCCTGGCTCAGCTTGGATTTCTGGGCGACTTCGATCTGGGTAAGGCCAAGGTCGTTGATTCTGTCAGCGATTTGTTTTCGTGTGATCATTTTATTACCTGTCGGTTCAGGGACCGCTGCATGATTTTGCTAGAACCCGTTGATTGCCGTGGTACACGCGAACGCAGACGAAGCGGCCGAATTTTCGGGCAGTGGCTATGGAGAGTTTATCCGCGATCTGCTGCGCGTATAGCTTGGGGTTTGATGAAAATACTTCGATGTCTATTTCAACCCAGAGCGAAATATCCTGGGACCACCATGCGTTTTGAATGCCGGGGACTGATCGGCGAAGGTCGATTGCATATTGAACCTGAGCTTTGGTTGCTTCACTCGGATCCGCAGGTAAAGCCGGTGCAAGCGCAAGGCCTAGAATTATCAAAAGGATGAATGAAGAATGTTGGATCAAGACGTTCATATTTGCTGTGTTATTCCCAGATTTTTGGTGATGTCTGTCGGCTCGTCTGGCTCGTCCTCATCGAGCAGAGCCCTGGCAAATTTGATGAGCTTTTGTTGTTTCTGTGGGGAAAGGCGTTCAAAAAGACGTAGAATGGTTCTGGTTTCCGTGTCCGGATCAAAATCAGAATCGGAAATTCTAGGGGATTCGACGACAAGAACATCACGTAGATGGTCATAGGTTTGAAAGTCCTTTTTGAGTTGGTCAGGCGTTTTCTGGTATGCGATGGAGTCGAGGAGAAGCTTATGGTTTATGTTGAAGAAACGAGAGATTTTGGCTGCAAAACGGGGCCCTGGCAGGCTGGTTCCTTTCTGCATTCGCCAAATGTAGTTCGGCGTGCATTCCAGTTTTTCAGCGATCTGGTAGACGGTCATGCCGGATTGCTTCAATTCGTCGACTTTTTCCGAAAAAATGTCTTTAAAAGGCTTCATTTGGATATCGACTCCCGAACCTATTGTTTTCATAGCATGATTTTATGGAAAAAGGAATAGAAAAACTGGAAAAAATACTTGACAAACAAGTTTGTTTGTGAGATCATTAAAGCATGGCAATGGAGTTTACCAAGGAAACGCTTTTGGAGATCAGGGTGAACCTTGACATGAGCCTTGAGGAATTCGCTAAGGTTATTGGTGTGAGCACGTCGACGATCCAGGCCTGGGAAACCGGGAGAACCAAGCCAAATCGGACGAATTGCAGAAAGCTGGAAATGAAACTCAAAAAATTTTACCCCCTTTGTGAACAAACAAGTTGGTCAAGTCTTGCTCAGTCGTGAAAGGTTACAAAGTTCCAGGAGACAGAGCCATGATTAATTCGAACGAAAAATCTAAAGGCGAGGAATCTCTGCTTTGGATGATTCACCGGCTGGTGTTGGGGGACAACCCGAAGCAGCTTGCTGAGGAGCTGGGGAAAGCGTATTCGACCTTTATGCGGGAAGTGAATCCCGATGACCAGGATGCGAAGTTGGGGTTCATGACCGCGATCACGGTCCTCAAGTTAGTTGAGGATGTGACGGTTCTGGATCGGATCGAGCAGATATTCGGCCGAGTCGCCTTCAAGCTGCCAAGGTACAGTCCCGAGTTCGGCTTGGTTGTGAAGCAGACCTCGAAGGCGATTAAAGAGTTCGGCGAGTTCATGGAGCAGGCCGCGGAAGCGTTGGACGATGGGCGGGTGAGCGAAATGGAGGCGGCAAGGTGTGAGAAGGAGGGGCATGATGTGATCAGGGCGATTTTGGAGTTTTTGGCGTTAATTGAGGAAAGAGGAGGGCAAGAATGGAAGCTGCCGAAAGAAAAGAACAACCAGGGGACTTGGTGAAATTTGACATCGAGAAGGCCCGAAAGGAGGGCTTGAACATTCTCATTCCAACGGCTGTTGTTGAGACCCTGTCGGAGTTTCATCAGCCGGTGGTGGAGTATGTGAAGTTGTCGCCTGATCCGAAAGACGGCGACGTGTATTATCACTTTGAGTCGAAGCTTTACCCGATTGCGAAGCAGGGTCTCATGAAGCTGAGCGTGTGTGCCGGCTTGGCGTGGGATCCGATGCAGACGAAACGAGTGGATGACCGCAAGGACAGAAATTACATCGCGTACCAGGCTGTGGGGGGAGTACGGAAAACGGACGGAAGCATGGTGTGGTTCAAGGCGGAGTATGATCTCGATTTTGAGGTGATCGAAGAGGAACTGAGGGCTGGTTATGAAAGGAAAGCGCGGGATAGCGGCGAGAAACTGACGAGTGATGATGATCGGAAACGCTACGTTGATTTTTGCGTGAACCGGGATCTGCTTCACAAGCGAAAGCACAAGATTGCTCTTGCGGAGAGCGGCGCGATGAACAGAGTAGTTCGATCTCTTCTGGGCTTGAAGGCTGGCTACACGAAGCAAGAGTTGGGGAAGCCGTTTGTCGTGGCCCGGATCGTTTTCAAGCCTGATTATAGCGATCCGCAGATCCGGAGGCTGATGATCCAGGAGAGCATAAAGTCCGTGACGTCGGTGTACGGTGGTGAGGTTTACGATTATGGGCGTGGTGGAGATGCGGTGGAGCCGATTGCGGTTCCGGTACAGGAGAATGGCACAAACTTGGACGCTGGAGGTTTAGACGAGAAGGATTTCGAGAGCGGGGAGGATGGAGCACCGGACGGTTTGAGTCACAACGAGGCTGATTTCGCTGCCCTGTCTGTAGACGAGCAGGTGAAAACGCTGGTGACGCTGGCGACCAGAAAAGGGTACGACCTAAAGCAACTGAAGAAGCCGATCATAAAGTTTACGGATCAGCACCGGATGGATTTTTTCAAAAAGCTGAACGAGATGCCTGATCCGAGGATTGACGATGAGATCCCATTTTAGTTTTGGCGGCGCCCGGCACCGAGGCGCAGATGTCTGCTGGCTTGGAGCGGCCGAAGCAGACGTGCGAATATCGGGCCCTCCTGGAACCCCGCTTCTAGCCCGGGGGCGGGCAACAAATTCCCGGGCTTTTTTCAAACGGGAGGGGCCATGATTAAGATCCTGCACACTGGCGATATTCATGCCAGGAACGACGATCTGGAGGAAATCAAGCGTTGTCTGGCTATGGTGGTAGAAACGTCCGAGATGGAGTTGCCGCATTTGATAGTGATTGCTGGCGACACGTTTGATTCCAGGGATATCAAGCTGGACAGTCCGGCAGCCAGATTGATTTTCGAAGTGGTGGGAAAGCTTGGCGGGTATGGTTCAGTGCTGATCGTGCTGGGAACGCCAAGTCACGATGGAAGGGCGGCCGAGGCTCTGAGATATGTGAAGGCCAAATATCCTGTATGGGTTTCGACGATGCCGGAAATGGTGTTTCTGAATCAGGATGGGTTTCTCGTCGATCGGTGTATTGCCCCACGACTGGTGATCTCTGTCGTGCCTCAGCCGACGAAGCAGTATTTTCAATCGGCGTCAGATATTGAGTCGAGCGATAGGGAGATCGCCGGGGCGATGGCCGGAATTTTCGGCGGGTTTGGTGCCCGAGCAGCAGAGTGGAATTGTCCTCACGTGCTGGTCGGGCACTTTAGTGTCGGAGGAGCGCTACTGAGCGAGACTCAGCATATGCTTGGGTACGACATCGAGATGGCGAGGCAGCATATCGAGCTGGCGAACTGTGATTTGGTGATGCTGGGGCATATCCATTATCCGCAGAGGATGGGAAACAGGATCTTCTATTGCGGAAGTATTTATAGAAGGGATTTCGGGGAGACGGAAGACAAGGGGTTCTGGCTGCACCTGTTGAATGCACATGGTTTGCAGGAGTCGGCCTTTATCAAAACACCCACTCGAAAGCTTTATCGCGTCCAGAGGGATTTCAGCGCGAATCAGAACGGATTTCGAGTCGATCTCACACCGGAAATGCTAGAGCAGATAGAAGGTGCTGTGGTGAGGGTGGAACTGAAAGTGTTCGAGGACGAGGTGGAAAAGATTGACCAGGAAGGGCTGAAAAAGATGCTGCAGGAAGCAGGGGCTACGGACTGGAATTTGAGGATTACGCGGGTGCCGAGGAGCAATGTGAGGAGCGAGAACATTCTCAAGCTGCAGAGGCTGCGGGATAAGGTGTTGGAAAGCGCCAGGCTGAAAGGGGAGGAGGTTCCGGAGAGCATCCTGGCGAAGGCCGATTTGCTTGAAGAAGGGACCCCTGAAGAGGTTGTGGCGTCTGTGGCGAGGGGTTAGGCGAATGGGCGTAGTGGTAAGAAAAGTGAATTTTGCCAAGATCGATGCGCTCAGGTTGGATATGGGCCTTACAGAAACGGAGTTTTGCAGGCAGCTGCGGATGAACCATAGCACATATCGTCGGTTGGCCTACGGTCCGGAGAAAGTCAAAGATATGGTCATTCTCAAAATAGCCGACAAGCTGCGCGTGAAACCGAGCGAGTTGATTTACTGGATTGAGGACGGGCAAAGGCACGAAGAATGAATTTACTACCGGGAGTAGATAAATGAAATCGCTTTTTTCGGATTTTGTCTGGCCTCTGCAGCATCCCGCAGAGATTTACGGAGGCCGTTCCAAAACGATGAAGCAAAATCTGCGGAAAGAACAGAAGGCGGCGAGGCGACGGGCGTTTTATAGGGGGCTGAGGGGGAGGAAGTGAAGATAGAGAAGCTGAGGCTTAGAGGGTTTATCGGTATTGAGAAAGGGCTGGGCCTGAATGAAGTGGAAATTGACCTGTCCGACCTAACTGGGCTTGTGGCTCTGGAAGGCCCGAATGGCGTTGGAAAAAGCACGTGCTTGGAGTCAATGACGCCGTACCGGATGTTAGCTTCCAGGTCGAGCGGCCTGAAGCATCATGTATTTCTCCGAGATTCATGTAGGGAGTTGAGTTTTTGGTACGCGGGGGATCATTATCGAACGCTGGTGAAGATCGACTGCGATTCGGACAGGAGTGAGGGCTATATTTGGAAGAACGGCAAGTCGGAGATCGACGGCAAGGTCACGAATTACGACGCCTACATCAAAGAGCTTTTGGGCTCTCCTACCCTGTTTTTCAATTCTGTTTTCTGCGCACAGAATTCCAAGAAAATATCTGATTTGACGACCGGAAAGCTGAAGGAACTGTTTTCGGAGTTTCTCAGGCTGGATCGACTTGTGGCGTGGGAGGCCACGTGTAAGCAGTGTATTGGTGTGTTTGACGGGCTTGTGGATAAGGGAGACCGGAGCATTGAGTCTCTCAAAGTTTCGCTGGAGGCTTTACGCGGTCTTGAAGAGAGGAAGGAAGAACTGACGGAGTCGCTGGAGAAAACGACGGGCAGGAGAGCGATTTACGAGCGGGAGCTGGAGGAGAAAAAGAAGGACCTGGTCTTGTTTCGAGAGAAGGCGCTGAGGAACGAGCATGCCAGGCAGAAGGTGGAGGAGCTTCGAAAGGGGAGGAGTCGGCTGGAGAGCAAGCTGATCGATGAAGAGGCCAGGGGAGAGAAGAGGCTCGCGGGGCTTCGGGAGAAGACGAGATCTGTTGTTGGAGAGATGGCTGGCTATGACGAAGCGTTGAAGTATCGGGACGAAATTCTGAAGGCGGCTGAACGCGAGCTGGAGTTGGTTGCTGTTATAGGAACGTTGGAACCTGAACTGGAAAATCAGCTAAATGCGGTTGATTCGTTTGCAAACGGATTGCACGAGAACCGGGAAAAATTGACGTCCGTACGGAACAGGCTGAAGTTGCTGGAAGCGGACAGAGAACTGTCCGAGTTGAAGGCGGAGGTGAGGAATTGTCGGGGAAAGATGGCCGACCTGGAGAAGCGGGATCCGGAGTGCGTGTCTACGGTCTGTTCGTTTATCAAGGGAGCGTTGGATGCGGAGAAGATGTTGCCTGAGCTTAAAGCGAAGTGGAAGGAGCGTGAGGCGTTTATAGAGCAGGAGAAAAAAGTGGCCGCGACACTGATTGCGGATTTGGAGGAGACGGAAAAGAACGTCCTCAAGCCCAATCTGAAGATGCTTGAGAGCAAAGTTGCTGAACTGAAGAGTGGGCTTTCCAAAAGCAAGGCAGAGCTGAAGGAGGTCCAGAGGCTTTCGGCGAAAAAGAGCGAGATCCAGGTGGCGATGAGCCGGCTGAATGACCTGGTGAAGAAAAAGGATGAACTTGTTGCGGAAGGCCTGGAGCTGAAGCGGAGGCTTGAAGAAGAAGCCGCGGCATTGCAGCTCGAGATAAGCGGTTTGGATGTGAAGATCGAGGAGGTGAGGGCGGGCATTGATGGGGCTGTGGCAGAGCGCCAGCGCCTGTGCGAGGGGGATATCGAGAGGCTTGAGAAATCCCTGAAGGAGACGGATGAGGCCCTGTTTGCGATCGGCCGTGAGATGGCGGTTGTGGAGAAAAAGGAAGCTGAGAAAGCGAGGATTGAAGAGGACCTGAAGAAAGGCGAAGAGCGGAAGGCTTCAATGGTTGGGGAGCGCTCCGAGTGGATTTACCTTCGCAATGCTTGTTCCAAGGATGGGCTGAGGGCTCTGGAGATAGACAGTGTTGCGCCGGTGATTACGTCGTATGCGAATGAGCTGCTCAGCAAGACGTTCGGCGGGAATTACTCTGTGAAGTTCAGGACGCAGGACGACGAGGGACGAGAGGTGCTGGATATCCTACTGCTGCCGGAAGCAGGTCCGGAAGTGCTGTTAGATAACTTATCCGGTGGCGAGAAAGTCTGGATTCTCAAGGCGCTGCGTCTAGCCATGACGCTGATCTCGAAAGAGAAGTCGGCTAGGAACTACAAGACGATTTTCGCAGACGAAGAAGATGGGGCCCTGAGTACGGACAATGCGAAAAGGTTTATCGAGATGTACCGGGGGTTGATGAAGCTGGGCGATATGGAGACGTGCTTTTACGTGTCGCACAGGCCGGAAGCTGTAGCCCTTGCCGACTATAGGTTGGTGTTCAACGGTGGAGGAATAGAGATCGGATGACAGGTGGAAGAATTGCACGATCAGCGATGATGTTTTTTCTATTGCTGACGTGCGTGACCGCCTGTATTGACTCGGATTCCGGTTCGGATGATGGCAAGAGTAATACGTCGTTTTTTGGAGAGTGTCGTCATGAAGCGCTTTATTGCTGCTCTGTTATTTCGGATTACACGGATGAATACGAGATTATCACTGCACCGGTTGTCGGTTCGAAGGAGCTTCATGGGGAATGCCGTGCTTATATCGATGGTCAGTGGTGGTGGGTCCACATGACATTGTATGGGGTGAGGCTGGATATCGAGCCCCTGGTTGCGATGGAGCTGTGGAATATTATGGCAGTGGACGATTTGGTGACGTTTGCTGCCAGGGTGGAGGCCAATAGCAAAGGGAAACAAAAGTAAGGCGTGGAAAGCGAGGAGAAGATGTCTTTAAACCAGGTAACGCTGATAGGGCATTTGGGCCAAGATCCGGAGATAAGATATACGCCCTCAGGCACGTCTGTGACTTCGTTCAGAATGGCAACGAACGAGAGATGGACGGACCGGAATGGAGAGAAGCAGGAGAGAACGGAGTGGCACAGGATAGTGTGTTGGGGGAAGACGGGGGAGATAGCAGAGAAGTATGTAAAGAAAGGAGACCAGGTGTGTATCATCGGAAGGATCAGCATGCGGAAATGGACGGATAGCGGTGGCATTGAACGGTATATGACGGAGATCAAGGCTGATCGGTTGGTGCTTCTTGGCGGTGGGGGGAAGAAGACTAAAGAGGAAGGCTGGAGTGGCCGTGAAGAGCCGACAAGCGTTCCGGATGACGATATCCCGTTTTAAAATCCTGTTGGAAGGAAAAAGATGAAATTGAGCCGGCAGCAGAGAAAAAGGCGTGATGAACTAAATCCGGAAGAGATCGATATGGTCAATGATCTTTTCCGCCAGGCGTCCGAAAACGCGGAGGACGAGGATTTTTGTCTGACCTGCTGCGGTGGCATATCGCTTTTGCCTGGTGAAAGGTGTCCGGTCTGTGGTGACAAGATGGATGTTGTGGAGTGATGTGCGGGGGCATGGGTGACTTCAGGAGGGTATGTAAAGTTTTTGACGTCGGGGGTGCATGGGGACCGGGTGGTGGCCCTGAATGACGACGGTCAAAGGTGGAGATGGTGGCTGCTGGTGCTGAACGCGGACAGAATGGTGTTCCCGGGGCTGATGAGCAACAGCAGTCTGAAAGCGTATAACGAGCTTGAGATTATCAACCTCGTCTACAAGAGCCGGGAGTGGAAAAGCATCACGGATATGCTTCAGGCGTGGCATAGGGATAAGATGGATTTTCTGGAGGTGGGGCTGATCAGGTCGGAGGTTGTGTTTGGCGACGAATATATCTGGAATACGGACTGGCATGTGTATCAGGACAAGTATTCGGCGAAGAACAAGAGCGCCAGCGAGAGGTTTTTGAAGTCGTGGATGAAGTTGTCGGACAAGGACCGGATACTGTTTTTGCATCTGATGTACACGTTTCGGCCGACTGGAGTTCTGGAAGTGTTTGAAGACAAGGCTGTGGAGAGGAGTATTGCGGATGTGGCTGAAGGAAAGGATGCGAAAGCGTTGCTTGTGGGGGCTGATGAATGGGTCAGGTCTATGAGACCGGCGTTCAAGAGGATTACGGAGACTGTGACGACTGCGCTGGCGTCGAATGAGAGAGCGGTGAATCCGAACGTGAAGCGACTGATCGATTACTTCGCCCAGGCCTACAAAAAGAAATTCAGGAAAAGTTACCTTGTAAGCTGGGAGAAGGAAGGAGCGCTGGTGAGCAAGGTGTTGAAGGGAATGGAATACGAAGAAGCGACGGTGTTGGTGGACAAGTTCATGGAGATCGAAGATCCGTTTTTGGAAAAAGCGGGCCGGACGATAGGTGTGTTTGCGACCCAAGTGAACAGACTGATGAGTAGAGACGACAGGGAGCTTGAGGGTGGAGTGGATTGGAGTCGATTTGAAACAGAATAGGTATCTGCTGGATGCAGCGTATGATTACGACCCGGACTGTCCGCAGTGTAATTATGGGTATGTTCAGAATCAGGCGGGGCTGACGGTCGTTTGCGAGTGCGTGAAGAAGAAGCGGGCGTTCAGGAAGATAATGGAGTTGAACGAGAAGTATGCGATGCCGCCCAAGCTTCGCGAGAAGAGCTTCGAGAATTTCGTGGTTCATACGAAGCGACAGGAACAGGCGCTTCGAGCTGTGCGAAGCGGGAAATCGTGTTACCTGTTCGGGAAGTGGGGGGCCGGGAAGACGCATTTGATGGCGGCGATGGTGAATGAACTGCAGAGGCAGCTGAAGCCGGCGCTTCTGATATCGGCGCCCTGGCTCTTTGAGAGTGTGAGACGCGACATTTTCAACAACTGGGAAATCGGGATTCTGGAGGATGCTTGCACGGTGGAATACCTGGCGATTGACGACGTGGGCAAGGAGAAGACCACGGAGATGGTGGAGGAGAAGTTGTTCATGATCGTGGACCGAAGGCTGAACGAGGGGAAAGCGACTTCGTTCAGCTCGAATTTTCCGTTGGAGGATTCGGATAAGAAGGACCAGAGGCGCATGTATTTGGATCAGGCGATCAGGTCGCGGATTTACGAGATGTGCGAGCTTGTGTATGTGGATGGACCGGATTACAGGAAGGAAAAGAAAGGAAATGTCTCGTAAGTACAGCAAGGAATGTAAGGGTTGCATGCAGATTTTCAATAACAAAGGCAGTAGAAGGTGCCCCTTCTGCGGCAGTGATAGCTGGAACTGGATCTTGGAAAGAGGCAGAACGTTGAGGTTTGTGGTGCCGGGGAATCAAGAGTCCCGGACTGGGAATCCGGTGCCCTATTTGAGAATGACGCAAAACGAATTGACAATGATCCATGTGGATGATCGGAGGCTGAAATCCAACGCGCAGCGCAAGAAAAAGGCGATGATCAGGCGGTATTTGGATTGGAAGAGGTATGTGGCGCAGTGCTGTTATTATGAATCGGAATTGGACGGAGTTAGTGCTACGTCGAGGGAAATTGGAGAATTCCTGCGACAGAAAGGCAAGATGCGAGTTGATTGCATGGTGTATTTTGCAAATAAAAAGCACGGTGATGTTGGGAACATAAGAAAGGCGGTTGAAGATTCTCTTTTCGAGAATGACAAGTATGTCGTGGGCAGCGTGGATTACGATTACGACTCGGAACGGCCCAGGACAGAAGTCACGGTTAGAGAAAGGGGTTAGCGGTATGGAAGCAGAGGTTGTTTCGACGTCTGTTTGGTGTAAGAGGGACAATCAACGAAAGAGCGTGAAGCTCTGCGAGTTGTGCGGGAAGAAAAATGACTGCGAGGAATACAGAAGTGCGGTGCCGGCGATTTTTGTGGGCCGGAGGCAGAGAGCGGAGCAGTTGGACGATGAAGTGAGGGAGATGAAGAATTCGATCTTCGACGTGTACTTCGACATGGGGGCGGTGCTGAAGCAGATACGAGATGAAGGGCTGTACAAGGAGTTGGGCTTTGAAAACCTGGAGGAGTATACGCAGAAGCGGCACGGATTCAGGTACAGGAAGGCTGCGTACCTTATAGCGATTGTGGAGAACTGCGAGAAGGCCGGGATTTCCAAGGAGGATGTGCGGGGGATCGAATGGACAAAGATGAAGGAGCTGCCGGAGCTTACCGACGAGAACAGGCAAGAGTGGCTGATGAAGGCCAAGGAACTGAGCGTGGAAGAGTTGCGAAAAGCGGTCAAGGAGTCCAGGGGCGAAACGGATTATGAAGAGAAGATTTACATGGGATTTTCGTTGAGCCCGTCACAGAAGGAGATCGTGGACCGGGCCCTGGAGACCGCTGCGAGGCTGACCGGCAGTGACGTGAAGTCGTATCATTTGCAGGTGCTGGCCCAGGAATTCATCGGAACGTATGGGCCAATGGATGAGGCGTCGGTGATGAGGTTCAAGAACCTGTATGGGGAAGAAGGCTGATGAGGGAATGCGTTAAATGGTTCGGAGAGCAGATGGAATCGGCTTTGTCTAAGCATGACAAAGACCGTGGGGAAGAAGGCTGGCTCGACGAGGACCTGGGTTGGCTTTTTGATCGGTTGGTTGACGAGGTGGATGAGCTAGAAGAGGTCTTAGAGACAGCGGATTGGCAGGAAGGGGTCGGTCAGGATCAGATTATCAAGGAATGTGTCGACGTGGCGAACTTTGCCATGTTTATTGCGGATGTGACGAGGAATTCATGAACAGCTGTTCGTGTGTTTATGTGAATGTCGATGGGGATGGGCCTGAGTTCTATTCTCACTTTGAGCGCCGGGCCCGAAAGGAGCATGTCTGTTCGGAGTGCGGCCGGGTTATTCAAAAAGGTGAAACGTATAGGGTTGAGACTGGCCGATGGGAGGGCAGGTTTGACACTTATAAGATCTGTCGTGATTGCGTCAGTATCAGAGACAGCTTTTTCTGTGAAGGCTATTCCTACACAATGGTATTGGAGGATTTACGGGAGCATATTCAGGAGGTGGGAGGAGAGATTTCGGAAGATTGTCTTGCAGGGCTGACGCCAGGCGCAAGAGAAGTCGTGTGCGGCATGATTGAGGAAGTGTGGGAGGATTTGGAGTGATGAAAGAGGGTACAAAGTCGTATTTGATCGGATGTCATCAGTTTTTGCTGCACCCGCTGTTTGTATTGATGGCCTGGCGGCTGGAGTACAAGAGATGGCCTAAGTGGTGGGAGCTGATCTGTATTTTTGTGCACGATGTCGGGATCTGGGGTAGGCAGTACCTGTCGGACGATCAAGCGAAAGTGGGGCATTGGCAGCGCGGGGCGTTCTTGGCTGGATCGATTGTTTACAGAATAACTCGTGGACGGCTGTACCCGAGGACCAGGAGATGGTACTTACTTCCTATTCGTGCGTTTGATTTGTGTGCCGGGCATAGTCCGACCGAATCGGGGTATCCGATCAGCATGTTGTTTCGGGCGGACAAGAGATCCTGGCTTGTGGCGCCCAGGTGGTTGTTGTGGTGGAATTATTGGGTTGAATGGGCGGGGAGAGGAATTGGTGTGACGAGGCCTCCTCTTTGGAGAGAGCTGATAGCCGAGAACTTGAAGAAGGAACGGCCTTTGGGAGGGCATGAATTGTATATCCGATCGAGAGGAGCGTAGAAGATGCAGGTGATAGAGAAGGACGGTACGATGAGAGATCCGGAGCCTTACGAGCCGGAAAAGCTGGAAAAGGCGTTGCAGGATCCGAAGGTGCAAGAGGTTCGTGTGTTCAGGCTGGAGAAGGGAACGATCCTGAATATCAGAGGTACAAGGTATAAAGTGACTGCTGTGCGTCCGAATGGAAAGGTTACTATGAAAGAGATTCGCAGAGGCTAAGGGATGAACGAGTTTACGAAGGATGAAGCGGAATCAGGAAAGGAAGCCTATTCGATGCGGAGATTGCAAGTACCTGGTGAATTTTCGGCAGTCAGCCAGGGCGGATTCTCATCTCTGCGAACAATCCTTCAGAAAGTGCTTGCTTAAAGGTTGCGGCCGATTTCCGATGCAAAGGGGTTGCCGGGAGTTCGAAAGGAAGGGAGGCTCGAAATGAAGGACAGAGAAAATCAGTTTGGAAGGATAGGGATGTTTTGTAGCTGTGGTGATTGGCATGTGCTGGATGACCGGTTCAAGATGGAGGGCTGTAGCTGTTGTCTTGGACGCGAGAAGCAGGTGAAATCGCTTAGGGACGATGTTGTTCCTTGGGGAAAATTGACGAGTATTGATTTACATTGCTGCAATCCGTGTGCAGTTCGAGAAGAAGAGAGTATCCGGCAGTATGTGGAGGAACTGTGTGATGATTTGCTGCTGGCCAAACGATATGGGCCGTGCCAGGTGGTGCATTTCGGAGAAGATGAGAGGGTGAAGGGGTATTCCATGGTACAGCTGATTGAAACATCGTTGGTGTCCGGTCATTTTGTCGAGCGGGAGAATGCGGCTTACCTGGATGTGTTCAGCTGTGGAAAGTACGACCCGGAAAGCGTGGCGGAGCATGCCAAGAAGTTTTTTCAAGCGAAGTACATGATGTATCACATAATCTGGAGGAAGTAGAGGTGCCGGGTTGGGTGGTTTACTACCGGAAGTAAAAAATGAAAGCAGATGACATAGTTGAAGCGTTGGTAGTGAGGCACAACCACAGCGGGAAAAAGGAGTGGGCCTGTATCAGAGAGTTGCGGCTGGGTACGGCGCACGGGAGTGTTGAGGAGAAGAGGATCGATCTGTTCGTGATTAACTGCTGGCCGTACAAGGGAAATCACAAGATAGCGTACGAGGTGAAGGTGAGTCGGCCGGATTTCTTGAGAGAGAAGAAAAGGCCGTGGAAGAGACACCCTGTGCTGACGATCTGCAACCAGTTTTATTTTGCGGCTCCGAAGGGACTGATCAAGCCGGGGGAGGTACCGAGGGATGTGGGCCTGGTGGAAGTGGATGAGGATGGAAACGTGACTGTGGTTGTGGAGGCCCCGGATCGGGAAGCATATCCGCCTACATGGAGCCTGGTGGCGTCGATTGGGAGGAGGCTGGATCATCAAGAGGGAGAAACGGAAAAGCTGCGGGGAGTGATTGAGGACCTGGGCGAACAGCTGCGGAAGAAGGAGAAGTGGATCCAGGATTTCAAACAGAGGAAGCTTTTTGAGGAGCCAGTCTAATGGTGAATCCTGGTTTTCCAAAAGAGGGACGGGTGAAGCTGGAGGATGAAGCGTACCGCGAGTTCAGAGACAGGATATTGGAGAGGGACGGATGGCGCTGCAGAAATCCGAAGTGTGGATCTAGGTGGTGGTTGACGGTGCATCACAAGATCAAGCGGAGCAGGCTGAGGTTGGATACTGAAGAGAATTGCATAACGCTTTGCTTGAGATGTCATGAACTGGTGGAGGCTCATAAGCTGGAAGTTGAGGAGTGGTGGTGATGATGGACATCGAGCGGATGAAAGAAGAGTTGGGCGAGAATCTTCAAATGGAAAATGAAGCGCAGGAGCTGATCGTGTTTCTAGCTAAGTGGATTTCGTTTCGAAGGTACGGAGAGGAGCGGCCGGCGCCTTCGATATTGGATCAAATTGCTGACAATTGGGGGCATCTGGAGAAAGTAGCTTAAAACCATGAAGAGTGGAGCGAATTTTAAATGAAAGCGCTTAGCTTGAAACAGCCATGGGCGTGGGCAGTCCTGCATACAGACAAAGACGTGGAGAACAGGAGCTGGTACTGCGGGTACAGGGGGCCTCTGGTGATCCATGGAAGTAAGAATTGGGATCAGAAGGGGTACGAGTTCCTGGTGTACAGGATGGATGTGTGGGTCCCGGAGAAAGAGCGGCATGTGTTCGGAGCCCTGCAGGGGATAGTGGAGATGGTGGATTGCGTTGACCGATGCGATTCGAGGTGGTTTTTCGGGGATTGGGGATTCGTGTTTGAGGATCCGCGGGAGTTCAAGAGACCGATACCGTGGAGGGGACAGCAGATGCTGTTTGACGTGCCGGATTCGATCATAAAGAGGGCGTTGGAGGGGGTGATCAAATGACGCCTGATGAATGGATTTTATGCGGCGATACAGGGATTTCATCCCAGACGATCTGGGCTGTGATGGTCGGGGTTGTTAATGGGAAGAACCTGCCGACGAGGTTTCGTTTTGATGTTCCTCATGATCCAGCTGATTTTGGCCGGTGTTTTCGTTTGCTGTTACGATTCCCTGAATGGAAAGGCCGGCTGAACGAGGTGGCGGAGGCGTTTCCCAAGTGGCGGCCGATGGTCGAGAACTGGGGCAGGATGAGTGAGGTCTATCTGAGAGATTTGGCCACGGGCAAGTCACGAGAGCTTTTTGATCTGATGGTGGAGTTGGAGGAGGAGGGTCGTAGGTTGGAGAAGGAGTCGGGGGATGGGGGAAAACAGGTTTAAGGCGAAAGAGGCTGCGCTGGCTGAAGCGGAGAAGAGGGATAGAGAGTGGGTCGAGAGAAATTTCTGCCCGATTATCAACAACGGGTGCCGGATGGACTGCGTCTGTTTCAGGGGCGCGTATGTGAGCGATCGCGGGGCTGAAGAAGAGCTTAGATGGCAGGTGATAGGGCCGAATTGCACGCATGTGGCTGTGATGGGCTCGGTGTACGTGGAGCAGTGAGAGACGATGAGAAACGAGCCAAATCTCAGGATTGAGCAGTACAGGGTTCAGAATAACCCGGTTGGCCCAAGCGAGCCGGGCAAGAACTGGGGTTGGTTTGAGATCCCCAGGCTTGGTGGTTTGTTGAGGGTGATGTCATCAGGCACGGACACAATCACAGGATGGGACCATGTGAGCGTGAGCCTTCGAAACAGGTGTCCGACATGGGAGGAGATGTGTTTCGTGAAGGATCTGTTTTGGCGGGAAGACGAAACGGTGGTGCAGTTCCATCCGAAAAAATCGAAGTATGTCAATAAGATGCAGTATTGCCTTCATTTGTGGCGAAAGATCGGGGAGGAGCATGAACTGCCTCCGGACCGATGTGTATGAGGAGGTGATGAGATGTATCGCAGAGCGACAAAAAGCCTGGGATTCTGGGTGGGTTTTGCGACAGTGATGTTCGGGTGGGTTCTGCTGATGTTGATGTGAGTGAAATGGGGTTGGTCAGGTGGATATTGATAGGTTTGCTGGTTTACATCCACTGTTTTCGATGGCTGGTGATTACGAAGCAGGACATGCGGGACGTAGGCTGGTTTTTGAAGGCGCATCCGAATTGCGAAGTCGTGGGTAGAAAATTAGGGTTCATTCGTGCGGATGTCCCAGCTGCGATTTTAGAAATTGAGTGCTTGTGTGAAGATTAAGAGTGGATGGCAATGGACAATTTGAAATCGGCAGTAAAGTCGTGCCGGTTCTGTGGGGGAGAGGGTATTCTGGATAAAGTCCTTCGGGCTGGGTATCAGGATTGCCAGGACGATCCCGATGCCTTTGCCCATTTTGTTCGATGCCGTTCCTGTGCTGCAGATGGCGGCTGGGGAAAGAGCGTTGGGAGAGCAATACGCTTGTGGAACATGCGGCAGAGTTCGGAGGAGGAAAAGTCGTGGGCGAGGATGATGCTGGGATGGGGGCTCCTGGTTGGCTTTATTGTTGGTTGTATGTTTATGGCTGTGATTTGTGGGCGACTATAAATGGGCGCCGGCCGAAAATGTGGAGAGTGTAAGCGCCTGGTTGATTTTAAGGTGTCGGGAAAAGAGCCGCATTTGTGTGAACAATCGTTTCGTCTATGTTCGCTGAGAGGTTGCGGCCGATTTCCAATGCAGAAGGCTTGCAGAGAATTTGAGGAGAAGAAATAAAATGAAAACGAGCTTAATTCTGATGTATGCGGCTGCACTGGGTTTTTTCTGCTTGGCTGTTGTTTTTGCCTACTATTCGATTTTGATGGATATGATCAGGCTCATCCGGGAGAAGAAGAGATCGGGCAAGGCTTGGATCGTGAGCCATGGGTTTTTGATGGTGCCCTATAATAGATGTGAAATTAAAGAGTTTGAAAAGGTCACGCGAATCAGGGTTGCGTCGACAAAAAAGAGAAGTAAGGTCAGCAGACGGAGAAGGAAAAAGGTAGGGGGCAAGACTGCTGAAGCGGGGGTTAAAGTGCAATTCGTCAATGAAAATTAAGAAGCGAGTGAAAGCTGACGGAGTATAAAATATGGGAATGAGGGCGAAAATAAGGCATAGATGGGGTGATTGGGAGTATTACTTTGTGGGATCGGTAGCCGAATGCAGGAATGAAGCGGATCGATCTGCATATGAGGCATTGCAGGAAATGGAGGAGAAATGAAACATCTACAGTACCTATCTTACATGCTCCGCCACAAATGGTTTGTCTTTTTGGAATGTTGCAAACTAGGTATTCCTTTACTCGGCATTATTCATGATTGGAGTAAATTCTTACCTTCAGAATGGCTCCCCTATGCCGATTATTTCTACGGTAAAGGCAAAAAAGGCATCAAGGAAGATAAAGACGAAATCAGTTACTATAAAACCGAAAACACCAACGATTTCTCCTTCAATTTTGCCTGGCTTCTTCATCAAAAACGTAACAAACATCACTGGCAATGGTGGATACTGCAAGAAGATAATGGAGGCAAAGTGGTCTTTCCAATGCCTCTCAAATACCGGAAAGAGATGCTTGCTGATTGGAAGGGAACAGGTAGGGCGCAAGGAGCTCCTAACACCAGTGCTTGGTATCGAAATAATAGGCATAAAATGCTTCTGGATGAGCAAACGCGCCAGTGGATAGAAAAAGCCCTACGGGAGATGGAAGAAAAACCCTAATCCCAGTGCCACGGCAACTCCACCAATTCCCTGTGAGGCGCCAGTTACTCTGTTGCCGCAGGTTAATATGGTGTTGAAACGACTGATTAGACGAATCCGATGGCTGCTAATTTATCAATGGCGGTCATTGACACTGAAGCGGTGGCCCTATGAATCGTGTTGGATGTGCGGTAAGGCGTTCCGGGTGCGGTGGAGCGTGGAAGATAGAATTTGGCGCGATGTAGTGGGGGTTCCAGATGATGGAGGTGGGTCGTTGTGCGTGGACTGTTTTCTTGAATATTCGGAATACCTCGGAATTAACGTACCAGATAGAGCCATTGAGATTGAGGTGTTTTGGCCTAACAAATCAGTCCAGCCGACCGAAAACGGCGACGGCCTTCTATAGCCCTACGCGAGATGGAGCGGAAATGACAAAAGAGGAACGTAAAAAGCTGAAAAAGGCTATCGACTATTTCTTGGATGATGACCCTGATAAGTGGGTTGATGGTGTTGACGAACTCTTTTTGCTTCTCTACGGACGGAGATATTCGAGACGTTTTGACGGCTATAAAAGCGTCAAAATTCAGGACTTTTTGCGGGAGATTGAAGAATAAAGGCTGTCCAGATAACAGCTTGTTAGGCTACGGAGAATCGCAATGAAACGACCGTATAAATCTGGTGTGTATCGGTTCAAATGCACAAAGAATTTCGGATTTCCCCTCTCGGCGGATGAATGGATTGTTGGCATAGTTTTTAAGGGAAGAGACGGAAGATGGAATTATCATGGAGTTGCAGGTTGCGATCAATACGCTCACGGATTTTCGTGGCCTTTAGCTCCATTCATCGGTAACGGCGAGTTTGAAAGGCTAACAAAGCCAATCGACTTGACGCCGAAAGTCCGGCGCAAGTGATCAGGATAGTTGGACGTCAGGAGGAAATATGGAAAAAGGCACAGTAACGTTATCTTGGCACCTGTTCATTGATTGCAACTACTGTGGCGAAACACTTGATTTGTCGGATGGTGAGTTTGACCAGGACGGCATATTTGCAATTCCGATATTCAATAACAAATGGGACGAAATTGAGGGGGAAGAAGTCATCTGCCCGAAGTGTGGAAACCCAATTATTATTGAACGTGTCGAATATTGACGTATAACCAGTTGCTTCAGCCGACCGCAAAAAGACGCGGCTGAGCTTGATCGTTGGGAGGCTTATTGTGACCATAAATGAAGTGTTCGAAAAATACAAACATCTGGACACTTTATTCAGTGACCATGAATGGCTGGCCGATAATATCCAGGGCCAGATAATTTACGATCTATGGCGTGCTGTGAAGGGTGCCTCCCAACAAGTCAATCCAGAGGACGGCATTATCCCTCAGGGGAACAAAATGGATTTCACATACCAAGAAGCAAAGGATTTACTGGAGTTTTTCGGAGGAGATCCGCAAACAGAGGTCACTGTTGTCGAAGTAGCGGAGGGCGATCCGAGTCATTCCGGCCCCGGCCTGTATGCCCTTTACACCGAGTATCCGGACGAGGGAACGTTGTTGCTGGGAAATGGCAGAGCGGATGATAACCAGGAAATTGATCGGACAGAAAGCCGCTGATTACCGTGTTAGCAGGAAAGGAGAGAGACATGAAGGTGCAAATGGAAGTCACTGATAAAATCACGATCATTGACGGTGTTAAGGTCCGCTTGTGGGAGGGCGTGACCGAGGGGGGGACAAAATGCAAGGTCTTTGTTCATCGAATTGCAGTGCGTAATAATGACGATTGTACGCAATTCGAAAAGGAACTGAAGGAACAGATGCCGTCTGGAAGGATCATTGATCTGCGCCAAATTCTTTAAATGGCTAACGAGCGCCTGAACGCAGGCGGCGCAAAGAACTACGCCGCTGGTGATGCGGAATGTTGGGAGAAAAAATGATTGATGACGATACACCAAATGAGAAGGTGCTGATGGAGATGGAGGAGTCGTGGATCCGGTAGAGATCAAGGTTGGCAAGACGTACCGAGGAAAAAGGGCGTACAAGACGGTGTTCAGTGATCTGTATGATGATCGGACTGTGCTGTGGGTCAGTGAAGATCGTCTGCGGGTGCAGTACGACAGTCCGGCAGTGCGAATAGGGCGGCGTTATCCAACTGTGTCGATGGAGAAATTCTGTCGATGGGCGAAGTGTGTAGTTTAGTTAATGGAGCGTTGAGGGAAGTGAAAGGATGTGTGAGGGCGTTGAAAGAAAAGTGAAGGCCAGGCGTGATGGCTGATTAACCGTGGTTAACGGATCTGTTGATGATGTTATAGGGAAAATAAAAGTTCGAGGAGTTTTTGACAGGGGCTACGGCAAGGAGGTGCGCTATGAAGAAGCGTGTCGTATTGCTGCAGGCCCCGTTTCTGAAAGCGGCTGGGTCGCATAATGACAGGATCGGCCTGGAGCTGTGTTACGCAAGTCGATTTTTGGCCGAGGCCGGTGTCGAGCATGTGGTTGTGAACGGTGATTATAGCGGAACACCGGTCTATTTGCCATGGCGAGTGTTGTTCGAGAACCAGGAAATGTATCAGGCTGCCTGTGATGGGAAGTCGCCTGTGATTGATCAGTGCGTGGAAGAAGTGATGCAGTTCGAGCCGGGAGTCGTGGTTGTGGCGGCCGGAGACAACTACATTCCGACCAAGAATTTGGGAAGCCCGTATATCGCGTTTCATGTAGCTGAAAAGATTAGCAAATACGCGAAGGTGTTCGGAATTGGACCACAGTTTACGAGAGACCCGTATCCGTTCAGGGAGCCGTTTGACGGGTTTTTCGTGGGGCCGGTGAATGAGAGCCTGGTGGATATGGTGACGAAATTTGAACAGACGAGAGAGGGCAGGCCCCTGGAAGATATGTTGCCGGAATTTCAGTATGTTTACCCGGCAGGGCAGAGTACGGACTACATTTTGAGCAGGTTTGGGTGTCCGTTTAAGTGCAATTTTTGTTACACGCCTGTGATTTGGAAAGAGGTGTGGTATCGAAGTGCAGAGAATTTTGTCCGGGATGTCCACACCCGTATACTCGGTACGAAAAGAAACGCGCTGTACATCAACGACATGTGTTTTCCTGCACGAATTTCGCATGTAAAACAAATAGGTAGATTATTAAAGCATTTTTCGTACCAGTTCACGTGTGAGAGTCGGCTGATTGATTTGAGCGATGAGATGGCGGAGGCGCTGAAGGATGTCGGTGTGCGTACGGTCAAGCTGGGGATCGAGGCCCTGGACGATAAGGTTTTGAAGGCCATGGACAAGCGGCAGAGTGTGGCCGACATCGCGAAGGCTGTCCGGTCGTTCAAAAAGCACGGGTTTACGCTGGTGGGATACCTGCTTTTTGGGAGCTATTACGATGGCGACGTCAAGGCGATGGAGAAGACCATTCGTGAAGCGGAGGCGATGACCGAGATTGATTACTGGGTGGTGAATGTGGCTAGCTTTATTAACTTGGATTGGAAGTATTCGGCTGATTCGCATTTTTCGGTGACTGCGGCCGAGCGTCAGGGGGTCCCGAAGGCGATTTTGTTGAAGGCGATGGATGTGCTGCAGAAGGAGAGAGCGAATCCGACCGTGAGGATGATAGGAAATGGCAGGAATTGATGACGCACGAGACAGGTATTTGAATTGGTGGCGGGGCAAGTATTGTCGAGTGGTCGGGAGTACGCAGGAGTTTAAAAAAGTTGTGGATGTCATCGTTTGGGGACCGCCATCGTATGTGTATGGAGGTGGCGAGTTGCTGTATGAAGACGGGACGAGGGATTTATTGCCGGCGTGGTCGTTTCGTCCAAGGAAAAGGGATGTTGAGGTTAGAGAGGGGGTTTGTGATGAAGGGGAATGATAGCAAGTGGATGAGGAAATTGAGCAAGGAAGTGATCGAAAAGATTTTGGCTGTAGAGCCAAATAAGGTAAAGTTTCATGTGCAGCAGCCGAGTCACGTGGTTTGTACGATTAACGTTAGCAACGAAGTGGGAGTCGGCGTGGCGATTTGCAGTGCGTTGGACAAATCTCGATTCAGTCTTAGAGAGGGGAAAGAACGGGCTGCCAAGAGAGCTTTGAAGGCGTTGGAGACGAAGCAAGGTTCGGAGCCTATCAGAACTGATGCTTTGGCGTTTCCGAGAGGATGGAAACGACACCAAATCAAGCATGTGATGGAGTTGGGGCGGAGTTTGGGGAATAAGTCCTGGTATATCTTGTTGAAGTGAAAAATCCCGAGAGGCAATTTGTTTAGTATAAGAGGGGATGGCGTTGGGGGTGAACGAAAACGAGTATGTGCTTTTGGCCAATTTGGTCAAAGTACGAGCTGCGAAGAGAATTCTTTCCGATCTGATGATCGGCGAGCGTTGGCGGGTTTCGAGGAGAAGGCTACAAGCGGTGATCGGGGCGTTAGATAAGATGGAATCGATGTTGAGCAAAGAAATTCCGGTCGACGAGGAAAAGATATAGTGGCTCGAGTTCTGATGACGCAGATAATGGATGCGCCGCGTGGTGATCATTGGCGCGGCGACTCATGCTATTTGTATGCCCTGTATATGGTGAAGGCGGCTGTCGAACGGGGTTATTTTACGTATTGGGTGCTTCCGGATATGTACCAGCCTCCCCCCATGCCCAGGGTGAAGCTGATCAAGTTCTCATTCGGCGATAGTCCGAGAACAAACCTCCACCAGCATTACATGGTGATGGATGCTATCCAGAGGGAGTTTCGGGGGGCCGCGGACGAGAAGTTCGTGGACATGATCATGTCGAATGATTGTTACTTGGCGCTGATGCTTAGGGATTGGTTTTCGGCGAGACGGTTTTGGGAGTATACGCCTGTGGTCCATTGGAACGGATATCCGACGATTTTGGAATGGTCGGAGACGAACTGGGTTGTGAACGACGATATGTTTCCGATCCATGCCCGGGCTTTGGCGCTGGCAAGCACGGATTGGATTTCGTGTTGCCCGTATTGTACGGGAAGGCACACGGAGTTGGTCAGAGGGTATTGTTCGTCGGAGATGGTGAAGCGGTTTCTGGAGACGAGATCTGAGGTGATGATGGGGCCCGATTGTGAAGAGTTGGACAGTCTGAAGGTGGAGAAGAACGAGAAGTTCTCGCTGTATTGGGGAGGCCGGTTCACGAACACGAAGGGGGGCGAGAAGTCGGTCAGGCAGTATTTGCAGCTGATGATGGCAGGCAGGGACGTGGATATTTACGTGACTGCGGTAGGAGGAGCGGCGAGGCTTGATCAGGTTTTGAAGAGTTACGGCGCCAAGGAGTCGGTCCAGGTGTTACGGGATCTGCCGTATCTGGATGCGATGAAAGTGATGAAATCGTGCCATGTGGCGATCTTTTATCAGCTGAACCCTGGGGCTGCTGCACCGTACGAGTGGATGTACGGTGATGTGATCGTGTTGTTCAAGAAGTATCATTATCCAGAGGAAGAGCTGATGTACCCGCCAGGGTATCCTTTTCTGTTCGATACGGACGATGAGTGCGCGGCCATGCTCCGGTGGATTTATGAGAGCTACGATGAAGCGAAAAAGCGGTTTGACGACTGCGGTACCAGGGAATGGGTGAAGCAAAAGATGGATAAGCTTGGATCGGCGCATCGGATGTGGGAGATTGCCGAATCGAGGAGAAGATGTGGCGGTGAAGTGGAGAAGGGGTACAAGTGGGCGCAAGAGACTGTGGATCTGGTGAAGAAGGCCTTGGAAAGCATCGACCCGCCTGTATCGTTCCCGGTCCTCTTGGACGCGATAGAGCGAGTGCGGGGGAAGAAGATCATCCAGAGGCGCTGGGTCGGTGGGATCAAGGGGATTTACCCGATCAGGATTTACAGGAGCTTCGTACCGGACGGCTGGGTGGATGACTGCGAGACGGAGTATCCGAGGTTTGTTCCGATCGTAAAGTAGGTCAATGATTTTGTTCGTTGGGAAAATTTACTACTGGTAGTATATAAAGGAGGACGATACATGCCGGCAAAGAGCGAAACATACTGGAAGAACCGTGCGGATTTGGGAGAAGGGTCCACGTGGTATCTGGACAGATGGAAGGACTGGTACAGCAAGACGCTGATCAAACACTGTTTCAAGCGGGTTGAAAATTTGTTGAGAGGAAAAACGATTTTGGACGCTGGCTGCGGGGATTGCTGGCTGGATTTGTGGTTGATTCAGAAGTTCGCGTGTTACGTCATGGGTGTGGATCGATTCGATTACGGGCGAAACAAGGAGCGTGTAGCTGATCGATTGATGTATGTACCCGGCGTGGATATCGAGCTGCTGCCTGAAGTCAATTTGGTCAAAGCATGGACGCCTGATGTCGCCGTGGTGTGCAGCGTGTTGGAGTGTACGAACGATTGGAAGAAAGCGTTGGCGTCGATTATGGCGGTGGCTCCTGTGACGGTGCTTTTTGAGGACCTGAGGATGGAGTCTCCTTGGTATCAGGTTGGGCTGGACTACAAGCATCCGATCACATGGGACGAATTTTTGGTTGAGGCGCTGTGGATAGCGAAAAACGATCTGCATGTACATCTAAAATTGAAAGGTATTACGGCGAACGTGATTGACCGGGCGTTGTTCGTTCGGACACCGAAATGGCTGTGGTGGCTGGTGGCGCCTGTGACGCTGTTGATCGATTTGACTGCGCAGCACATGCCGGTGTTCAAAGGATGGATCGAGAAGCACGGCAGGTTTCGGTTGGTCGTGGTGGAGCAGATGGAAAGGTGAAAGGAGGTCTTTTGATGGGGAATGGAAGAGACAGGAGCAGGAGAAAAGGAGACGATACAGGTGATTGGGAATGGATTAAAAGGCTTGATAGATATGACGAGCTTACGCCTCAAGTGAAAGAGAGGCTGATGCGTTATGCGTCAACGTTAAGGAAGAGAGTCTGGTTTATCGAGAAGCTGCTGAGAAAGCCGACAAGAGAATTCAAGACTGAAAGGAGAAAGGAATATGAAGGTACCGTTTCACCACATTGATTACGACCAAGAGGACGTGCAGGCTGCGGTCGATGCGATCAAATCGAATATCATGTCGCCCAGGGGTCCGAAACTGGCTGAATTTGGGAATGCTTGGGCGGAATACGTGGGCAAGGAGTACGCATGGCCGCTGTCGTCAGGGACAGGCGCTATTCATTGTGCGCTGTTGTCGCTGGGGATCGATAAGGATTGGCTGGTGCTGGTGCCTGCGTACACGTGTTCGCCCACCGTGTTCCCGGTGAGCTACGTGGGTGCTACGCCTGTTTTCGTGGACTGCGAGTACGAGACGTACGGAATGGACCCGGAGAAGGTCGAGGAGGCGCTGTATCTGTATCGAAGCCGAAAGCGACTGGTCTTGGTTACTCACTTGTACGGCAGTTCGTGCAAGCAGGAGGTGATTGAGGTTTGCCAGAAGCAAGGGGTTCCGTTCATAGAGGATGCGTGTGAGAACGCTGGTGGCAAATACCGGGGCCCGAGGTGGCCAGATGAATACCAGGGAACGCTCGGAGTGATTGGATGTTATTCATTCCGGGGAGACAAGATGCTGACGTCGCTTGGTACAGGCGGTGGTTGTGTGATGGATGATCCAAATTTGTTGAGGTTGGTCAAGTTCTACAGCGATCTTGGTCTGCATAACGATTCAACGGTATCGAGGTACCGGGACCTGCCAGTAATCGGGTATAACTACGAGATAAGCAACGTGGCTGCGGCGTTCGGATTATCGCAGATACGGAACCTGCAGAAGAACATAGAGCGAAGGCGGCAGGCTGCTGCGAGTTGGCGAACGATCCTGGAAGTGCTCTGTGCGGATCTGGCCGAAGAGGACCGCGTAAGCTGGATGAAGGATTATCCGGGTCATTGTTACTATCAGTTTCCGTTGATGTTTCATGGGCTCAAAACGATAGAACAGTTCGATGAGATGACGACTCGGATTGAAAGCCGGGGGGTAGCGCTGATTCCCCCGTTCTGGCCGATGAACGTTCAGCCGATGTACAAGGAGCTGGGTTTCAAATGCCCGATGGCGGAGTACGCATCGACGCATGTACTGATGTTTCCGTGCTACGGGGCGCTCATGACGGACCAAATCGAGTACATGGTGGGAGTGATCGTGCAGGAGTACAAGAGGACGATTAAGGCGTTGTAGGAGTAATTGGATGCGGGGTAGGCAAGGGGTCTAAGCCGCTGGTCTCATAAGCCGGCAATCGCGGGTTCGAATCCCGTCCCCGCTCCCAGATGAAAGGCGATGATTATGGCAAAGCGTGTGGTGATAACGGGCGGCTGTGGTTTTGTTGGACACCATTTCGTGGAGGATTTCCTGAAAAACACGGATTGGGAAATCGATATCATTGACAAGCTGACATACGCCTCGATGAAGTTGGACAGGATAAGGGATATCGAGGCGTACGACAACAAGAGGGTCAGGATCTTCACAGCCGATATTACAAGGCCGATCGCCGATGGATTGATTGAGGAGCTGTCGGGGACAGAAGTGATTTTCCACCTGGCGGCGGAGACGCATGTGGATAAGTCGATCGCTGACCCGGAGCCGTTTGTGATGTCCAATGTCGTTGGGACGATGCATATGTTGAATTTTGCGAGGAAACTGCCACGGCTGACTGTTTTCCATTATTTTTCGACCGATGAAGTGTTCGGGCCTGCCGTGCAGACGGTCATTTACTGGCGTCGGGGAACTTGTCTAGAAGGTCACGAAACGTATTACGAGTGGGACCGGTACAACTCGACAAACCCGTATTCGGCGACCAAGGCGGGCGCCGAAGAGCTCTGTCTGGCTTGGGCGAATACGTACAGGTTGCCGGTGTTTATCACGCACACGATGAACAACTTTGGCGAAAGGCAGCACCCGGAAAAGTTCATTCCCCAGTGTGTGAAAAAGATTCTGGCCGGCGAGACTGTGACGATTCATTCGGACGCGACGAGAACGAAAGCGGGGTCCCGGTTTTATATCCACTGTCGGAACGTAGCGGCCGCTGCCAGGTATTTGGTGCCAAGGTTTGTGTCGCGGGAGAAGTATAACGTGGTTGGCGAAAGAGAGGTCTCGAATCTCGAAATGGCGCAGTTGATCGCGGACGTTCTAGGGAAACCGCTTCGGTACGAGATGGTGGACTTCCACAGCAGCCGTCCGGGGCATGATCTGCGTTATTCGTTGAGCGGCGATAAGATGCTGCTGATGGAATGGGAGCCGCCTGTATCGTTTGAGAGGTCGCTTGAAAAAACTGTAGCGTGGATTGCGGACCCGGCGCATCGACATTGGCTCGAATATAGATAGATGAGGTCGTGATGGCGGAAGAAGTTCCAAAGGTTGATATTGTCTGGATTCCGATCGATCAGTTGTATGCGGACGAGGAGAATCCGAACGAGGAAGAGCCGGAGATTTTTGCTGCTTTGGTGGAAGAGATCAAGGAGCACGGTTTTATTGATCCGGTGAGGGTGGTTCAATTCAAGGAGGATGGGTTTTGGATCGTAGCGGGGGCTCACCGGGTCGCTGCAGGAAGAGTGCTTGGCATGACGAAAGTGCCCTGCGTCGTTCAAGAGCTGTCGGAGAATGAGCGCAAGATCCGGTTGATACGAGAGAACGTGATCAGGGGCAGACTGAATCCGTTTAAGTTCACAAGGCTGTTTAACCGGCTCAGGAAGCAGTACGACCCCGATTATTTGCGCTCGCAGATGGGGCTGGTGAGCGAGAGAGCCTGGAAAAATCTGTATAGGGATATCCGGAAGTCGCTTCCCCCTGAGATTGTGGACCGGTTGGACAAGTCGAAAGGTGAGATAGAGGACGTGGAGTCGCTGGCGCGGATTATCAAACGGATCTTTGCCCAGCATGGCGAGCAGTTGAAACAGAGCTTTCTGGTGTTCCGGTATGGAGGGCAAGACCACTTGATGGTGAAAATGACGGACAGGACGAAGAAGAATATCGATCGTATTGTGGAAGAGTGCCTGGAGAGAAAGACGGACGTCAACGTGTACATGAACAATCTGTTGGAAAGAGATACGGGGGTGAAAGTGTGAAAAGCGTGTTGATTACTGGTTATGCGGGCCAGGATGGGTACTGGCTGGCTGAGATCCTGAGTGCCAAGGGTTACGTGCTGTACGGACTTGATATTGTTGAGGGCCCGGACAATGTGGAGAGGGTAGGGGGTCGGTTTTCGGGTGGCATCATGGATTTTGAGGCAATTCGGCGAGCGCTGGAGACGTGTAAGGTGGAGGAGATTTATCACCTGGCGGCAGTTGCGGATCCAAAGATGGCGGATACGCATGCACGAGGAATGGTGGAAGTGAATGTGATGGGCACGTTGAATGTGCTGGAGGCTGTCAGGAGGTTTAATCCAAAGGTCAAAGTGCTTTATGTGGGATCGGACAATGTGTTTGGGGAGTACGCCGCGGGTCCTCAAAGCGAGCGGACAGCATTGAATCCAACTGATTTTTACGGGGCGACAAAGGCGGCCGGCCTGATGATGGCCCGGGTGTACAGGAGATACGGCCTTCACGTAGCCGCGGCGATTCCATTCAATCATTCATCAGCAGTTCAGAAAGGTGATTACCTGTTGGTGCGTGTGGCGAGAGAGGTTGTGAGGGTGTGCCGGGAGCTGGCTGAATTTGGGAAGGTTAAGAAACCGATAGAAATGAAGAGCCGATTAGACGTGCGTGATTTTTTGCATGCCCGTGACGTTGCTGAAGCGATGGTTTTGATCATGGAGAAGGGAGAGAACACGGATTATGTCATCGGCTCGGGGATGCGGAGAAATGTGTACAGTATCGTGAAGCGTGCGTATGAGCTGGGAGCAGGTTTATTGCAGATAGAGAACGCTCCACCGGTAGACGATGTTGTTGTGTTCGAAAATGCCCGATGTGGCACGGGTTGGCCGGTAGCAGATATTTGGAGATTGTCAAAGCTTGGCTGGAAATTGCAGATTAGCTTTGATGAGCTAATCGAAGAGATCTTGGAAGCTGAGATAAAAAAAGCATAAGGCGTTGATTTTTCGTGCTTTTTTCTTGATATTCCTGCCGGATGTGTTAAAGTTATCATAAAACATAAAACACAGAAGGGAGGGATTGAGAATGGAAGAGAGCAGTCTGATTACGAAAAGACCTGACGGGAAGTTCATCGTCAGGAGTCATAGTGACAAGAAGGTGTTTTACGAGGTGGGGCTGGAGCCCCCATCCTGCACCTGCCCCCATTTCGAAAAGAGGTTGGCCCAGACATGGGAAAATGGTGGAAACGGACAGAACTGCAAGCACATTGAGGACGTTCTGATAAATGAGGGGAAGATGAAAGAAGAAGAGAGGACGAGGAAGAGCGGGAACGACCCGTGGTTGAGTAAGGGTGGATATCCCATGGACGAAGTGACGTCGGCCATCCAAAAATCGATCAGGAGAGGGAAGGAAGCCGAGGCGGGATACTGGGCGATGGAGATGATTGATAGTGGATACTGGCGGTATCTCCTCCACCGGCTGCAAACGATTGCATGTGAAGATATCGGCCTGGCGGATCCGAATGCGGTATTGCTGGTTTCGGCGGTGAGACAGGGGCTGGAGACGAGATTTCAGGAAATGAAGGAGAGGGGAAAGAACTGGATGCCGGTTCCGGCCGAGCAGATCGGGTTTCTCATCCTTTATCTCTGCAGGGCGCCAAAGAGCAGAATGGCTGATGATTTCATGTGGTACGTGCAGAAGAAACGGAAGGAAGGCAAGCGGATCGAGATCCCGGAGTATGCGGTGGATGAGCATACGAAGCGGGGGAAAGAGAAGATCCGACAGGTGGCGAAGGGAAAGGGAATCACGATCGAGAGGGCGCAGGAAGAGGAATTCTATCTGAAAGGCGGGTTGCTGAAAAACGCGGTGAAAGTGAGCAAGGAAGGCCAGGTCGATTGGAGTGAGGTTTTGTTCAAAGACATGGATCTGCCGTATAGCGGATACGAACTGAAAGAATAGGGGAGAGGAGATGTCTCTATTATCAGAACAATGGAGCAAAGTTACTCGATATGCGAAATCGCGAGGTGCGAACATAAAAGTAGTGGGCGATTTTGCATATAGAAGCCCAAGGTATTCTCAAGGGTCTGGTAGAGGCAGAATGGTAGTTGCGAAGGTAATCACGATGAATAAAGTCGTGATTTGGGATAGCAAAGAAGGGTTAAAAACGCTTGAATGAACCTGAATAAAGAAGGGAAAAGTAATGGATACTATGGCGACTGTGGACTTGACCAGGCGCCCTGTAACGATTTTGGACCTGGCTAAGTACAGAGGCGTGAAAGCAAATGACGACGGTTCGATTACCGGAGGGGAGTTCGAACGGGTCGGCCTTGCTATCATGGGTGGCTGTGAGGTGTGCGGCGCATCGATTGCGGCGTACAACGCATACCCGTGCAAGACCGGGTATTGGAGATGTTCTGGTTGTCTTTCGTACGAATTGGCCTGGTTTGATGTGAAGCAAGCGGACAGGGAAATTTTCGGAGAGGACTTTTGCCCTGTCTGCGGAGAGAAGCTGGATGAGCCATGTCTGTGGCATGAGCACGAGGTGGGCGGATGAAAAGGTATCCGGTCTATTGTAGCTGGTGTGAGGCTGAAGGACGAAAGACCGTGGTGAGTATGTCGGAGGTGGAGCATAGCCACGGCATCTGTCCGGAACATCGAAAAGAGCAGCGCTTAGACATGGAAATTCGACTGGCGAAAAAGAAGTTGGAGGATCTTGCTGCAGCATAAAACCGAGAGCCCTTGTTCGTTTTGGACAGGGGCTTTTTTAGGCGTATGTGAGGAAGATGGAACAGAAGGATCTGCATAATTTACCGTTCTGGCCGGAGATTGAGAAGAAGCTGAGGTCCGGAGAGCAGGTGCTCCCTATTTCGAGGAACCTTCAGGAGCAGGGATACTTCACTGACATGAAGCTATCTGCACTCAATATGGCCTTGACCCGGGCAAAAAACAAACTGATTGGCAAGCCATCGGAATGGACGATAGCCAAGGTCAATTATTTGCTGAGAGAGGCGCTGAAGAAAAATCCAAAATTGAACAAGTACATAAAGAAGATTTCGACGAAGGTTGATGCATTGATTGAGCTCGAGACCTTATACCAGCTTCAGGTGAATCGCATTTGCAAATGGCTTGAGCTGGAAGAGACGATGAAGGGGGATGCCGGGGTGAGCATGCCGCTGACGCAGACGCGGGATGAGGTGAAAGAGGCGAGGTCGACGCTTGTGGCGATTTACGAGATCCAGGCGCAATTGGGTCTCGTTGATCGGAAGCCCGAGGAGTTGCTGTTGCGGTTTGACGACAAGCTGAAACAGATGCCGCCCGAGAAACGTGAAAAGCTCCGGCAGGTGATCAGGCTGATCAAGTCGGAGCGGGGAGTTTACGAGAGGCCAAAGGCGCAGCAATTATTGAATGAAGGACGAGAATCATGAAGGTAGAGAGCATCTTGTATGATCTGGAAGATCAGGAGCTTGACTTGCTGGAGAGGGCCCTCGACGACCCCGCCTTTATGAATCAACTGTATGAGATAGATTACGAGTGGAATCCTGTCGACATAGAGACGTTCGTGACGGACGAATATTTCATGGGCCATGTCGGGCAGTCGATCTGGCCGCGGATCATGGATGATCTGATAGAATTTTTCGAGGGAGATTACTACGAGGCGATTCTGGCAGGCAGTATTGGGTCAGGGAAAAGTACGTTCGCTGAATTGGCGATTCTGTACATGGTTTACCAAGTATCATGCTTCAGGGATCCGGCGAAGATGTACGGGTTCAAGCCGGGAACGACGATCAGTTTCGTGAATCTGTCGGTCAGGCAGCAGCAGGCGAAGAACGTGATTTTCAAGGACTTGATGAACGTGATCAAGATGAGCCCGTATTTCAACGAACAGTTCAAGTTTGATAAGCAGTTGGTGACGGAGCTGCGGTTCGACAAGAACGTGTGGCTTGCTCCCGGTTCGAGCCTGGACACGTCGATTCTTGGGTTGACGATATTCGGAGCGTGCATAGACGAGGTGAATTTCTTTCCCGTAGTGATGAAGAGCCAGGCGAGAGAGGCCAGGTTCACGAAGGGCGTGTTTGATCAAGCCAAGAGCCTGTATAAGTCGCTTTCGAGAAGGATCAAGTCGAGGTTTATGACGAGGGGCAAAATTTTGCCTGGGAAGCTTTTGATGATGTCGAGCTCGAGGTACCCGGATGAATTCACGGAAGAAAAGATCCAGGAAGCTGAGGAGAATAAAGGGATTTTCTGGCGGCGGTATAGTCTGTATGGCAACAGGCCTCCGGGGACGTACAGCAGCAGGATGTTCAGAGTGCAAGTAGGCAGAGGGGATGTGGTTGCTAAAGTCCTGGAGGATGGCGAGGAAGCTGCTGAAGGCGCGAAAGTAATTGATGTGCCTATGGATTTTTATGATGAGTTCAAGAAGGATGTTCATGGGGCTTTGCAAGAGATCGCCGGGGAGCCTGTTGAAGCGATAGAGCGTTTCATCAGGAACATAGAGAAGATTTTCGACTGCAGCAGCCGGGACAGGAAGCACCCGTTCAGCCAGGAGATGACGACGCTGAAAGAGGGGCGGATCTTGAGGGAGGTGCTGTGCAAGAAGTCGGATGAAGGGGTTATGGTGCCGAAAGTCAATCCGAGAGCGCGGCGCTATGCTCATATTGATTTGGCGTTGACGGGCGACAGCGCGGGTTTTGCTATGGGGCACATGGCCGGAGTCACGCAAGTCCAGAGGATCGATTACGAGTTGGGAGAGCCCGTGCTGGAATCCATGCCGGTGGTGTACGTCGATTTCATGTTGGAGGTGACGCCCCCTGTGGCCGGTGAGATTATCATTGGCGATTTTCGGTCGCTGATCTATCAGCTGGTGGCATTGGGATTTGTGTTCGAGAGTGTGACCCTGGACGGATTTGAGAGCAGAGACACGATGCAGATATTGAGGGCCAAAGGGATCAAGGGAGATTATCTGTCCGTTGATACGAGCAGGGAGCCTTACGAGAATCTGAGGGATGCACTCTACGAGGACAGGCTGAAGATGTATTACTACCAGCCGGTGATCGACTGCCTGTTGAGCCTCGAAGATTACCAGACGAAGATTGATCACAGACCAGGGGGCAAAAAGGATGTGTCGGACTGTGTAGCGGCCGTAGTGTACAAGATACAGGAGGATTATCGAAAGCCGGCGCCTCCTCCACCTGCGAGGATGGGGTACGTGGAAGGAAAGAGAGAACCTGTTGGTCATCCGGAAGTTCCTGAAACGGAGAAATGGATACTTGAGTGATGGATGCTGAAAAAAGACAAGAGCTTGAGGCGCAGAGAGTTCAGCTGAACGCGCAGGCAAAATTGATGTTGGAGCGGCTGAAGGATGCTGAACTGGACGGTAAATTCGAGGAAGTGGAGAAAGTAGGTAGAGCGTTGGAGGTATTGAAGAGAAAGCAGAAACGGGTCTTGCGAAAGCTTGGTTTGTACAAGTTCTCGGAATCGGAGACGGTGGAGTTTGAACCTGGCAGATTTATGAGTGCAGAGCAGTATTATTGGCTATTAGACGAGTGAGGACCGCGCTGCAAATCGCTGTAAGCGCGTGTATCACGGGATTTTGCAGGTATCATAACAAGGAGGTGGGCCATGGGGGAAGGCAGAGATTTTGTAAGCGTCCATCGGTTTGCGAAGATGTTGTGCGTTTCCGTGAAGACGGCGCGCAGGTGGATAGACGAGGAGAGCGCGATTTTTGCCGGACAGATCATGCGGCAAAACAAGACGCTTTACATAGGAAGTGGAGCCATCAATGAACTTCTATCCGCTTACACAGTGGATTACGAAGAAGCAAGCATCTGAGGTTTTAGATGTTTGCGTAAGATCCTTGGAACGTAGGATGAAGCTTGACGAGGAATTCCCGAAAGCGTTCAAGAGGAAAGGTGTTGTCAGGTTCAGGAGAGAGGATATTGAGGCGTATCGAGAAAAAGTGGACAGAGAGCGACAGGATAGATTGATTTTTGGAGATTAGACCTGTTTAATGGATGCGGGAAAGGCAGCTATTGCCTTGGCGAATCCATAAACCCGAAAGGCAGATCGCGCCTTTCGGGTTTTTGTTTTTGAGGTGAGCGGAATGCCAGATCAAAAGAAGAACGTAGGGTTGATAGGCCGGATCAGGAGCTTGATGACCCGGAGCGTGGATAAGGTCCCGGACGAAATAATGCCCGATGAAAAGACGGTAGAAACAAGCACGGAGACGGGCCGGGGTGCGGGAGAAGACCGTGGGATTGCTGATGTTTATTATGAGAAGGTGAAAATCGAACGGACCCGCATGGCGGCTTATGCGGATTACGATCTCATGGACGAAGAGTTTCCGGAGCTTTCGTCTGCACTGGATATTTATGCCGACAACGCGATAGCGGGAGATTCGGATGAAGAAGAGGACAAGTTTGCGATCGAGTGCGAGGACGACAAGGTGAAGGAAGTTCTTGAAGACACGAACAAACGTGTTGATATGCACGGTATCCTTTGGCCGACCGTGAGGGATATCTGCAAGTACGGGGATGAATTCGAAGAAATTGTCGTCAGCAACGACGACCTGATAGTGCGGCTGAAATCGCTTCCCCAAAATCAGATGTACAGAAATCAGGACAAGTACGGGAGGCTGGATCAGGAAAAGGCGTTCATTCAAAAAGATGACCAGAAGGTTTTGGCTGAGTTCGAGCCGTGGCAGATCGTGCATTTTCGTAACCGGGTGAGCCGGAAGTACCAGTATGGCCGGAGTATCCTGGCGCCGGCGCGGAGGCTTTTTCAACAGCTGCAGATGATGGAAGACGGCATGGTGGTTAGCAGGCTGTCAAGGGCTCACATGCGGTATGTGCATAAAGTGGATGTGGGAGAGCTGCCCCCGGTCGAAGGTGAAGCCCTTGTAGAAAGGGTGATGAGAAGAACGAAGAAGAAAAGGTATCTGAACCCGATCACAGGGAAATACGACGTGAAATCGAATCCTCTTGGCTCCGAAGAGGATTTTTTTATTGGCGTGAGGCAGGGAAGTCCTGCGGGGATTGAGCGGTTGGAGGGACAGACGAGCCTCGGTAACATTGGGGACGTGGAGTATTTTCAGAACAAGATGTTTTCCGTGATTAAGGTGCCGAAGTCATGGCTCGGCCTGGAGAAAGACGTGTCAGCGAAGGCGATTATCACGAACCAGGATGTCCAGTTTGCCAGGACGGTACGGCGGGTCCAGAATTACGGAGTGAAGCCAGGGCTCCGGAAGGTGTATGACATCGCGTTGTTGCTCCAAGGCTATGATCTGACGAAGGTGGAGTATTCGATTTACCTGCCGGGAATCAAAACGATCGATGAGGTAAGAAGATGGGAGGTCGAGAAGGCGAAAGCGGAGATTGCGAAGATTTACGGAATTGATCTGGATGTGCTGACGGATGAATTCGTGCTGTCCTATTTCCTGGGCCTGTCTGATGAGGAGATCAAAGAGTTGATCGGCAAAAGAGGCGAGAAAGAGAGCCCAGGCCAGAGGGCGAAGGAGAGAGAAGTTGCCAAGCAAATAGCCAAAGGGCCCGGTGCGGAAAATCGAATGGTCGCGTTGATGGGTGTGCTTCACGAGCTGCGAGATATTGTGAATATGGAGTTGGAGGACAGGAAATACCGGAAGCTCGCTGCAAACGCGTGATCTGCAAACCGTGTGCATTTTGGCGTTGAAAACACCCATACCTTTCTATTGGTCTTGAAGAAAAGATATGAAATGAGCGCAAACAGGTAGCCTAAAGATGATCCACGAAGACCTTTTATCCGTAATTGACGAAATCGAGGGAACTTTTGGGGAACTGCTGAATCTCACGAGTAAAGCGGGCAAAAAGCAAGAAAGTCTTGATGAGACCAAATCGTACGGCAAACGTCGAAAATGGTATGGCGCCAAGGGAGATCTGACCGCTGCTGCCCGTGAGATAGGCACTGTGCAGATGATCGATAAAGCGAAGAAGGTTGCTTACTCGGATTTAATGCGGAAGAGGAACAAGCTGGAAGGAAGAGTGCTGGATTTGATGCAGCAATTGGATGAGGGGAAAATAAGCCTGACGCAGCTCGAGTGGGCTTTGAAGGTTGAGCTCGCCGGCGCGTATCAAGATGCATACGTACTTGGGCAAAGGGCGGTTGGTTATACGGGTGATTTGATGGATGAAGATATCGCGTTCCTGAAAAGCTTCAGGAGAACCGAGAATCAGTACCTGCGAAATTTCATGGGAGCGATAGCGGCCGACAAGCTGGTCATGGATAAGATGGACCGGATCAAGATGTATGTGGATACTGTGGGGTCTGTGTTCGAACACGCGAGAGCTGAGGCTGCTCCTCCATGGGTGAAGATTTACTGGGTCCCGACAATGGGTGCCAAGCACTGTCCGGACTGCCTGAAGCTGGCGGTGGGATCGCCGTACACGAAGGAAAGTTTACCGACAACGCCGCGGGCCGGGGATACTCAATGTCTTTCGAATTGCAAGTGCAAACTGATGATCAGGTTCAAACGGATCGAGGAGGAAGGAGGTCCCGAAGAGATTGCCATACCCGGAGAGAAGCCCCCTGGTGAAGATTACGAGCTGCATCCCGAACTGTACGATAAGTTCAAAGGGGATGTGCCGGAGTTTCGATATTTTCTCGACAAGAATCTTGGGGATGAAAGGGCTGCCAGGAAAGAGTTCGTGGGTGCTGTGAAGAAAGCAGGAGTGGGCTTTACGCCCTCCAACTATGACGATCCGTACAATGCGCGGTTTTTCAAGTCGAACAGGATATGGAAGGATGTTCAGGGTATTAAGGAGCTTGAAAGAACGATTGATCCGACGAGTCCTGACCGCAAGACGCTTAGAAAGGACAGGCAGACTTTGATGAGGGACCTTCTGGGTGTGAACAAAGCCCTAAGGAAAGATGGTCTGCGCTGGATCCGACCTGATGGGTATGGTGGATACACTGTTGGTGAGCACGGCAGGCCCAGTTTTTTGTACCCAAAGTAATAGGGAGGCGTTGTGTATTGTGGAAAGATCGGAATTGATTAGCGAGATAACGGAGCAAGTCCTGAATATTTTCGAAGGTGGACCTGGCTCCGGCCACTGGGGGCACAAGGGAAGAAAGGGTAAAAAGGGCGGATCTGTATCGGGAGGACCTGCAGGTAAGTTGCCTGCCGAATATGAGAAAGTAACGCGGGCGCAGAAGATACAGCAGGCGAAATATAGCGATATAAGCAGTCAGATGGCGAAAAACCTGGGAGAGATAAAAGGAAGGAAGCCGGTGATGAGGTCTGTTAAGGGGAAGGTGAGCAAGGAGAACGTCGAGATTATTGGCAGCAATATGAGGAAGGAATTGTCAGCGTATAGATCGTATCTTGCCGGAGATACAATGGATTTGATGCACCAGTACATTAATTGCACGGAGAAGACGCTGGGAGATCACGTTGGAGAATTCGCAGGAGTCTCGGCAAAAGACATGAATGCCATGTGCGTTGACAGTGTGCGGAAACTGATTCACCAGGAGATGGAATCGAACAGGCAGCAGTTCACCGATCACGGGATTCGACATATCGTGAAAAATACGCTTACCCAGAAGAAGATGATGGATGTTCTGAGCGATCAGGGGATAAGGATCAGCGGACGCGAACGTTTGATGGGAAATTTTATCATGGTAAATCACGACGTGGGCTACACCGTGCCGCTTGTCAGAGAGGGAGGCCTCAGGGGAGTCCTGGCGTCAAAGGATCATCCGCTTTACAGCATGAAAATCGCAGCGGATCAGAGAAATATGTGGAATGTAGGCAAGATATTTTCCAGGCAGGAATATCAGCGGGCGCTGAACATAATAAGAACGCATGATGCGACAAATCTTGATATCTCTGATTCGCTGGCGCTGACCACGAGACTGTCCGACAATCTTTCGCTTTTTCACCAGGAGAAGCTGCCATCGATGTTTCAGTATATTGCCGGAGGAAGATCGATCCTCTCTGGAATGGCTGTTGCTGCAGCGAAAAAAGACACGGCTAGATTCGATGTGCTGAGAAACAACCTGCATAAAAAGATTGATAAGGCGAACATCAGTGCTCCCCTGAGGAGAGATTTAAAGGCGGCAGTGAAGGAGATTTCGTATTTGACGCCGAAGTTTACGGTCGGTGTTTTAGCCGGGGAGGTTGAGTCGATTGGGCATTCGGCGAACAGCATGATCGTCGTGAATATGAAATTCAACAAGTACGACAAGTTTTTGCAGAAGATGTTCGATATGGGGCAGAAGCAGGCGAGGAAATTCTTGGAAGATTATGGCGTCAAGGATTTTACGAAGAAAAAGTACACGTTAGGTGTGCACGGCAGGAAGAGTATTGTGGAGTTGAATGTTCTTGGGGTGGGCAAATGATCGGGCGGGAAGCGCTTGTGAGAGAATTGAGTGACGGTATAATTCGTGGTCTTGATGAAGGAGGCTCGGGCTCCGGCCATTGGGGACATAAGGGTAGAAAGGGCAAGAGAGGCGGTTCAGCGCCGGGTGGCAGTGATTGGGCGAGCAAAGAGTTCAGAAATATCAAGAGAGATCTAGGGCTGGCAGGCAAGGGTTTGGAATACAGAAAAAAGGTTGGAATGCTGGCGCGACTGGCGATTTTGCCCAAGAGCGTCGAAGATCCTGCAGGAGTAATCAAGCCGGGTGGCAAGAACAGAGAAGGCCGGTGTTATGAATTTTCCGGCCGGATGGTTGTGGATAATCTGGGCTGGAAATTGGTTCATGGCACGATTTTTCCGCCAGTGGGACCGTTCATGGATACGGCATTTGCCCACGGTTGGGGTGAAAAAGGCGATCTGGTTTACGACGGCGTGTTTAACCATTTCTACAAGAAAGAAGACTATTATCGGGCCTATTTGCCGAAAGGCTTGAAGAAATATCACAGGGCCGAAGCAAGCAAGAAGGCCTTGAAAAACAAGCACTGGGGGCCTTGGGAATGAAATCGAAGGATGAGTTTACCAAGAAAGCCAAGTTGAAAATCCCTATTTCTTACAAGGACATGAGAAAAATCAGGAAGATAGCGGGGGCTGCAATTAAAAAGGGGGGAAGATCGATGACAAGATCAGCATTAGTAAGAGAGATCGTGCAGGCTGCGACGGAAGCCTTGGGAAAGGGGGGAAGTCGGGAAAGAAAAGGAGGGGCTGAAAACTGTGCCTGCCCGAATTCCAAGTGCAGTGAGTATGGCAAAGCTGTTCCGCATCAAAGAGGCGTACCGTGTAACACGATGAAATGTTCCAAGTGCGGGACGGCATTGACTGGTCTGGGTGCCCCGAAAAGCAAGATCAAGAAGGAAACGGCTGTGATGCAGGGATCAAGTTTCAAGGAAGGTGGTGACGGTTCTGGCCATTGGGGGCACAAGGGTAGAGCCGGAAAGTGGGGCGGGTCTGCTCCTGGGTCTGCTGGAGTTACAACGAAAGTGTCGTTTGACGATCTGCAGAAAGCCGGTATTGGTGGATTGGGAAGTATTGAGGGAAGTCTTGTGAATTCGCCAGGCAAGGAAACGAGAGCTTATCTGTCAGCGAATGTGAGGCATGTCGGTAAAGATGGCAAAGAAAATCATTTAATGCTGGTAAAAAGCGCTGATTCTGGCCTCTGGTCCCCCGTTGTCGTGAAACGTTCGGAGATAAAGAATTACAAAGTTTCTGGATTTCCAGCATGGGAGATGAAGACAGATGTGCCAAAGGGAGGCCATATAAGGGAAAGTGATAAATATTCGACCGTGTGGATGATCAAAAGGCGTAACACGCCAGCGACAAAGTACGGAAAAGTGATCGGATACGGAGAAAAGCTGATATACGCGCCGACAAAGGCGCGTTCAGCCAAGAGTTTTGACGAAATTGAGGCTGGGTACCCGGAGCTGTTTGGTAAGCTGGGTGGGTTGGTGGCTAAGTCCAAGAGGGAACAGAAAGGAAATGGAAAGACGGTTTTAACCAGCGGAATTATCCGGTCAATCATGGCCGAATTCGGTTTTGAATGGATCGAAGAAGGTGGCGCGGGCTCGGGTTTCTGGGGGCATAAAGGGAGGAAGGGCAAATGGGGAGGTTCGGCGCCTGGCGGTGTAGCGAGCGGCGGCAAGATCAATATGGAGAAGTACCGGAAGCTGAGCGATGGTTCGAAGGAGGGAGTTCTGCGGAAGGTGGTAGAGAATTACAAGGAGAGGTACACGCGAATTGCACAGATGAAAGGAGCGGCGTCGGAAGCAGTTGATCTGAACAAAAAGATTGGAGCCTTTGAAGGTATTCGGCGAGCGTATATTACCAAAGCCGGGGGATTACAGGGAAAAGAGAAGCGTGCGGTGTTGCATGCGTGCGTTAATTTGCAGAACAGGGCGTCAATTGCTGCTCGGCAGAGAGACGGGATCCTGAAGATGAAAAAGGCTGCATAAGGGGAGGTGATTTTATGGGACTGCTTGATGATATGCTGAAAATGATCGATGACAGCAAGGATTTCCCGGACAAGAAATCGAGAGATGAGGCAAAAGAAGCCGTGAGAGAAGCCTTCAGGGAAGAAGGAGTTGGTGCGAAATGATTTTTGATCCAGGCCGTGGAAACGGAGAGAATAAGAAAAAGCTGCTGAAGGCTGTACAACAGCATCTGGCGAAGGTAGCTGATGACGATTTTGACGGCGACGTGGTTATTGTAGTGCGGAGAGGGTATTTTGGCAGTGTGAAGAAATTTCCGCGGTCGAGTGTGCAAAAGTTCGATCCCCGAAGTGAAACTGGTGAGAAAAAGCTGTTGATTGAAAGTTAAATGGACAGGAAGCGACAACGCTGATTGACAGTGTAGTTTATTACATATTAGAGTAGAAGCCACATAAGCCCCTGTAACTCCTCATTTGATCAGCCCTAGCCAGAGACGATTGGAGGGAAACAATGCTTTTCCCTCCGATCGTCGCCCCAAAATGGGCAGTGTAATAACGCAGGTTAGCTGTTCCAAGTAATTGGAGCGGCTATTTTTTTACGAGGAGAAAGAGATGCCTTGGAAGACTGTGAGTGCCGCAAAAAAGGCTGGCGCGATTATTAATTATCAGAAGAAGCCGATTTCGCTTTCGGCAATCAACAAGCTCTATGAGATTTATGATGCAATCAAGGCAGATGGGAAAGCTGATGATCCGATGGCTGTTGCCATGGATAGCTGGAAGGATCTCATCGAGCTGAAGAATGGACGGTGGGTTTTGAAACCGAAGAAAAAGACGGAACAGGCGGAAGTGGAATTGGCCATACCGGCCGGGATATCCAAACTTGGCGACGGCAGTGTTGAAGCTTTCAAGGAAATGCTTGCGAATAACCTGAAGGATTATTTTGGCAAAGGCTATTACGTGTACATCGTGTCGACGTACCGGGACAAGGTGTATGTGAGCGTCGAGGATAGCAAGACGTACAAGATCGTTTATTACGAGGTGCCGTACAAGATCACAAAGTTGGGCATTGAGCTGGGAACGATTACGAAAGTGGAGAAAGTGACCAAGTTCCAGAGAGCGGAGCAGAATAACCGTGATTTCAGGCAGAAGGTGCGGGCGTTCGTGACGGGTGGAGGAAGTCTGGCAGAAGCAGTGAATTCGGCATTCAAGCTGCGGAGGGAGATCATATGTCGGCCCGGGTAGAGCTGAAAGAAATCTTCGAAGGGAAGAGCATCATTCTCGAGGAGGAAGTTGTTGAGGCCGGCAAAGTGGTCAAGCCGATGAAGATCGGCGGTGTGGCTTCCAAGGGAAATGTTTTCAACAAAAATGGGCGCTATTACTCGACTGGCTTGTGGGAAACAGAGGCGAAGCGCCTGATGCCTCTGGTTGAAGCGGGCAAGTTTCTTGGAGAGCTGGATCACCCGGATGATGGCAAAAGCAGGCTGTCCAGGACGGCTATAAAGTACACGAAGCTGTTTACAGAAGGAGACCTTTTCAAGTTCGAAGCTGACGTCCTCGAAACCCATGCAGGCAAAGATCTGAAGGCTGTGTTGAGAGGTGGTGCTTCTGTGGATATCAGCACGCGGGGATTTGGGAGTACGAAGAGGCAGAAAGTCGACGGGCAGGAAGGGGAGATTGTTCAGAAAGACTTCGAGCTTGTCGCGATAGACGCGGTTGCTGGGCATAGCAATCTTGATGCGGAGATCAATTATTTTCAAGAGAGTAAACAAGGAGGTAGCGACATGGACCTTGAAAAATTCAAGAAAGATCATCCTGATCTTGTTGAGGCGATTGTCAAGGAAACGGAAGAGCGTGTCAGGAAAGAGGTCACAAAAGAGGTGACGGACAAGCTGACCAACGAGTTCGAGAACAAGATCCTGGATGAAATTGCGAAGAACCGGGACGATATCGTGAAAGAGGTGACTGCGGAAGTGAAAGAGAACCTGGTCCCGAAGTACGAGGAATTCGAGAGCATGCTGGGCGAAATCGCTGATATCGTGAAGGATTTCATTGGCGAGAGTCAGGATGGACCTCCTCAAAAGGACGAGCAGGTTTCCAAGCTCGAAGCACGGCTTGATGCGGTCGAAAAAGAGCGGAATAAGCTCAGAGAAGATCTGGGAAAGGCGACTGAAAAGATCGACCGGCAGGAAGTCAAAGAGCACCTGGAAGAAGTCCTGAAAAACGAGCCTTTCAAAGCTGTGTTGAAGGAAAGGCTTGGCAGCTGCAAGACCAAAGAGGAAGTGGATCAACGGATCGAGGAAGAGAAGAGTTACGTCAATAAGATCGTCCAGCTGAAAGAGACGCCCAGTGGGACCGGACACGTGGATGATCAGGATGATGCTGACAAGAAAAAGAAGCAGCTGACTGAGGACGAAAAGCTGAAACGAAAGCAGCAACGTCTAGCGGGCATTGCTGTTTAGATCTGGACTCTGTGGAAGAGACGAGACGAAAGGAGGGTCCTGAAATGGAAGTCAAAAGTCTACTATTGCCGGATGCAAATCCGTTTGCGGAAGTGGAGGAGCGCAAAAAGCGATGGAGTTATCTGACCGAAGGCGTGGAAGGAAAAACTCTGGGGATCGTTGACCAGTACGGAAAGCATGAAAGCCCCGAAGCTGCGTTGCATCGGCGCATCGTGACGGAGATTTTGCTGGACAACCTGAAGTGGCATCTGGAAACGACTGCGTACACGGATGTTGCGGCAGCTGCTCCGTATATTTTCCCGATGGTCAGGCGGGTTTTTCCGAAGCTGATTGTGAACGAGCTGGTTTCGATGCAGCCGATGAACGTGCCGGATGGAAAGGTTTTCTATCTAGATTTCTATCGTTCCGCGAGTCCCGGATCTTCAGGTGATCGGGTGGATCTCAGTGATGATGCAGCTTATGGAGATCGATCGCCGGGCGGTGCTGTGGCAGAAATGACGTTTAGGATCGCCAGTGAATCGGTGTCGGCGAAGGAAAAAGCGCTGAAGGCGAAGTGGCAGATAGAAACACAGCAAGATCTGAAGGCTTATCACGGTGAGGATGCCGAAACGCTTTTGATGGGTGTCACGTCCAATGAGATCATCCGAGAGATCGATGCGGAGATCCTTGCGGATATTCTGGCGGGTGCCACTGCCGGCAACGTGAATTGGGTGTATACCGTGCCGGCGAGCGGTCCGTATTCCACGCTGGATCCGAAGGTGTACAAGGAGACCCTGTACGATGCGATCACGGACGCAAATAACCTGATTTTCAAGAAGGTGTACCGAAATGCGGCCTGGATCGTAGCCGATGCGGATGTTTGCGCGAGGCTGGAGAAGCTGGAGAAATTCAAGCTGTTCGAAGGCGCAGACGCAGCAACAGAGAATATCGGGGTGATCCGTTTCGGGACCCTGGCGCAGAAGTACAAGGTGTACAAGCATCCGTGGTTCACGCCGAACAAGATCCTGATGGGTTATAAAGGGACGAGCTGGATCGAGACCGGATACGTGTATGCGCCCTATATCCCTCTGTACACCACGCCGCTGATTATGGACCCGGATGATTTCACGCCGCGTCGTGGCGTCATGACCCGGTTTGCCAAAAAGATGGTGGGCGGGAATTACTTCGCCACCGTGACCCTGGTAGCCAGCTGATCAGGCATGCGGTGTTATGGCAGAACAAGACAGGCTTGGTTCAGGTTTTTTATGACGGCCAGTTGGAGCCTGTCTATGTGAAACCGCAGTTCGCAATAAACGATATTGATCTGGCAGGCGTGAGATCGGTTCCGAACTTCACGCCTGCCGAGTCGGTTGTCAAGATTTTGCAACGGAATCCGGAAGCCAGCCTTTGCCTGGTCCGGACCTCAAGCGTCGGCGACATTCTTCTAATGACGCCGATGTTCTATCGCATAAAGGAGCTTTTTCCTTTGTGCCGTTTGCTTTTTGCGACGGTTCCGCATTACGAGCCGTTGTTTCGTTATTTTGATCTTATCGAAACGGTTAAAATCAAGCTTGTAGAGTACCAGGATTACGATTTCGGTTACGATTTCAACCTGGCGCTCGAACGGGCCGAAAGAGCGGGCTGGGGAAAGCAGTATCACCGGTCTGCTATCTATGCCCGTCTCCTTGGCCTTGAGCTGACCGAGTACAGGTATGCCCTGGCTTACTCGGAGAAGGAGAAGAGGATGGCCGAACAGATCCTTGTTTCGAAGGGATACACCGGAGGCCCCCTTGTTGCTTTTCAGCTCCGAGGCGCCAGCGCCCAGCGCAGTTTCCCCCTGTCTAAAGCAAAGAGAATCATCGAAAAACTGAGCGAGAGAGTGCAGGTTGCCTTGATTGACGGTGATCCGTCTGTTGGGTGGACGGGATCCAACGTAATCAACCTGTGTGGGGCTACCGGTTTGTTGGAATTGGCAGCGGTGTTGGATATGTGCGAGCTTGTCGTCAGCACGGATTCCGGACTGACGCATATGGCAGGATCGTTGGGCAAGAAAAACGTGGCGTTTTTTGCGTGTATTCCTTCGGAGAACAGGGTGAGGTATCCACACTGCAGGGTGGTTGATTTGGCTACACTTCATGGTTGCAGGCCGTGTTGGGAGGATGGAGATCGGTGCGGGAGGGGTTGGCATTGTCTTCAAAAAGCCGATGAAGGCGTTGTTTATGAGAGGATAATGGAGAGCTTGTGAATTCCAGCGATGAAAAGAAGACGGTGATTGTTCTGGGAATTGCCCGAAGTGGAACGTCCATGGCTGCCGGCATGCTCCATCTTATGGGCGTCGATATGTGTCCGGAAAGGAATCCTTCGACACAGAATCCCGGAGGGAGTTTTGAAAACCGGGAATTCATCGCTCTCACCACGAAGATACGAGCTGACGGAAGGCCGGATGGTGAGCTGAAGGAGACGTATACCGATGAAATCAAGCGTCTTCTGGAAAAACATGGGGCGGGACAGAAGCTATTTGGCTGGAAGAGTGCTTTGACGCATTTTTCTTTGGATCTTTTCTTGCCGCATATTCGTCATCCTTATCTGGTTTTTGTCTTCAGAGACCCGCTGGAGAATGCCCTGTCTCTCCTGACACACAAGAAAGTGGTGTACAGCTTGGAATCTTCATTGGGCAGGGAGCTGGTTGAAATCGGTGAGCAGGTGGCTGTGTTAGGGCGGCTGATGGGAAATCATTTGGAAGTGCCGCAAATCAATGTGAGTTATGAAGGGATCCGAAGAGACCCGGTTGGTGAAGCCCGTCGCTTGGCGGCTTTTCTTGATTTGGATCTGCGTGAGGAACAGGAGAGACAAATTTATGATTTTATCATTCCTGATTACAGGAGTTGGGGAAAAGAATTGGTGATTTTTGAAAAAGCTTTAAAGCGTTCAACAGCGGAATCGGCCTAGAATGAGAGATCCAACATGAGTGAGAGTTCGAAAATCAGAGAAAAAGTGCTGCGGTATTGCAGCGGGCTGGGTGTGGATTTTGGTTGTGGCGATGACAAAATAAAGGCCGAAGCCATTGGAGTAGATTTAAGAAATCTGCCGGGGGTTAGCGTCGTGGGGGATGCGTGCGGACCGCTGAAGTGGGCGCTGGATAAAACGTTTGACTATGTCTATTCAAGCCATTTTCTTGAGCATGTGGCCGACCCGAAGAAGTGCCTGCGAGAGTGGAAAAGGATTCTCAAGGCGGGTGGGTACATGATTTTGTACTTGCCGCACAAGGACTATTACAAAGAGCCGAACCCTGAGCATCTTCATGAATTGACGATGGAAATGGTGACGGACTGGCTTGTTGAGCTGGGTGATATAGAGGTCGTGGAAAGCCGCATGGATGTTGAAGGGAAAGACCGATACAGTTTTTTGATTGTTGGAAGAAAGAAAGGAGAATGAGGAGATGGTGAAGGCAAAAGTAGCGAAACCCACGTTTAGGAACAAAACGAGAATCGATCAGGTCGTTTATGACGAGAGCTTCAGCCCGATTCTTGTGCCGGCAGGTAAAACGATCAAGGGAGAGCATTTCAGAGTTTACGCGGGAAAGGGAGGGCCCCTGGAGGCGGTGGACGGGATTGAGCAGGGCAATGACGAAGATGAAAAGGAGACGAAGCTAGATGAACAAGGAAGATCTGATACAGAAATTAAGGGGTAAGATCGGATCTCCTTCAGAGTCGGAGATAGACAGCAATACGCTGGGCAGCGCGATTGACAGTGCGGTGTGGGAGTATTCGAAGTATAAGCCTAAAAAGGTTTATGCGAGCTTCGATACGGAAAAAGACGTTGCTGAAGTGTCGTTGTTGGAGAAGATAGGTTCCAGCGTGATCGAGGTGTTTGACTGCTGCTGGGATCCGATTGGCAGTTATTCCGATACGGATCTGTATGCTCTGCCCGAGTACGGAGAGGTCAGCCTGAGCGGGATTAATGTTTTCCATAACCCATCCATCGTAGTTCAGATCCAGCAGAAGTTTGAGGCGTTCAAACAGCATTTTGGCGGGGACTGGGATTTTTTCGACGGCACCCTGCGGCTTATTCCCGCGCCGACTGTCTCAGGGAAGAAGGTGGGGGTTATAGCGGCATGTGAGAAGCCGTTGAGCGAAATTCCGGCCCGGGACGAAGACGTGCTGCTTTTGTGGGCGGAAGGAGAGGCTGAAGGTATTTTGGCTTCAAAGAGGACTCGGATATCGAGTGTATCGATGGAAGGTGCCAGCATAAATTACGATGCCGATGGTGCGCGGAAAGTGGCTGAAGACAAGAAGAAAGAGTTCCGCAAGAAACTGGGGGGGCACCTGGGGGTGTTCCGTGCGGGTTAAAGAATGTTGACGACTGACGACAGGGTGATGATCGATGCTGATCTGCGGCGAGGCTGGGAGGATTTTCGCGTGCTGCAGGGGAGTCCGAGCATCGATATTCTGCGATACGATGTGACGGGCTCCAGTGATTATCTGGTGCTGGAAGGTTCGGCTACGCTGGTACCCGGGCTTTCCGGTATCGATGCAGCGGTGTTTCCGAGGGCGCGAAAACGGAAGTCGGTTCGCGGGATGATAGAGTATGAAGAGGCTGACATGGTTTTCGTGCTGTACGATCATGAGGTGTATTTGTCGGATTTCATAAGCTACCAGAACAACAAGTACGAGCCGATTCAGGTGAATTACAAGGCGTCGAGCGGCCGCTGCGTCGTGAGGGCGGGCAAGGTGTGATATGCAGGTTGGCGTTGAAATAGATTTGAAGCCGTTGATAGCCGAGGGCGCGAAAGCTCAAAAAGCGCTACAGCGTGCTTTTGGTGAGATGGTGGACCTGGCTTACTGGACGTTTCAGAACCTGATCGATTTAACTCCGAAGAGTGGGAAATCCAAGGAAGGAGACCGGGTTGCTGATTCTTGGACGTTAAAGTTCGACCATTATGTGCTGTTCAGCGAACTGGCGTGGAGCGTGTTGAGTGATGATGAGGTTGTGGGTTATCTCGAGTATGGGACCAGGGATCATTGGATATTCCCTGTGTTCGCAGAGGTGCTTCATTGGGTGGATCCAGTGACGGGAGAAGACTGTTTCAGCGCAGGGCATGTCGTTTCCGGGATAAAGCCTGTGGGAATGATAAGAAGGACGCAGGCAGGACTGGAGAAGAAGCTCAATGATTTGCAGGGAAGCGTAGCAGCCGAGTTGGAGAATTAAGGTATGGGTGCAGGGCCTTGCAGTTTACCATTCAATATCGAGAGATCGACGAACAAGTTTTTGTTCGACCAGGTGGGCGCGACGTACAAGGTCTATTTTTCTGAAAGAGCGCCTGAGAATCCGAGTATTAACCAATGGGTTGAGATGAACTGGGTAGATGACGGTCACGGACAGGGAGAACCGCTGATTTTGCAGCTGGACTGCAAGTCGAAGATCGCTGACGACGGAATGAGGCGAAAGCTGAAGGAGATGAGGGATTTTGTCATCGCTGCCATGAATGTGAACGAGATTGAGCTGTACGATTACAGTGATCCGCAGAATCCGGTGCCTTGCGAGGCGAAGATTTGTCCCAGGTTGAGAGATAACAGAAGGGGGCCCGACGAGAGGACTAATAACGTGTCCGTGATGTTTTTGACGTATCATCTGTATGTTTGGAGGCCTGATATTCTGCCGTGAAGATACTCACTGAAATAAATTATGACAGGATGACGATGGAACCGATTGTTACGGTGTTCCACGAGCCCGAAATGGATGATCTGGTGATGCCTGAGACGGAACTGAAGCTTCCAGGGCAAGACGTCGCGAGTGTGTTTGTGAGCATAATTGTTCTTTGCTGGAACAATATTGAGTATACGAAGACCTGTATCGAGTCGATCAAAGAAATGACGAAGCGGGAGATGTATCAGTTTGTGGTAGTGGATAACGGGTCGACGGACGGGACATTTGTGTATTTGCTCTCGGCATTGGACAGCGAGAAACATGTGATCGTGAGAAATCCTGTGAATAGGGGTTTTTCCGCTGGGAATAACCAGGGCCTGAAGGTTGCGGAAGGCGAGTATGTGTTGCTGCTGAATAATGACTGCAAGGTTTTCGGTGCGAACTGGCTGGATATGTTGATTAAGGCGAGCGAGAACGCGGCATTGGTGGGGGCAAGTTGCGGGAAGGTTCGGGCAGATTATCAAAATAGGCGTTTTGTACACGTCGGGCAGGGGCGGGAAACAGATCAGTGGAGTTATCTGGAAGGATGGTGTCTTTTTGGTAGGCGTAGGTTGTTTCAGGAACTGAACGGGTTTGATATGAGGTTTAATCCGGCTTACAGCGAGGATGCGGACCTGTCGTTCCGCGTCAAAAAGATGGGGCTGAAAATCAAGGCGGTTCGGCTGCCCCTGAGACACTTCGGCAATAAGTCGTTAGGCCAGCTCAGGGAAGAGTACAGCGATCAACCTGCTAAGAGTGATCGACTGCTGTTCGAAAAGTGGCTAGGAGAAACGGCGAAAAAGGATGCTGACAAAAGCAAGGTGGTTGAGGAGAGTGCAAGAAAGCCGAAGATTCTGGTGAAGCGAAGAGGAGCTAAAGGCGATGTGCTTATGCTGACACCGATCCTGAGGGAGCTAAAAGCCCGGCATCCTTTGTCCTTCATAACCGTGCAAACTGAATGTGTGGATGTGCTTGAGGGGAATCCGAATGTAGACCGGCTTGAAAAGTTTACTTCTGGTAGTAGGGGATCATTCGATTTCGCCTTTGCCCCTCGCTACGAGAGCGATCCAACAGCCAATGCGATTGATGTGATGGCGAAGCAGTGCGGTGTCGCGTTGAAAGACAGAAGAATGAAAATTGTGCTGAGTGAATCTGATCTTTTGTGGGCGAGGATGCAAGCCTCGAATCCGTTCTCGATAGCTGTGCACACGGGCAGAAGCTGGAGAAGCAGGGAATGGCCGATTGATAGGTTCCGTGAGGTATTTGAGCATTTCACGAAAAAGGGGTTCGATATCCTGGAGCTTGGAGACAGAAACACTATCTGTACCGGGATCGGTAGGGATGTGCGGGGGTGTTCAGTCAAGCAAACAGCGGCAGTGATTGATCAGAGCATGATTTTTTTGGGGATTGATTCCTTGTGCGCGAATCTGGCGAAAGCGGTGGGAACGCCGGCATGTATCATTTATGGCTGTGTTGACCCGAAGTCGCGTATTGCGGATGCAAATGAATTTCCAATTTGGGTTGAGGATCTGGATTGCAAGGGATGCAGAAACAGAACGTCTGCAGAGCATGTTGATTGCAGCAAACCGGAGATCTACTGCGTAACTCGGGTAACGGTCTCGATGGTGATTGAATTGATGGAGCGAGTTATTCAGGAGATCAATTCACAGTAAGCAAAGGAGGGAAAAAAGATGGTTTTCCCAAAATTCGGAGCAGCGGGTACCATTGAGGAGGAGAGCCACAGTTATGCGACTGAGGAGCTCGAATACCGAGATGGTTTTTCAACTGAGATTTTTGATCTGAGGCATACGGACACGCTCAGAAGGTCGAATCCCAGCTTTTGCGCGGGCACGTTCGGGATAGGAAAGTCCGACGATTCTGAAAAGAATTCGCTGGGGGTTCCACTCGAGACGGTGACGCTGGCTGAAGAGGAGGAGGCTACGGAGCCCCACAGAAGGGCAACGCAGCCGGGTGAAAGTCCGGAGCTGGGTGACAAGCTGACGTATACGGATGGCCTGATTTTTCACAGGCTGAGGAAGGTGCTGACTATCAACGGTAAAGGCGATCCTCCTGTGGGCATGGGAACGGGAAACAGAGGTGACGTGTATGGCAGCGCGATCACGATCACGCCGGCCGTGTATGGCACTGCCGGGCCGACGATCGAGGAAGGATCAGGCTGGTACGTGCGAAGGGTGGAAGTCACAAGCAGCAATACGGACTGGCAGAAGTTTTCCTGCGAGCTGGTGAAATACCAGGGGAATACCGAGGAGAACGCGCAGGAGAATATCCTGAGCCCTGATCTTTTCACGATTGCGGAGCTTGATGCAATCAGTGAGTGGTACCGGTTGAGCAGGACGATTACGCTGAACGGCGAAGGCCCGGCAAACGTAGAGGAAACAGCAGAAATATTTGACGACGTAGCATCAGCATAAGATGAGTTACTCCAAGATCATTGATCCGGCCATAAAGCTCAAAGACCAGCTGATGGAGAGGCTGTCTGACGGGACACCTGTGGTTTACGATGCTGGCTGCGCTGAAATGAAGAGATACAGGTTCTACTGGATCAATACACAGGAGCTTCAGGCCGAGATTGATGCTATCCAGGGATCGGGTTCTGGCAGCGGTTGGATCATTCGGGGAACCCCGAGCCGTGTCCCGGTTCATGACGTGATTGATGACTTATTCAATGCAACGATTGATTTGTACCGATATGTGGAGTCGTAGAAAGAAAGGGGTTGAACTGTATGGAGCCTGAAAAAACGGCAATTCCGGACGAATTGAAAACGCTGAATCCTGAAATGCAAAAAGAGGTGATTGTGGTTGGAACCGAAGCCTATTTCGTCTACCCGATGACGGAAGGCCAGGTCGAGAGGATGTCGCGAATCATATCCGAGATATTCGAGGAGATTTTCACAACGGATATGGTGTGCCCATCGTGTCGGAAGGTGTTCAGGAATGCCATGGGCCGTGTGGATGTCTGCAATCAGTGTGCAGATGCGGTGCTCGAGCCTAAGCAAAAGAGCCCTGTCGAAGCGCTGACCAGAGAGGATCGAATCGTGAAAATCGTGGAGGAACTGGTAGGGATAAAAGCCGCCAAGGTGAAAGAGGGAATGACGATCGCACAGTTCAAGCACGCGGCCGGAGTGATTTACAAGCAGAATTTCAAGGACGAAGGAGTGGTTCCGGAGGAGTCTGCAAAAAACTTCAAGGCGCTCCTGGACATGCTCGGTCTGGGAGCGAACAGGTTGATGGGAGGAAAGGCGGAAGAGGTCAAGGCCGAGGTGGAAGGCGCGTAACCATAGGTGAGATCTACGAGCAGTTCGCGCACGAGTACGGGTTTACGAGAGAATACATACAGGGACAGTGGATCAGGAAAGAGGACGGGACCAGGCAGCTGATTGGCTTTACGCGCCCCATGTTGAAGCTTTACTGGAGTAACCTCCAGAAGCGGAAAATCGAGGAGTTGAAAATCCGTATAAAGATGCTGGGCGGACAGATTAATGAGGGCGACGAGGATAAAGGCGAGATGGAAGAGGATGTGAAAGCCAGGCTCGCGGATCCGCTGAAGGATTTTCCTGACGATATTAAGTATCTTAATGAACGGCAGTGCAAGGCGAAGATTGGGATCACGAATCGATTTGGCGGCAGGATGGCCGAGGAGAAGAGATGGGATGAACGACGCATGCGAGCGTGTCTTGGGAAGTTGGGGCCTGTGGCTCGCAGATGTGCGATGAATGACGTACTCTGGGGCAGGTTTTTGAAGTACGGCGATTCTCTGACATTGGACGATGTAAAGAGGATGGTGTTTTTCGACATAAAAAGGAGAGAGCTTTATCCACCGGATTATCGGGGAACGGGGGAAGAACCGCCGCCTGAGGAGTATCTGGCCGCATTGAGGGCCCAGGGCAGGCTGGATGCCATATACAGTGAATTGGATAGGTTGTCGAGCAAGGCGTAGATAAATGCCACAAGGAAATTTTGGAGTCAGATTTTTCACGCGAGGGTATCGACAGACGTACGAAGAGATGTCGTCTATCGAGACCAAGAGCAAGGCCATGCAGACCGGCTTCATGCGGCTGGGTGCGGAAGGCAGTCGTATGGGCCCGCTTGTGTCTCGGGGGTTCGGCGTGATGGGTGTCGGTATTTCCGGCGCCATGAGTTTGTTGAGACCGTTCATGAATTTGGTCATGCTGGCGACGAAAGCTCTCGTTGGCATGGGAGCGGCTGTGGCTGGAATAGGTGTTACTTTGGCAACCAAATTTTCATTTGGTCTGATGAGGACCAGGGAAGGATTCTATCTCATCGAGACTGCGCTCGGCGGCGTGCTGAAAAGTGAAGCGGCGGTCCGCAGACTGAGTGAATGGGCAATGGAGTACGCGGCAAAGTATCCGGCCATGTACGAAGACGTGATGGAAGCCATGAAGGGTATGGCGATGATGTCTGCCTTGAAGCCGATGTTCTTGAGGGATTCGAGGGAAGAACTCGAAAAGATCATGAACATCGTGCAGGGGCTGGCGGCGTTGGATCCGCAGCAGGGTGTCCGAGGGGCCCTGTATGCGATTCGGGAAGCGCTGGCTGGCCAATGGCGGACGCTGATGTACCGGTTTGAAATCCGACCGGAAGAAGTTGCGAGAGCTGCCGGTCTTACGATGGAGCAGTTGAGAGAATCGCCTGAACTCGCAATCAAAGCGCTGGATGCATTTGTGAAGTTAAACGTTGGTGCTGAAACACTGAGAAAAACAGCTGAGAGCCTGGGAATTCAGTGGGGGAACCTCTCGGATAAGTACAAGCAGTGGATTAATATCATTGCCCAGTATGGCCCGTACCAGAAGCTTGTTGATCTTCTGATGGAGATGAACGAGTGGCTGGACAAGCTTTTGAAGAGTAAGGGTACGGAAGATTTCGGGAAAACGATAGCGCGGCTTTACATGGGGGCGATCGAAGGCGTCAGGAGCCTGATGACGAAAGGCGTGGACCTCGACGAAAAATCGTTGTTTGCGAACCTGAAGCAGATTTTCAACAACGTGAAGGATGCCTTCAAGGGGCTCTGGCGCGAGGTAGGTGGTTTGACGAAGGATGGGTTCAAGTTGATCCTGAGTTACATGGCCGATGCCATGATTTGGTTCGCGCGATCGGTGCTTATCCCCGTTGGAGCGAGCCTGGCGAAAGGTTTGCTCGAAGGTTTGAAAGAAGAGCTGAGAAAGCATCCGATCACAGCCTGGGTTCTGTCGATGGTTGTGGGAGGTGCTATTGCGAAGGGCCCGGGAGCTTTGGCGGGAGGTGCCATGTCGTCTGTCTGGCTTGCGTACGAACAGATCAAGGAGTGGCTGAAGAAACCGGAGGAAGGTGGGCCGGTGGTACGGAAGAGGATAGCACCTGAGCTGACTCCGGAGGAGCGCGAGCGAGAGGATTTGAAGACCCGGATTTCGAAGGAGCTGGACCGGCTGTGGAGAGAGTTGGAAAAACGGCTTCCCCAGGTGAAGGAGATTCCGAAGCCGGGGAAAGAAGAACCTCCTCCTCCTGAGAAAAAAGAGCCGAGCGAAGCAGAACTCCGGAAGATGGAAGAAATAAAGGAGATGAAGAAGCAGCTGACCAATCGAATCAAGCAGCTGACCCTGGAAGAATTGGATTACAGGCGATGGGCTCTGAATCAGGAAGTGCAAGCACTGTTGGAGAAGTACGCGGACGAGAAAGAAATGATTGATTTGATCCGGCAATACGAGAGAGCCCAATTGGACGAGCTGAATGAAGCCTACCTGGAAGCAATGGAAGAAAGAGAGAAAGCGCAGAGAGAAGCAAATCAAAAGTCGCTTGAAAGCTCGAAGAATTGGGTAGCCGGGATCCTGGACGGGTTGGATACCGTTGTCAAGGGAACGAGATCGGTTTTCCAGCAGTGGCGTGATCTGGCCGTGGATACTGCACAAGGGATGCAGGAGGCTTTCTCGGATTTGTTTTTTGATGCGATGCAGGGGAACCTTAAAAGCCTGAGCGATTATGTGAATGCGTTTCTGGCGTCTGTCCAGAGGTCATTTGCGGATCTCATGGCAGAGGGTCTCACGAAAGGGATAACCGGATATGTGGGAGCCTGGTTTGGTTCTCCAGGGACTGCTAAACCGGCTGCTCCGGCTGGAGTTGAAGCTATCTGGACGCATTCAGGTGGAATCATAGGCGAGACTTCATTTCCAAAAAGGACGATGCCTGCAGCGGCGTTTATGGGTGCGAAGCGGGCTCATGAGGGCCTGAGGTGGGATGAGTACCCAGTAATAGTTCAGAGAGGTGAAGAGATAATCAGCAAGCAGGATCGAACGAGAGAAATGCCTGGGCGTGACGGTTCGGACGTGACGGTGAACATCCATAATTATACCGGTCAGCCTGTTGATGTGAAAAAACGATCGGGCTTGTTCGGCGGGAGGAAGAGCATAGAAGTGACGATCGGGCAGCTTGTGGCGAAGGACGTTACGAGCGGGGGTCCGGTGTATAGTGCGATGAAACGAACGTTCGGGCTCAACCCGGCCGTAGGGAGCAGGTAATGGCAAATCCGCAGTGGCCTTCAAGCTTGCCGGCGTATCCTTTGGAGCGCAATTTAGAAGAGGCGCCGCCTGATAACGCAATCAGAACCCAGATGGATGCTGGCCCTGCCAAGGTGCGGCGAAGATTTACAGCCAATGTCAGAGATTTTCAGGTGACGTTGTATTTGACGAGATCCCAGGTGGCGAGTCTGGATGCATTTTTTCTGACCGACGTGAAAGGGGGCTCTTTGGTCTTTGACTGGAAAAATCCCCGAACGGGCAGTGCGGCGGAGCTGCGATTTGTGGGAAAGCCCCGGTATTTTCAACGGGGTGACAATTTGTACGAGGTCATGGTGCAGCTCGAGGAAATGCCATGAGGAATGTATCAAGCGCCTTTAAATCTGCCGTGTACGGGCAGCAGACGGACGAAGTTTTCATTGTGTTGATCACGCTTGACCATGACGAGCTTTCGTCGCCTTTGCGGGTGACGAGCGATGGAGTTGCTACGACGTCCGGAGGCAACACGTATTATCCGTATCCATTCGAGATTTCTGTCCCGAGTGACACAGAAAAAACGCTGACGCAAGGCACATTAACGATTGACAACGTAGCGCGAGATATTGTGGAGGCGATCAGGAGCGTGCCGTCGTCTCCGACAATAACCATAAAGATTGTGCTGGCGAGTGATCCGAACGCGGTTGAAGTCCAATTTCCCGATTACGAGTTCAAAAACATAAGTTACGATGCTTATACAGTTACGGGTGATTTGAGCGTCGAGACTTTTTTGCAGGAGCCATTTCCCGGTGAAGCCTTTACGCCAGGATATTTCCCAGGACTGTTTTAGTCAGTATATCGGCATTCCGTTCAAGTCCCGCGGACGGGACCGTAATGGTGTTGATTGCTGGGGGCTGCTCAGATTGATCTATCGAGAGCAATTGGGTATCGAGCTTCCCTCGTATGGGGAGGAATACGATAGTGCGCTTGATTATCGAGCCGTGCTGACGACGATTGAAAGACACATGCATGAATGGAAACCGGTGACTGATGCCCGGATCTGGGATGCGGTTTTGCTGCGGATCCGAGGGCTTCCCATTCATCTTGGGACGGTGATTGGTGAAGGTCGAATGATCCACGTCACCCGTGGAATTTCAACGTGTATTGAAGGATACACTTCTCCGCTTTGGAGAGATCGGATATTGGGATTTTTCAGACATGAACAACGATAAACTTCTTCCAATGATCCCCCAGTACCTGTTCGTTGCTCCACATCCTTTCCAAGTGGAGGCAATGAAGCTGACCCGCGGCGGATGGTCGATTCAAGAGCTGGTTGATGAACTAGAGCTTCATCGGGAAGGTGTTGCCGTTAGAGCCTTTGTGAATGGTGAACCGATTCATCCCGATCTGTGGCCGGTGGTGCGACCTCCGTTTGGATCGATTACGGATATTCGAGTTATTCCGCAGGGTGGTGGAGGAGATAAAGATCCGCTGCGAACGTTCCTGTTTATTGGGGTCATGGCTGCATCGATTGCCATCGGTGGATGGGTTGCTGCAGCAGAATGGGGCGGCCAGTTTTTGGGTGCGGCAGCTGCAGCTGCTACCACGATGGTTGGAACGCTGCTGGTAAATGCGATTGCACCTCCTCCCGAACCTGGACAGCTAACGGATTTGGCTGGCCCCTTGCCAAGTTCGGCTGTTGATGTGCGCGGTTTGCGCAACAGGGCGAACCCGTATGGCCCGATTCCAGTTGTACTAGGTGAATACCGGTTTGCACCGCCTTATGGTGCATATCCGTATACTGAGATCGTGGGGAATGATGTCTACATCCGTGCATTGTTTGTGATCGGTTATGGGGTTGTGGAGTTCAAGGATCTCCAAATCGGTGAAACAAGCCTTGCGGATGCAGATTATTTTGATGCGCAGTACAGTCTCAATCGAGGAGCGCCGGGAGAATCTCTGGCAATTTACTGTGCGCCGCATTATGAGGAAGCCGTCAACGTCGAGCTGACCCAAGCGGGTGGATGGATAACGCGAACGACGGAGACTGATACGGATATCATCTCGCTTGATTTCATGTTCCCTAAGGGGCTTGTTGAGTGGAGCACTTCAGGACAGCGGACATCCAGAACGGTTGAGTGGGAGATTCAGATTGCGGTAGCGGATTCGGGCGAATGGACGAATGTGTGGGATTACGTCAGCGTGAACGAGCAGACGCTCGGCCCGATGTCAGCGCCGGTAAATTACGAGCCCTGGTCATATCGTATAGTAGCATATCAATATCGAGTTTACATGAACCCGTTCACAGGCGCTGCCGCGCTTTATGGCCCATGGGTGCAGATTGCTGGAGCTTATGGCAGATGGGATGCTGTCCCTCCGAATGCGTTTGTGCCTCCAGGGGCTTGCCCCATTGCAACGATTGAAATCCCGCCTGAAGCAACTTCGATTACAGCAGGCATGATAACGGATGAACGCAGTAGTTCCTGTTATGATGGTACGGGGTTTCAAGTGGTTCCGACATCACCAGCCAGTATGAGCGTGAAGGTTTCCAGTGGATCGATTCGATGTCGGCCAAGCGCGACGGCAAGAGTAAATGAAATCATTTACAAGAATTACAACTGGAGGGTTTCTCAGGGCAAGTACGATGTGCGCGTGAGGCGGGTGACAGCCGATGCAACGGACGACCGAATCTTTGATTCACTGTATTGGGCGACGCTCAGATCAATTCGAGAGACAACCGTAATTCAAAAGGAAGGGTTGGCACTTGCGTCGATTCGAATTCGTGCAACGGATCAGATGTCGGGCATTCTCGATACATTCAATTGCGTCGTACAGTCAGTCTGCAAAGATTGGGACGGAGAATCGTGGGTCGAACGGGCCACATCGAATCCGGCATCGCTGTTTCGCCATGTGCTTCAGCATCCTGCAAATAAACAAGCAGTGGAAGATGCACGTATCGATCTGACTAAATTGCAGGAGTGGCATGAGTTTTGCGCTCCGAAAGAACACATGCTCGATAGTGGTTCGGTTGCTGATAAAGGCGGCGGACTTGTTGGTTTGCCATGCACAGGGCATACGTTTGCTGATAACGAGACGATTTTCATTGATGGTACAACGAATTACGATGGACGTTATACGGTAGATCCAGCGTCCTCGACCAATGAAATAGTCATCCAGGCGACCTATGTAGCTGAGACTCTCGATGGTGATGAACAAGTAGGTAGCGTAGGATACGAGTATAATGCTGTAATCGATACACAATCCACCGTGAGTGAAGTCCTGCATCAAATTGCTGCTGCCGGAAGAGCGTCTCCTGCTTTTGTCGATGGGAAGTACACGGTCATTATTGACAAGCCGCAATCGACCCCTGTTCAGCATTTTACGCCAAGAAATTCATGGGGATTCCAGGGGAAAAAGGAGTTCGTCAAGCTGCCGCATGCGCTTCGAGTGATCTTTGCGAATCGATGGCAGTTTTGGAAGGTTGACGAGCGCATTGTTTATGATGACGGATACAATGAGGAAAATGCGACGCTTTATGAGCGGCTCGAATTTCCTGGAGTGACGGACCCTGATCAGGCTTACAATTTAGCCCGCTATCACCTAGCCGTGGCGAAGTTGCGCCCCGAGAGATATTCTTTTTATGCGGACGTGGAAAACCTGGTAGCGACTCGAGGCGATTTGATTCGAGTGACGCATGATGTTCCGCTGTGGGGTGTTGCAGTGGGCCGGATCAAATTGCGAGCCGAATCGGGAGGGAACGTAACTGCTGTCACGATGGATAGTGTGATGACGATGGTGGAGGGGAAATCATACGCGATCCGTTTTCGTCATAGCGATGGAACGTCCTCCGTGCACGCGGTGAATCTCGATGTGGGCGAGCAGTATACGCTGACGTTCACTACGCCGATTCCCATTTCGAGTGCTCCCGATGTTGGAGACTTGGGGCTTTTCGGTGAATCTAGTTCTGAATCCGTTCAATTGTTGATCCATTCCATCGAGCCGGGACCGAATTTGACGGCCAAGATCACCTGCGTTGATTACTCGCCTAACGTCTATTCCGCCACGACGTTGCCGATCGGTGAGCACGAGAGCCAAATCACGAGCCCCTATACTGATTCAGGAAAGACCGGTGTACCTGCGATTTATCAAATTCGGTCCGATGAATCCGTTTTATATCGGGGCGCCGATGGTTCGCTTCAGCCGCGAATTGTGATCAGCCTGAGAAGTGCAAGCGGCTACAGAGCCGAAATCAGATGGACTGAGGTTCATTACCGGGTTCATGCCACCAGTGAGAATTGGCGGGTAGGATATTTCAGCGGATATCAAAGTGAGCTGTCGCTTTACGATGTAGAGCAAGGCATCGAGTATGATATTCGCGTACGATATGTGCTTCGATCAGGTGAGCTGACTGAGTTTTGCTCGACCCAGGCGCATACCGTGATAGGGAAATCCAGTAATCCTGGAGTGCCGAGCGGCGTATCGGCGACAGCGGTTATTGCCGGTATCAAGCTCAAGTGGACGAACCCGGTTGATCTCGATTTCTACGCGGTAGGCATATGGCGAAACACATCTGACAGCTTCCCTGGAGGATCGGCGCAATTCGTCGTCACAGGTGCGCCTAGCGAGACGATGGCGTTTGTCGATCGAGACGTATCCTACGATCAGACCTACTACTATTGGCTGAAGGCGTATGATACGAGCGACAACAGCAGCACACAGACAAGCTCGGTGAATGCGCAGCCGAAGAGGGCTGAGACGGATGACGTCAAAGATTACAATATTACGTCGGCTAAGTGTGCGGATGCGCTGCAATCGGAGAACTATTCTCAGGGTTCGGCGGGCTGGTACATCGGCTTCCGAGGAACTGGGGAGGGATACGCCGAGTTCAACGATGTAGTCATTCGCGGCGAGCTTACGGCGGGCGAAGTTCACATTCCCGATAAGACGACCGCGAGCAGCTTCCACGTCGATACGGATGGCGATACGTGGTGGGGTTGCAATGAGGCGAGTTTCATCAGCGATCCGGAGAACGCCGTTGCGTATGTACTGAAGGATGGAACTGCAAAATTCGTATCGGGAAAAATCGCAAATTGGACGATTGGCACGAATACGCTCAGCGCGGGTAGCATTACTCTGAACGCTCAGACGCCGGCGATCATGCTTGGTGCTGCCACAGCGTATATGTCCGGAATCGGCGTATGGGAAGGAAACGATGGCGACGCCTACAAGTGGCGCGTCGGCAATCCTGCTGGTGGTTATCTGCGCTGGACAGGGACGCAGCTAGAGCAGGATGGCGTGATCATTTCCGGATCTGAAGTTGGCAGCACGAAGTCTGATACGTTCACGATCAATAGCGATGAGAGCGACGTGAACGTACAGCTCATTTTGGATCGATTCACAGGTGGCGCAGCGACGTTTCAGTGGAATGGAACCATCGCTTCATTAGATCAGGATTTCAAGGTAACGGGGGACGATCTTTATCTCGAAACGGCTTCAACCCCGAATCTTTACATCCAAACAACAGCCGGCTCAAGCCAAGACGCCAATCTTTACATTCGTGGCGCCCGCACGACAGCCACGAACGACATGGCCAATATTCATTTGCAGAACAATGCAAACACGGAAAAGACTTTGGCGAAGATTGCTGCAGCTAATGCCGATGCTGATCTTGGCACGGATAAAGGCGAACTTCGGTTCTATACGAACACCGGATCTGCCGTAGCGCTTGCCCTCACGCTCAAAACGGATCAGACTGCCACGTTTGGGTCGTCAATTTCGGTAACAGATATTACAATCTCGGCTCCCTCTAGTGTGTATTCGCTGGATCACGATAGCTTTTCAGGCTTCGTCGCGGATGAGCATATCCCACATAGCACGGTTTCGATCAGCGCCGGCACGGGACTTTCCGGAGGAGGAACGATTGCGGCCAATAGAACGATCTCGCTTTCTCATCTTGGATTGGAGAGCCTCTCCGATCCTGGAGCAGATAGAATCTTGATCTGGGACGATAGTGCCGGTGTTGTTGCCTGGCTTCAGCTTGCAGATGAACTTTCCATCGATGCTACTCCAATCCTTAGCGTTGATCATGATAAATGCACAAACTTTGTCGCCAACGAGCATATCAATCATACCAGTGTCTCGATCACCGCAGGAAATGGTCTAACGGGCGGTGGGACGATTGCTGCATCACGGACCCTGAATGTTGGAGCAGGCAACGGCATTGCAGTCGGTGCTGATTCGGTTTCACTTTCCCATCTCGGATTGGAATCTCTCTCTGACCCGGGAGCGGATCGGATAATGTTTTGGGATGATAGTGCTGGCTATGTGACATGGCTTGCTTGCGGAAATAGTGTGGCGATCGCGACAACCACTCTGGATACGATTCAGGATATTCGGACGAGTGCAAGCCCTACGTTTGCTGGTCTCACAATCAATGGAGCCGGAGATTGGAACCTGACGGGCAGCAGCGTTATAGATGTCGATGTGACCATTTCGACCGACGTTTACAATTATGGTGTCATAGACATCGGCGGTGTCATAACGTCTGCAACTTACACGAGCAACGCGACTCTCCTCACCCTGCGGACTCTAGGCGGGGAAACGCAGGATTGGAAGTACGCGATTCGCATCATTGAAGGAATGGACACTCATAAGATCGAGTACGGAGTTTATTGCTCCGGCACGTTCGATACGTTCCTTCACATGGTTTCGGTTCCCAGTTCCTATGTAATCAACACGCCGAATTGGACGGTAACGGGAGCGGGTGCGGCGAACTTCGGCGGAACTATGACTCTGACGACGGTGGCTGCGGCGGGCTCCGATGTTGACAAGTTTTTGGTCTTGGATGGTTCCGGTAACGTGGATTATCGCACGGGAACAGAACTTTTATCGGATCTTTCGGGAGATGCGAATTCCGCATTTAATTGGAATAGCCAAAATGTCGAGGATATAGGAGAGCTAGATGCCGTAGGTTTTATGATCGGCGGAGCGGCTGATTCTCGTCGAACCTCTGGAGAAGCAATTGAATTACATGGCGGTACATCAAGCGCCTTGTTGTCTGTTCAGGATGGAAATGGGCGGATACAATTGAAATGGAATGCTTCTCAGGGATCAAGCGAAACGTATTTGACCAGCTCTGAAAATGCGTTCTTTTGGGACATGACAATTAGTTCTAGTCCCATTTGGGAAATGAAATACGCGGCTGCCGGCACAGCCAACGATCCTATTACATGGTCAGTGCTTCTAAGTTTGGAGTCATCTGGCAAATTGAATACGGGCGGTGATCTGAACGTCAACGCTACGGGGGAAGTGACGTGCGGAAGCATCAACCGCGCATCAGGCACACTCACTTTGGAAATTGGTGGAGCAGCAGTAGTTTCAGTTGCCAGTGGCACAGTTTCCATGGACGGAGATCTTCAGTTCACAGGTGCGCAGTCGATCACGACGAGCTCTGGCAATCTCACGCTTGCACCAGCGGGCGATCTTGTTTTGACGCCTGGAGGCGACGTTTATCCGGGAGCTGCGGATATCGATTTGGGCACCCTCGCGAACCGCTGGCTCGCGATTCACGGAAGAGAACTGTGGGTTCAAACCCTGGTTGCCGAAGACGTGCTGGCTACTCTCGGAGGGCACATCGTTACAAGTCCGACGTCCTATCTGACAGCCGACATCAATACGACCGTCACGACGATCACTGTTCAGCATAATCACTTTGCCGTAAACGATTACGTAATGATGATGTCCAAAGATGGCGCAACGGCCAAATTCGAGATCATGCAAATCACTGGCGGACCAACAGGAGCAGGGCCATACGACTACACCGTTACTCGTAACGTCGATCTAGGTGGTGCTGATAGTTGGTATGATGGAGACGCCGTCGTCTCGCTCGGTTATGCTGCAAGCGAGGGTTGGATCGAGCAATATTCGGTGCATGCGATTAATCAGGCAACCGTCTACGGCCCCACGGTTGTTGGATGGATCAGGACTGCAACGACGAATTGGAATGACTATACGGCGGGATGGGCACTTGGAAATCTCAACGGCGTTTATGGATACAGTGCTGACGTAATGGGCCTCGGCCTTGGCAAATACTCAGCTGAGCACATTGTCATCGATCCGACGAATGGGATCAGGTTCCGAAATAGTACCACGGTGATGGGGCAGCTCAGCAGCACGACTTGGACTCTGGGAGATACCTCTGGACAGAACGTTGAGATTACATCGGGTGCTGTATCGATTAAACAAGGAAGTGATACTTATACGTATTTGAGTTCCGGACAGTTGTGGTTAGGTTTGACTTCGAGCGGCCAGTACATGGTCATCGATTCGAATGGTGTGAGAGGATACGGGAACTTCTCGAAGAAGTTTGAGTTGAAAAGCACAGGTGAGGCTTACGTCGGAGATACGAGTTCTGAGCATGTAGCCGTCGATAGTTCCGGCGTCAGTCTATATGACGGGGGCACGTTGTATGGAAGATTCGCACTAACGACAACTCTTGGTGCAACGGCCAGCGAGCATATAGAAATAACTTCAGCCCACGTGCAGTTTAAAGACGGAGCGAACGTTTACACGGATTTGACCGCCGGAGTGCTCAAGTTAGGTCTTGCATCTGGTGGTGAATATGTCCAAGTAGATTCAACCGGGATTGAGATATACGGAAATGCAGTAAAAATTGTTGAAGTTACTAGTGGTGGAATTGCCTATGTAGGAGACCAGGTTAATGAGCATGTTAAGGTGTCCTCGACTGGAGTTGAGTTGAAAGATGGCGCAACGGTTTATGGTTCCTTTGCAGCTACCACGACGATTGGAAACACAGCGGATGCGCATGTCTATATCGATGCAACCTCCGTTCAGTTGAAAAATGGTACGACGATTTATACCGACATAACTGGTGGAGCTATAACTCTTGGTGTTCAGTCAGGTGGTGAATACATCCAGATCGATTCAACCGGAGTTGAAGGATATGGCAATGCTGTCAAACTTCTTGAACTGACAAGCGCCGGTCTCGCCTACATAGGTAATCAATCGAATGAACATGTAAAACTTTCTTCAACTGGTGTTGAGTGCAAAGATGGCGCTTCTATATATGCTAAGTTTGCTGCTACAACCACAATTGGATTGACGACTTCTGAACATGTCAACATTACATCAACGGCCGTGCAGATAAAAGATGGATCTAACGTCTACACCGATCTAACGGCTGGTGTGCTGAAATTGGGTCTTGTCTCTGGAGGGGAGTATGTCCAGATTGACAGCACTGGCATCGAAATGTATGGCAATGGTATCAAGCATGTCGAATTGACATCGGCGGGGCTGTTTTGGGCCGGCGACACGGATGCCACGGAAAGAATCCAATGGGATGCGACTAAAGGTTTGGCCATTTATGATTCGAGTGGAAATGCTGTGATTGTGGCTGGTCCGAGTGGCGAGTTGTATGTCTCTGACATGATTAGCGTGGGCGGCATCGGAGGCGGGGTGTTCTATGAGCGCTTTGACGATCCAAATAATGACTTCGATATTCGTTGGCCAAATACGGGCGGATCTGGGGAAACCACCATAACAACTGGTGGTCTTGCGGGAGGTAAGATCGTCCAGATAGGGAATAATGCCGGCGATGATATGTGGCGCGGTGTTCATGGCAAGAGCATTCCTTACGACGAGAATAAACTGTATCGAATCCGATGCAGAATACGAAGAACGGCAGGCACTGGCACGTGTTATCTAGGTGTCGTCGGAAGAAATTCTACGGATACGGCATGGGTTAACATAAACGGAGAAAATAACCTATCAAGTCAGCATTACTTTGCAGCAGCGGGCCAGGCTCCAAGTGATTGGACCGTTTACACAGGGTATTTCAAGGGGCGGGCAGCCTCTGGAAATGGTGGACAGCATTCCGATCCGTCCGATCCTGGGACCATGCACAATGACGTGCGATATTTCAGGCCATTGCTTTGGGTAAATTATAGCTCTGTCGCTGGAACCTACGAGGTTGATGAATTTTCGATTGATATTATTCCCGAAGACCTGGACCAGATCTCGGACGGCAGCACCTACGGGCGAGTGCTTGCAACCGACATCTCAGCAGGTCATATCCTGCTCTCTGCATGCTCCGGCGACCTTGACGACATCGCAGACGGCACTTACGGGAAGGTTTTGGCAACGGATATCAGTGCCGGTCATATTGTCCTGAGCACCTGTGACGGCGACCTGGATGACATCACGGATGGTACAACTTACGGCAAACTGCGAAATGCCGTGCTTGATTCCGGCTATCTGTATTTGATGCGCAAAAGTGCCGATGCGACAGAAAAGATTGAAGTTACCGCGTCAGGCGTGGAGCTTTATCAAGGAGGCAATAAGCTGGCTGAGTTGGGCGCGAGTGCTGTCAAGTTCTACGATGCTTCTGCCAATCAGCGAGCAGAGTATGGAGCAAGTTTTTGGGCCGGAGATTCGAGCACGACTGAGAGGATTCAATGGGACAGCACGAACGGTCTTCAAATCTTCAACGCAGCAAACGCGGCCCGAATTTCGTTTCCCATTAGCGGAGATGCTACGATATCTGGCTGGACCATGAATGCGTCCACCCTTTCGAACTCTACTCATATCATATTGGATGCCAGTAATAAAAGCATCAGCATAATGTCTGCCGCATTTGGAAATGCCGGCATACAATTACAGTACAATGCTGGCTCGCCCAAAATATACGCGGGGGATGGATCGAATGAGTATATAAAGTATGAAGCTGGATCTGGCGTTTTTCTAAGCACATCGCAGGCCAATGCGATCACGATTAAGAATGGTGGTGACATCAAATTGGAGGCTGGCGGTGATCTCATATTAACCGGGGCCGCAAGTAATGCTTCTCGTATCGTCTTCTCAGGAACGAGCTACAGCACGGAATTTTATCACAATTATGATGGGACACTGACGCAGATCAATCCCAATACGACGAAAGTAACGAATCTGACAGTTGGTGAGGATTCGTATAGATTTCTCGGAATTTATGGGTATGCTGAGTCTTATGCATACTTCGAAGCTGCTTGTAACAGCGTTGCTGGATATAAGGCATACGTTAAAATTGAATCATTGTCCAGCACTCAATGTAACATTTATCTCGCCACTAGCAATACCAATAGGCTGACGATCGACTACAATGGTAACGTGACATTGAGCCAAATTGCTGCTGCAACCGCCGATACGGATAAGTTCTTGGTCAGTGATACAGGAGTCATCAAATACAGGACAGGCGACCAAGTTCTTTCCGATCTTGGGCTCGATAGCAACCTAAAAAACCTAACATCTGGCGAAATCAGCCAGCTTGAAAATATCGGAACGACTAGCATCTCCGCAACACAATGGGGTTATCTCGGAGCATTAAACCAGGGACTGACCACAACCAGCGCTGTAACATTTGGAACAGTGACCATAGGCTCCTTGGCAGCGGGAGCAGCTGACTACGATAAATTCCTGGTGAGCGACAGCGGACTTGTAAAATATCGTACTGGTGCTCAGGTTCTGAGCGACATTGGAGCAGCAGCATCGAGTCATACCCATGATGGTAATACGTTGCAACTAGATGGCATCAATAGCAACGGAGGCGCTTTCGCATTTACCACCACCGGAGTTGTGACCTTTAGCCAATCCCTTGAAATTGACAAAGGATCGGGTGATTCGGTCATCGTCCTGGATACCGATGGAGTCGACAGGTTCACTCTCGGAGTTGACAGTAGCGACAGCTACAAATTTAAAATCAACGACGGCGGCTTATTGGCGGACATCTCCCTCCTCCACATTGAATCAGACGGTGATGTTACTCTCTATGCTGATTCCGGCGAATATCCAAATCACGGTTTGCAGTTGAGAAGTACAGATACAGGCACACTGCGTCTATCCTCTCCCTATCTGCGGATGAACGCTGGTTCCGATACCTATTACGTTTATGGCGCTGGAATCAACGCGAACACAAACAGGCTCTACATTCACTGGACAGATGATAATTGGGCCACCGAGGCAAGAATGGCTTTTTTTGCTTTAGACATGATGACTCTGGATCATCTGCATCAATTTTACGATTATAGTGCCTCTCAAACGGTGGAAGCAACGGGGTCGCTGAGGTATTGGGTCTGGCAGCACGATACTTTCGGTGATGAGGATTATATTCAACTGCCTGGAACTAATGGGGTTTTGACTGTATGGTATGCGACGGAGATGGCGATTTATCATGTCGCTAATGATGCCTCCGTGCAGCTTTTGGTGAGCACAGATGCCGCCATCTTTGTAACAACGGATACCGACGGCAAATTCTGTTGTTACGATGCTGGAACGGCGGCTAGAGTTAAGAATCGCACGGGCGGGGATGTGGCAATTCGATTGGAGTTTAAGTTTACGTAGGATGGTTGGGAGGCGATGATGTCAGATGGTCTAGTTATCGATTTTAACGAGAGAAAATCGAAGATGGGTGGGATCAAAAAACGATGCCCAGAGCCGCGAACCGATGAGGAGATTCTCAGGGCTTGCTTCGACGATATTTTGGAGGTTTTGAAGAAACATTCCTGTAGGATGCATATTAGTGCTCGCATTGTCGAAATTGGGCCGAACGTCTATCAACCACATTCATTCTTCCAGATCCAGCGAATTGCTCCCGATCAGAGAAAGAAGGAGGAGTAAATTATCTCAACGTCAGTTACGAAAGGGAAAGGTCATGAAAGAAGAGAAGAAACAGCAGAAGAAGTTAACGTCAATCGAGGGTCGAGGAGGGCGTATCAAGCTAACGAATTTGATCTTTGAGCAGATCATCGACGGTCAGAGAGGAGGGCTGCGTCCGGTTGTCGGACAGCTGCTCAAGCGAGAGTTTGATGCCGAGCCGCTTTATTGGTTGACTGCGGCGTTTGATGAGCTGCTCGATAAGTCAAAGACTTACCTGAAGACCAAACGCGAACTTGCCCTGAGATTTGTGGAGAAATATGAGGCGGATGGCGAAGAGAAAGACAAATCAGGCAAGGTTGTGCGGAAGTGGAAGAAAGATGATCCGGTGACAGATGGCCTTGGTAACTTCGTGTGGGAAGATTTTGATGGATGGCTGAAGGAGTTCGAGGATCTTCAAGCGATAAGTTTTGAGTTGAGCATTGCACCTATTCAGCTGGAGCTGAAGGGGCTGAAGAGTAGCGGTGAAGAGATGCGGGTCCTCCGGCATTTCATAAGGAAGCCGCCAATCGCAAAAGAAGAAACAGAGTGATGGATTTCTGTACGGATATTTCGATCATTGTGACGACGTGGAACCGGAGGGAAGTCTTGAAAGACGCCTTTCGGAGTCTTGTGGAACAGGATTATCAAGGCAGAACGCAGGTTGTCGTGTGCGATGATGGATCAACGGACGGAACGGAAGCCGTGATAAAAGACTATTCCGCGAAATTCGACGAGTTCGATGTTCTGATGGAGCGGCCGAGTTACGAAGATCGGCTGCAGACGTCCCGACTGAGTATGATTATCAACAAGGCGCTCAAGGTCTGCAAGGGTCGGTATATCTCATATCTGCCCGATGACGATCTGTATTTGCCCCAACGGAACCGGGTTATGGTTGAATTTCTGGATGAGCATCCGGGCGTCTACCTGGCCTACCATTGGATGAAGCTGCTTTTCGTGTCCAGCGACATGGCGGTTGTCGGCCAGGTCGTCGATCTCTGTGATGGGTGGGACGATGGGAATGAGTATTGGGTTAGAAATATCTGTAATCGGATTGATCACGCGTCTATCGTTCATCGGAATCTCGGATCCGAGAATATTCCGTGGGATGAAAACCCGCGGTTCAAGCGGTCTGCTGATTGGGGGTTTTTGCTCCGGGCCCTGGAGACAGGAATGCAATTTGGCTGTGTCCAGAGACACCTAGCTGTAGGGAGAAAGATACAGGGGCAGTCCTTGAATGTGGACGGTGACGCCATGATTGAGAGGTTGAAAGACGGTGGTGATGCGAAAGTTGATGAGAATTTATTTCATCAGCCCGGATAGAGGAGCCCTGGGCTACTGGCGCTGTACGCTTCCTGCACACCATTTGCACAAGCAGGGACACGCGCTTGTGGCCGTGGATTTCGGTGGATTCCAAAAAGAACTGGTCGATTGGGCTGATGTGGTGGTGATTCAGCGGTTTATAGGGAACAGCATGCTCCACCTGGTCGAGTATTGCCGTATAAGAGGCAAGAAGGTCGTGTACGAGCTGGACGATAACGTGTGGCATTTCCCGAAAAGTCCCGAATATAAAACGGCGGGCAGGGAGAAGATTTGCGAGCAGACAGAAGCGATTATCAACGTGTGTGATGCGGCAACGGTTTCAACGGATGCGATAGGAGAGGAAATCAGGAAACGGACAAAGACGCCTGTGTACGTGCTGCCGAATTGCCTGGATTTCGAGAAATGGCGGGTGACGGTGGAGGATGACGAGAAGGACGATATGTACGTGATTGGGTGGATGGGCGGTCATTACCATGTGTTGGATTTGGAAATAATGGTCCCGGGGCTGATCGACGTGCTGAAAGAGAACAAGAAAATTGTCCTCGGGTTCATTGGCTGCTGCCCAATGGAGTTGCTTCTGAGGTATCCGAGCCGGGTCTTCCTGGAGCAGTTCGTGCATATCGACATGCTGCCGAAGGTGATGGCGGCGTTGGGATTCAAGTTTGGCCTGGCGCCTCTTTATCCGAATGAGTTTGGGAAGGCTAGGTCTGCTGTGAGGCTTTTGCAGTACAGTGCTTTGGGGGTGCCGTCGATTGTGTCTGACTGGGGCGAGTACGGAAAGATGATAGGAGAGGGCTTTCCGTGTATCGTGGTAGAGAACGGGGATTGGTGCAAAGCCGTGCGGACGGCGCTGGATTTTCAATACAGGAAGGAGATGGGCTTGGCGGCTCAGAACTTTGTTGGTTCGAAGTTCGATATTGCTAAGAACATCTGGCGGTGGAAAGATGTGTATGAAGGCCTGGTCGGGTCATAATGAAAAGAAAAAAATACTACTAGTAGTAAACAAATACCAAGGAGAAGGCAATATGGCTGACGCAGGGACAATCAGTACTGGCATATATGCGGCGACGGCTGTTATCGGTGGGGTGTGCGGGCTCGGGGGGTTGCTGATTGGCTACTACAAGGCGAAAGCGAATTTTGCTGAAACGTTGCAGGGATACTTATCCAAGGAGGATTGCGCGAATTGTCAGCTAAAGACAGAGGTTGCTGCTCTAGCGGGTGGGCTCAGGCAGGCAGCGGAAGATTTACGGGAAGGAGCCAAGCTTTTTAGCGAATTGAGAGTGGATATCGCAGTTATCAAGGTGAAGCTGGGTGTTGATTCCGATCTGGAGGAATTGAAGCGGATGGTCGCCCATCTGGAGAACAGCAGAAAAAAGTAGGGGACATCGAAATGGAAAAAGATGCTCAGCATAAAATCAGAAACGGAAGCGCTTCTATCCGGGGGCTGATTGGTCAGATACGTTTGGCCGTTAGCATAGTCAACCGGGAGAGCGAACACCATGAGAGCGTAAAGCTGATACGGCACTGGCTGCAGGAAGTTGAGGTTCAGTGCGGCCGGATCGAGTCTGCGCTGGAAGTGGCGGTCGGCTTGAAGGAGGAACATATGATCAGAGTTAAGGTTATCAGGTTGGAGCAAACAGAGCAGGGGGCGCTTGGAGCGCTCATTGTGGATGGCGAGTATTTTGGCAGCACGCTGGAGCCTGACGAGGGAGACCCACAGAAGCATCAAATACCCCATGGCACGTACAAGTGCCGGCGATTTCATGGACAGAGATTCAAGGATACCTTTGAGGTTCTGGTGGAGGGGCACACGGCAGTGTTGTTTCATCCGGGAAATACGGAGAAAGATACGCTGATGTGCGTGCTGATGGGGAAGTATCCTGGATGGCTGACAGGGCAAAGAGCCGTCTTGAACAGCGGCGCCACTTTTAATCGGTTCATGAAGCATTTTGAGGGAACAGACGAGTTCGAAGCGTCATTCGTGGATTTCTATGGAGGAGAAAGAGATGGGATGGTTTGATGTGCTTAAAAAGATCGGAGAGGGAGTGCTCGATTTCGTCCCAGGGGGAAAGCTGGCTGTGGCTGCCCTGGAAGGAATCGGGGCCGTTGCGGAGATTGTGGGAGGAGAGAAGGGCAAGAAGATCAAGGACGGGATCGAGATGGTCTCGGATGGTCTCGCAGGTATCGGCAAGGAACCCTTGCCTCCGGACATGCAGGTGGAGATGGTGCGGATGCGTAATCAGAAGGAAGCAGACATGAGCCGGATCGCCCTGGAGGAGAAGCGTCTGGTTTATCAAGATCAGGAGGGCGGCCGTGACGTGATCAAGACCGCGCTCATGAGTGAGGATCCGGTGGTCCGCCAGGCCAGGCCCAAGATGATGGTGAAGCTGGGGAACGCCTGTATCGTTTATGCCCTTAGTCTGCCGGTGATTATGCTCATCGCCGGCGTTTTCAAGATCGAGGCTCCGGTCATGGCCGAGATCAAGGGGGCCCTCTGGTGGACCGGGACGTTCCTTTTCGGTTCTTTTACCACAGCGTTTACGGGGTATACCGTGGCCCGAACCGTGGACAAGAAAACGGTTCAAGGAACGGCGGTGGGATCCTTCCTGGAGCATGCGGCAAGCCTTGGGGCGAAGGTCTCAGGTTATCCCGCTCTGGAGAGGGGTCAGTGAAGATCGGTTTCATGGGGGCCCACGGAATGGGGAAAACGATCTGGGCCCTGGCTATCGCCGCAAAGCTCAAACCTGAGGGTTCGTATGGAGCCCAGCTGAACGCGATATCCTCCGGCGTCTGATTTTGTCTTCTTCTCAGTCGTACCTGATGGTAATATCGCGCTCTTCAATCTCCGTTGAACGACACTTTGGGCCCTCCTGTGATTGTCGTATTGCGTAGTCGGAGAACCAGCTCAGTAGAGATTCCATGTCTCGTGCCAGCCTCCGGGGCGTGAAGATAATGCACTTCCCTTGGCTAATGGGCGATTCCTGATCCGCCCGCTGGGCAATCGTAGTAATCATCTCGAGGTCCCAATTGCCTGGACCTGACCAACCAAAGAAGGAGAAGTGCCGTTCGGCAGAATGCATCAAGTATTTGTCACGCAGGACCTTCAACGGGACCTCGAACCAATCGGTTCGGGTAGCGATGTGGTCAACGTATTCGCTGTGTGTGCGACGGAAGGCACTTCTGTTCTTCTTGAGGAAGTCCTTGTGCTTGGCAAATGAAGTAAAACTCGGCAGGTTCGTCCCTGAGAGGAACCGACGAGAGAGGGCGATAGTCCTGTCCAGAAGAATGCACGCGTGGATAATAAGATTCTGATAATCCAAATCTTGGTACGGCCCTATTTCCCTCTGCTTTGCTGAGATTGCCTGCCGCCGAGGAGAATACTTCACCGCCGCGGGATGCCACCGGAGTTCCGAATTCCAGCGTCGCACGACAGAGCAATGTTCCAGCGTGCGTCCCAAGCATAGGGAATACCAAGCGAACCCCTGCGAATACCTGCCCGTATCACCGCGGAAGCGCATCGCTTGCTTATCCGCAATGCTCTCTACGTATCGGGCAAGTGGGTCAGTGCGGAATCGGCGCATCTCATTCCGTAGGTTTAGGCTTTTCGTTACGGGGCGATGGCCAACAACATGGCCTGGATCGGCCCTGACTAGTTCGCGAAGGTCCATTCTTTCAACTTCAACGCCGAGATCAGCGGCGGTCTTCTTATAGACCGTCCGATGGATTTAGTTGATGCGCTTTTTTCTTCCGGGGCCGAGCGCCATATCATATATTCGCCCCGGCTTTATCGTCCTGTATGGGTCCGGTGCCGCGTTCTGTAGTGTGCAGTTGTTTTTGACTTGGAATCGATGGGCGTCTTGCGCGGCAAGTTCGATCGCACTAATCCACTGTCTTGCATTGGTTAGCTCGGACACGCACAGTTTCTTTCGGACCTGGGAATCAAAAGCTGGGCCAATCGCTCCTTCGGTTAACAGCAATGCCGCCTTTGATATTCCAACCACCCCTGCCAAGCCGTTTCGTTTTGTTTTTCTCTTTCCTTCAAATGAAAGCTGTTGCAATTCTTTCCATAGCTCCGATAATGCATCGCGCTCTTCAGCGGTAAAACAACGGCCTTCACCAAGATCGTAGTTTTTGAAACATTCGATATATGGTTCTGTGTTTGCAATGATTGTTTCGAGATACGGTGCTTCGTGATCTGCTTTGTCCTTTGGGCGACGCATTACATTGGGGCGAAAAGCTTGCCAACTCCTCAAAACTCTACCGAACTGGTCCGTTTTCTTAGCTTCATTATCAAGACTAGCGAGCCAGCGGTCCCAATCCTTGATGTATTTTTGATCGAAACGGGCGATTAAGTTTCTAAATTCAATGATGTCAAGATTCCCTATTACGGGCATGCCTATTTTCCCTTTTGTCCATAACGCCGCTTATCAGCCGCGCGTTTTTTGCGTCGGCTGCATTAGCATGGTTGGTCAATGAGGTCATTCTACCTCGACGATTGCCCCATTGCCCATTTCCTCTGACTCATTCAGTGTAGCGAAAGAGAACTTCTGGCGCCCCGTTAGGTTTTCCCTATAGACGATGCGTCTCTATTGGGTTTTCCGTTGAAATTAGATGGAAACCAGTCTTATGGAGTCCTAGATTGAAGCGTTGGTCTATGCCAAACTCAATGTACTTGCCGAAGTCTCCAGCACTTGTTACTGATTTGCCGACAACAATGGATTTGATAAATTCGAGTGTACATGGGTCCATATCGATATTCTTATGACACTGAGGAGTTGCAGGAGTTTCCTTGGTTATTCCTGAATCATTACCGAAACATACGCGTTCTTCACTAAACAGAAACACAACTCCACCAGAGAGCGTCATCACAGTCGCCCCATCAACTGCCCAGATATCCTCAACTGTCCGGCCGGCGATTGCAGAATACATCTCCCCGAACGAGGACACCCAACGCTGCGGCAGCAGGAAGTAACGTCCATTCGCTGCAGCGTCCTGATGTCCCTCAAAGTCAGCCACAAGGCGGTATACGAAGTCGAAGAAGGCCGGTGCTGTTCGAAGGTCATCGATTTGCAGACGGACCCGAGCGCGCAGGGCAATTAACACTCGTTCAAACATGCGAAGCACGCTATCTTCGTTAAATGCTAGATTGCGGCCTTTAAGTGGAGGCACGATGCCGATATTGTGCGAGGTTGCCCACGCCTCGCAACCGCTGGTGAATCCCGCTGGTGAGACAACTAATCCCAAGAAAAACGTTCCGCCCGAATACCTGTTCATTGCCTGGACGACAGCACACCATTCCTGTATGTGCGCTGGTTCCGCCCGGCGTGAAAAAAGCTTGCAGCTTACAAGAAGCACAACCTTCGGCTGATCTGTCAGTTCTGCTACAAGGACATCCACTTCCTTGGCTGGTGGCCCCTTGAATGAGGCAACTTCTGAAAAAAGTGCGCTCTCGATTTGAATCTTTTTGTTGTGCTCTATCGTGACGCCGCTACCTAAGGCTCGTTCTGCAATTTCGAAGCATTGACGTTCCAACTCGTTCTTGAAGTTCAT